TAGCGATGGTAGCCTCTTTACTCATCCCTTTGTTCGATGGCCCAACACTGGGGATTCATCGATTTGAGACACTTCCATCGGAAATACAGTTTGGCGTAGTGACTCTGATGTTTATGAGTGAATTTCGAACGTTACATTTGGGATGGGAACCGAAAAGGCCATTTACGCTGGAAGATTATACGCCAGGCGATTTTGGGTTTGAATTACCGAAACCAGAAGAGACCTACATCGATTCGGAGTTGAATCACGGAAGACTGGCGATGGTGCGATCGGAATGATGGCACAAGAATTGGTGACACACCAACCGTTATTCTAAGCAGAATTTAAAGATAATGCAATTTATATGCAGTATCTTGTCGTTTAACTCATCCCCACTAAATATTCATAAATACGAGGAGTTTTTCTTACTTTTCGGGGTTATTGAATCAAATAATTTTCTTGTTTGGCACATCGATTTGGATGTATACAATCCAGCTCTCCTTGTATGGCTCATATTACACTAATCCATTATTTTAATTCATTTCCAACTGTTTCACCAAAAAAGAATCTTTGTATTTGGGTTGTTGTATCATCTCTGACATAAGGGTTCGAAATCCTTGATTGAATTTCAAAAAGGGTATGTTTCGAAACTCTTCTTGGTTCATCTTTAACATTTGATGTAGTTGTGCTTTCTTTGCACCGTTAAAATTGAACCAAAAATAAGGCCCATGTTTGTCGGTACACCCCATAATCATGGTATGTTTGACCCAGGGAAATAGCACGTTTAATTTTTTCCAGGCTAAACCCTGTACCAAATAAGGAAACTGTTTTTGTAAAGCAGAACCTCCATATTCATAGTTTTCTTCCGTATATTTGAGTTCAGCCCCATAAGGCTCTTTGTGTGCCTCTGCAGTTTCAATCATCCAGTTTTGGATGAATTCGTGTCTAGGTGGAGCACAAATAAACCAATTTTCCATGCAATAGAAATTTGGAATAAAAGACATATTATACCCTTGTATTTGCGTAGTGTGCATATTCAAAAAAGATTCAATTGGAGCTAGGCATATACAACTCATATCCATATAAACCCCCCCTTGTTCGTACAAGACATACAGACGAAACCAATCACACGCATATTTAATGATATCGTTTTGTGCATAAGGCAATTGATAGGTTCGATTACAAAAGTCAGGAGGATCTACCTTTAAAATATCCTCGTGTGAGTATTGTTTGATTTCCCATTCCGGATTCATTCGAACGATGGTCTGTTTACACTGCTGAATAAAGGTAGGGAGTTCCTTTGTATGCCAATACAAGTGAATGATTTTGGGTAGGGTGTCTCGTTTTTTACGCGTTTTCATACAATAGAATTATACATTATCTCACTGAAATCCTACTAAATTACGCGAGTAAGAACATCAAAATTTAATCTACTCTTTTAAGAATGGAAAAGGAGATTCTTAAAAAATTAAGAGGATACAAGGCACAGGATGATAAATACGAAATCTTTAGTGACTACTATTTCATTAAACCGGAGCAAGTCTTGGAGAAATTGGTGGCGTGCGACTATACGTGTTATTATTGTAAACAACCCGTGAAAACAGATTACTCGTGTAGAGACAAAGAACAATGGACGTTAGACCGAATCGACAATACGATGGGGCATAATGCTACCAATGTACTCATCAGCTGTTTACAATGCAATTTAAAACGACGAAACCGACCGGTTCATAAATTTTTATTTACCAAACAGTTGGTCATTCATAAATCTTAACGACGACGGGTTCGCCTGCCCCCCTTTTTAACTTCGGGCATCGTCTCGGACATATCAGAAGGCATTGAATCATCGGAAGGCATCGTGTCGGACATATCAGAAGGCATTGTGTCTTCTGAAGGCATCGTCTCGGACATATCAGAAGGCATTGAATCATCGGAAGGCATCGTCTCGGACATATCAGAAGGCATTGTGTCTTCTGAAGGCATCGTGTCGAACTGTTCTGAGTTATATCTGGATTTAACGGCATTCGCAATCCCACCGAATACACCGTACAAAATCGACGTCCCTATAAGTAGTGTAAGTGCGTCCATACCGCCTTTACGGGTCTTTCGTTTGGGATGACTTTTCGAACGGGTTTTCATATACTGTATCCCTACATTTATTTGTCGAGTTCGTCTGCCACCATTTTGTTGATGGCTTGATATCGGCATCACCCTAGATTTTAATCTGCATACTCGTTTGCCATGAACAAAATGTGTTCTTGTTCTGAAATCTTTTGAAACACGAAACATTCATCAAACCAAAACTGAAAAAAACGAAAATTGTTTTTACACAAAATCACAATTCCATCCTCCTCAATGTCTACGCGAACCACAAATCCCCCATTCATCAATTTGGTCAAATCATTCGCATTGACCCACCGAACAAACCCGCCCGTTTTTAACTCGTTCAATTCATCGACATATCGATACTCTTTGAGTTTTTTACCGTCAATCTTTAATTTTTGCAAGACCTTTTTTCGTCGAGCAATGATTTGTCGGTACGTAAGATCCATTCCGTATTACATAAATGCTATATTTAAGTGATATGAACACATTCGGGTAAAACAAAGGGATGGAATTCCCGGAAGATATACTCCGCATCATACACGCCTATTCGAAACCGTGTACACATCCCCAGTGGAAAACACTTCATCGAATGACTCTCGCTCGGTTTCAAAATGATTTAAGATTTACGATCTCTCAACTCATCTTGTATAAACCGCGTACGTATCAAAACTATATACGATGTAGTTTGTTGACCGAAACCTTGTATCGATGAAAAAAGGCATTCGCTTTATGCAAGTCCATTGGCAGTGAACAATCGTAACATACGGCGACACGTACACGGACACGCTTCGGTCCGCTTACTTTCAGGTAAGGGGTCGGCGGGTTTGAACGGCACGTTCTTGTAGTGACTGTGACGGCTGCAGCATCGACACCATTTCATCGAGAGTGAGAACTGGCGTAGATATTTCTCGTCGTACATTCCCCGTAGGGATTTGACGATATGGGGATTCTCATCATGCATCGATTTTTCATAATACCAATGATAGAAATCGGGTAAGAGATCTTTAAAGGATGGGTCGATATGGATGACATTGCGGAGCCGATCCATACAGGCTTGGTGTTCGGGACGACCTTGGTTGCTGAATTCGCGGATTGCCTCAACGAGCGATGGAATGCTATTGACCTTTGTGTAGGCCGACATTCTTTCTCGTGGTACGTATTTTTATATACTATTCCGTTTCAATTTTATATATATCTGTATCGTTTGGGTGGTTTTCGTCGTGTCCTTCGACCGAACCCGAATAAACCTTTTATTTTACCTAACATCCCTTTTGTGTTTGCAATGCTCTCACGCATATTGGCAGGTACATAGTCTAACGCCGCTCTATTTTGTTCCACAGCTGCCAGACAAATCTCTCGGGTTTTGGTAAGTACATATTGTAACGCCAGTCCGGTGTTTTTCACGGCTTCCATAGACAATGCTTGGTTCAACCCAGTGGGTACAAATTCTAACGCCAGTCCATTTTGTTTCACAGCTGCCAGACAAATCTCTCGGGTTTTGGTGGATACATATTGTAACGCCCAACCATAGGAGGTCACTGCCGCCAGAGACAACTCTTGATTCCATTTAGCAGGTACATGTTGCAACGCCATTCCATTTTGTTTCACGGCGGCCAGACAAAGCTCTCGAGTTTTTTCAGGTACAATGCCTAACACCGGACCAAATTGTTTCACGGCTGCAAGACATATAGTTTGGGTTTTGTTGGGTACAAATTATAATGCGTTCCCATTGGAGGTTACGGCGATCAGAGACAATTGTTGTTTCAATCCAGCAGGTACAAATTGTAATGCAAATCCATTTTCTTTCACGGCTGCCGTGCAAAGTTTCAGAGTCCTTTCTTTTTCGGGAAAGGATTCCAACAACATTCCATCTTTCGCGACGTCCATAACTTTTATTTATATTAATTGATACGGTTTCAAATGAAACCTTATCAATCATTACCAGTAGAGATGGTAAATCGAATTCTCGGTAAAGACCACGTATCGTTCCTTCTCTTGCACCAGTTGAACCACATCACTCGTAATCCATCGACGACCCTCGAACCACCCGGTACAGTAAATGTAATCGTCCTTGGTATGAATCTTCCAATTCGTAAGTACGTTCATCCTGTGTAACTCATCTCACATTTGTTTAAATGTTTTTTCTTTATAATTTACCACCCATCTGACCAATCTCGAGAGGTAATCTTACAAAGTCGGGTTCAATGGTCGAATGGTTCCAAGGCCCCACGTTTCCTTGAGGATTGGGTGGTTCGGAACGCAACTGAAGGTTGGCATTCCTCAAGGAGGATCCCACTGTATTAATACCGACCAACGACCCCGCCTGTAACAAATTAATGTTTTTCAGCATGCCGCCTCCCTGTGGATTCAAACTCGCCCACTGTGAATTCGAATCATTGGGCAATAACACACTAGGTTCCTCCGTCTTTACACCTTGGGCGCCATACGTGCTCGTTTTGACGCCATAAGCTCCTCCATAATGATCCATTTGTCCTAAAGATTGAGAAGGTACTGGACTACCCGTCTTCTGACTAGACATACTCATCTGGTCCGTTTCTTTACGGCGACTAGATGCATACAACAAACCACCTAAAGCCACTAAAGCAATCAAAACCGTGAGAAGGTTACCCGTATTTTTGTCTATTTTCATTATATATAGAAAACATAATAAAATTTATTCTGGATTCGGTACCTCCTTAATTGAAAGGAGAGAATCGGAGATATCTATCGGGAATTCTTCCTTAATTTTTATCTTACATTCTGAAAATAAAGAGGGCGTCAATACAACCATTTGCCGTAGATAAACGACAACCTGGAAACTCTTATCGTTGAATTTTATTCCATGCATATCTAAAATAGAAACGACCTTCGTATCTTTCACCGATGTATGAGGGAGGGGGATTTCGCGTTCATTGAAGACCTGCAACGATTCTTCCCAAGGGTGTTTCCGTATCAGAATGTTTCCTCTTAAGGTATATTGAGATTGCTTAAATTTTAGGGTGGGCATAAAGGCGTGTTGTATGTCATCTAATTCAATGGAATCCGTGACAAACCAAGTGTGACGATTCTCATAAATTAAAGCCTGTAGCCGTTCTTCTAAAGCATCGGTCCACTGTACAAAGGCATCCTCTTTGGTAAACATAAGGTCTGCATATTGTTTAGACCCAGAGGCAATGATACCCGAAGTATGACATTTGGGGGAATAAATGTAAAGAGGTTCTGTCTTCTTTTGAATTTTAGAGAAAAAGGAACCACCCTGTAATGCAACGGGTTTAGTTAAGGAAATCTCATTGAAATCAAATGGATCAGATGTATAATGAATCATACCTAGTTTCTGTATATTTTTATGCGTGAAACGTCCGCATAAAAAGGTACTGGAAAAGATATGATAAACCAATGTTTAGAGATATTAAAGCGCGATGAGTTTAAAAGGGAGTTTAGACAAATTCTATCCCCTTTATTTGCACTCCTTATGGAAGCATTACGACCTTATTTGATTTTTTTGGGTATCCTTATCTTATTTCATACCGTGTTATTAATCTTGCTTTTCGCAAAAATATTTTATAGGTGAATAACATATGCCAAGTCGTAAACGTGGAGGAACACTTGCCGCATTAGGCGTAGCCGCATCCAATTTGTTAGTACCCTTGGGGTTATTTTATGCGGTAAAGCACCAGCAATCACGCATTGCAAAATCTCGTAGATTTCGTAAATTTCATAAAAAGTCGAGACGTGTTTAAATTTACCATCCGTCGTTAAGCCCATCATTCTGTGTATTGTTTCCTCCGCGCTGTTTCAAAAAAGTATACTGTTCGGTTGAAATACACATACATCCATCTGCCGTACTAAAGGAAGAGTTCGTTTTGCAACAGTCCGCATTTGCTGGATTGTTTGCTAAAAAGGACATGCCTGTAGGTTCTTCTGTTGTGGACGGAACATTGTAAGAACCATACCAGGTTCCGGTTCCTTTCGTTTTCCAATCTTTTGCCATTTCTAAACCCTCTTTCAAGGTTAAACAAGAGCACGCGATGGATATACCCATGATTGCCAAAAGTAAACAGATGAAAAGGGTACTCATTCGAAAGTTCATACTTTATTCCTATAATAAAATATAGACTGTTTTTTTTTCTCTCTTATAGGTATGTCTTCTAGAACGAGAATGATGGGTGCTGGAAATGCGAGTTGTACAAAGTACAATACCAACGTGAACTTGAACTCTGGTGGTGGAGACAAGAAACAAGGGATTACGTCTAGAGTGGGTTTAGACAACTGGGCCAATGTGGCCATTCAAACGTACTCGAATGGATACGGACGCAATAAACTTTTTGTCATGAACCAGCTAGGTGGTGTGGGTGCCGGGAAAAGCATGTTCAATGGCCGATTTACACAAGTGGATGGCGTACATTCTGCTGGAACTCCTTCTTACTATGTCTCTGAAACCAACGTGTTCCATTAAAAATCTACGTGACTTTCCCATATGTATCGACAATAGGCCCAAACAAGTATGGGCGGCTCCGATTCCCTTGCATGACCGCCCGGGATGTAATGATGATATACGGGCGGCAACACGTAATGTAACAATTCAGAGGGTGTGAGTATCGTTTTGTCTACGGTATGAATCGTTTGGACGGGCAAATGTTGTGCCAGGTCGACCAACAAGGGAGGGTACATATATCGATAATAAATGGACCAATCCATACATCCAGTGGTATAGTATTGCATATTCCACTGCAACATATCTATATAATTTTTACAAATGTCCTTTATGGGTGAGTTGAACAATGTATCATAATAACGTTTTTCCCATCCTACACGAATGGGACAAATGTGATGTTCAATTTCACGTTTAAGCATCGGTAGATTTGTCATCTTCTTTTCTTCCGTAGATGCGTCCACACGCATTCGATTACGAGCAAGGTATTCCTTTGTCATAATGGAAGGTTCTTGTAAACTCAAGGCTTGCACAAATCGGGCCATTTGGTCCCACTTTATTTCCCCATCAAACAACCGTTCTGTAGTCATACATTGTTGGTAGGTTTTCAACAGGGTGTCGAACCCCGTGGTTCGTAAATTCAGCGCAGGAAAATGAGGCATAAAATCATTTCCTAAGAAAAGCGTCATCAAAATATAGTCGGGTAATTTCGTAGGACCAATCAGTTCACCAATCCCTTCTGCCAATTTGGGGATATCCAAGACGTGAAGATCTCGATCCTCTAACATAAACGCAGGGGCTTCTCGCAGTAAACGGATATCTCCATATTTCAAATGATTCAACGCCAAGACGATGAGGTCCGAATCTAGTCCATACACTAACGTTTTGCTACGTTTGTGCACGATTGGATGAGCACGTATATATTCGAAAATCTTATGCTCTCCTTCTCCAGGTTCCACACTGGTAGATAACTTGAAATAATCATACTTTGCTGCATATTTTGCAAAGTGTTTATGCAACACCTTATCCAGATAGGTCATGAAAGAGGTACCTGGTGTAATTTGAAGCGTATTCCATCCAGGTTTGCCTGGCATCATCCAACTCTTGTACCTTCGTTCGCGCTGTTGTTTGATTTTCGCCATCGGAGGCACACCATCAAAGGCAATGATGACACGCTTGGGTTCAATCAACTTTAAATATTCGTCTATTTTATCGCACACGGCTTGTGCCAGAAGTTCATCCGTGCATACTTTCAGAGAAGCCACCATATCATAAATGATAGAGTTGCTATCCAAGTATAAATTATCGGCTTTTTGTAACCTTGTGATAATGTATGGATGCCTTCGAATAATATATGAAAAATAACTTGGAATACCCATTTTAGTTAAATGGATATTCCATTTAACTAGAATTGGTTAAATGTATAAAGCGAAAAAAGGAAGCTAGTATATGCACCACGTCTTCTACATCAATCTGAAACATCGGGTAGACCGTATGCACCAGGCCGAAACACTGTTCAATGCCATGGGGGTCACCGCCGAACGAGTCGATGCCATACCGTGTAGGAATGGCGCCATTGGATGCGCATTGAGCCATATCAAATGTATAGAACTGGCCAAAGAAAGACGGATGCCGTACGCCTGTATTTGTGAAGACGATATTTTGTTTCTAGATCCAGAAAAGACCAAACAATCCGTATCCAACCTATTGACGAGTAAATGGGATGTGATGTTGTTGGGCGCAAATATCGCACCGCCCTATTTCAAGATAAACAATCAATGTATGTCGGTACGGAATGCACAAACGACCACCGGTTACATCATCAAACAGGCGTACTACGATACGCTTCTCCAAAATATCAGGACAGGCATCTCTGGCTTGCTGTTGTATCAAAATCCAAAAGTGTACGCCATTGATATCTTTTGGAAAAAACTGCAAAAATTAGACCATTGGATCATCCTTCTACCATTGTCTGTGGTACAACGTCCCGATTACAGTGATATTGAAGGCAAACAAGTCGATTATACGAAACCTATGCTTAGTGATAAATATTTTTTGAATAGGGGTTAAAAAACCAACGCATAAAGGTTAATGAATACGATTGAAAACAAAAAACAATTGTGGAACTTGTTGTTGGATTCAAAAGGGTTTAAACACGATATGGGAGTGGATAAAACCCGCGATGTGTTTGAAACCGTGGTTCAAGAAGTAGAACGTTTGCAGTTTCCACTCGAAGAGAAGAATCGACTATTTCTCGCCGAATTTATGAAGCGTATTCATCAAACACAGGATAAACAACAGGTAGACATCTTTGAAGAGAGAATGAAAGAACAAGACCGTCACAAGAAACCCGTAAAAGATTTAACAGAAATCAAACAATTGTTGTATCGAATACTTGAACGTTTGGACCAATTATAAATCGATTAGCTTGCTCAGCGGTATCTTTTGTTTCTCCTTGTTGTGCAATAAGTTTTTCGAAGACATGTAGCCGATTGGTTTCGTCAACGTTTTGTCACGGTACAAGGTATAAAATCCATCTTCTAATTTATCCAGATAATAGGCCTTTGACTCGCCATACGAAACGGACCTGAGTCTAACTTGAGTATTCAAGGCGACTTCCTTGTCCGAGGTAAGATCTGACTGAATATCGTGATGATAGGAAATAGAATGGGGATCCTTTGTAGTCAAGTTCAGACATTGCCCGTCATACAAGGAACAATCTATCGAGGAACGACGGATACACGTTAACATCTCCTCGGACAAGTCTCGTTTTTTCTGAGAAAGTTTGTACAAGTATTCATCCGTCGATCCGGGACTCTCACCCACCAGGTCATTTCGAATCACTTCGGGTAATTCTCCTCCTGGAAGAACCGACAAATAGATATTGACTTCCACGAATCGTTCCTTTTCGGGAAGTGAATTGTGACTGCAAATACGTCTCGCACGACCAATGACCTGGTCTGTACGTACCGGATTCCAGTAGGGTTCCATAATATGGACATATTGTACATTTTTCAAGGAGATACCTTCTGACCCTGCCGCGGTAATCATAAAGACGGAGATATCCATGGTAATCGCCTGTGCACGAATGGATTCAGGTACAACATCCCAATTCTTGTTAAAAATGTTTCGATAGAGTTCCTTCTTGTCTTCTTTACTGGAACCCGAACCACTTGCACTATAAATAATATACATCGGGGAAGGTTTATCGGGCATACGAATGGTCCATTCACCCGACTGTTGCACCAATTCAAGTTCGGCGAACCCTTTGGAATTCAATACGCGGGCAAAAGATCGAATTCCTTCAATGGTAATGAACTGACTGTAGACCAATTGCAACCCCTTTCGGGATTGAATGTTTTTGACCATTGCATTGAATTTTGGACTATAGTCTTCAATACGGGCACAGTAATCGGATTGATCTACTGCATTGTAAAAGGCCTGGGTAGATTTGGCCTCGGTTTCTTCTTCTGCACCTTCATCGGGACCGTCTTCTTTGACTTTCGTAGACGGACGTAATTCAAGTGCTTTCACTGGATACGTCGTATTCGAAATTTGTCGAGTTGCCGCACGATAATTCCCCTTGAGTTCATTCGATTTCTTTTTCTTTTCCATATGAAGCTCTTCCGTTCGTGCAGCCGTATACCCGTCGAATTGTGCTTTGGACATCGGAATGCGATGAATGGTAATCGGTGTAATCAACCGAGGCATCAGGGAAGATAAATCCGGGAAAAAAGAGGCCAATCCTAACATACGACATTCCATCATGGTCTTGTTTTTGAGTTTCCCATCCTGTACAAACATTTGATTGAATTCTTCCCGATTGTCTGGGAAAGCAGTATATTGTTTCTTCTGAAGACTCGTACCCTGCTCTTTGAAAAAAGTAGTCACGCGGTCCTCAAAGGTAGAGGTATCGTGATTCGTATGGACTACTTCGGGCTTGGATAGTTCTGCACGTATAAATCCATTTGGCGAGTGGGTTATGTATACCGTGTCTCCTGAACGATACACCCTATCCGCCTCTGGAAATTCATTTCGAATCGTCTCTTCCGAGACAGTACTCTTACAAGACCAGGTAGTCATATATCCACGTAACATATTGAACATGACGGATAATTCGTGTGGATAATTAATCATCGGTGTCCCCGACAAAAACACCATCTTGCAATTGGTGGCTTCCATCATCAAGCGATACATCTTCACCGCAGGCATTTTCGGATCTTTGGATAAGGCATTTACGATTCTTGACACAAAGTTGTGCGCTTCATCTACAACAACCACCTTGTCTGAAAATGGATTTGTGTTGGGTGGAATATATTTGTTGAGGTTATTCGAATTGTAAATGATGAAACTGTATTTGGAATGAATCATGACATCGATTTGGTCTTGTACCGATTTTTGTTCATCTACATTCAGTTCTGCATAATCCGTTCCAGTTCCATTGACCCAAAGTCCCATCTTTCCATCGTAACGTATTGGACTAGTTAAGCATCGAATCTTCAATTGTTCCTCTGTGGGAGAAACCCATTCCCATTTTTGCTGAATCGCATACAGAGGATCTCCACATTTTTTCAATTCCTGTACAAAGTTCATTTGGAGTGATTTAGGGGTCATCACCACAATATTTTTGTAAGGCTTAAGAACTTCGGCGATGGCAATGGCCGAACAAGTCTTTCCTGACCCTAATCCATGGTATAACAATAATCCTCGGTAAGGAGTATCAATGTCCAAATAACGACTCACCAATCTTTGATGAGGCAACAATTCAAACGCTTCTTGCATATTGTCGCACGTAATATCTTTCCGTGGCGTATAGGGTTTCACGAATTCGTGCATGGCCTGTAAGAACATTTTACGATTGTCTAAAAAATAAGAAGTGGATGACACCGGTGCTTCTGTAACACCGCAACGATTCATCTCCACGTATTCGACTTCTCTCTCGGATTTCTCCGTTTCTTCACCAATCGTAATCATCCCAAGTTTCTTAAAGGTAAAGATGATTTCGGTGAGTGTATGTTGCTTTTTATACAAAAAGGACTCCATAAATTCATCATAATTGAATCCCATTTCACCAATGGATGCATTTTGAATTCGAATCCCTGGGTATGGTTTGGGTGTAGGTCGCATATACTTATACAATCTTAATTTTTAATCTTAAATATTTTAACAAATAGTCGCGCCCATAAATTGAAATGACTTATATGGATGACATTCAACGCAATACAATGGACCTCAAAAAGACCCACCAAATGTTGCTGGTAACGTACCCAACCCGTAGTGATGATGACAATCAGACCATCGAGTCGTTCAACCCCGAAAGAACCAAGCATTGGAACTATGCGGAGGCACTCGCAATCCTGCAAGCCTATTTCAACTCTTACCTTAAATTTCAGAGATTTCGTCGTGCAAACGGTGACTTCAATAGCCCTTACTTTGACGTTATACGCAAAGAAATTGGTCAGGCTACCGAAAACCTAGATACGCTAAAGGCTTGGTGATTCTTCCCATTTCATGAATAAATTGAAACATTTTTCGTTTCATCGTCAAGGAAACGAAAACATGGCGCCTGATATTGACCCCCGTGTCCTTGAGAGTATTACCCAAATGCTACAGGACAACGCTCCCATCAGAGAACGACTACACGACTACCTCGCAGCACGTTCCAAGATAGACCAGACAGAAGCTGAACTGGATGCGCTCAAGAGTGAATGGGGTATGGCTTGCGTGCCGAATACCGACACAGAACGCACCTACGCATTCTATGCCGAATGTAAACGGCTGGAAGATGAACTTCACTACAACCGAATCGTGGAGGCGGTTGCATACGATGCACTGTTTGCCGAAACATCGTAGAGTACTAACATTTTTTTATCGATTTAGGTTTGTCATATATCTCGTCATTGGATTGGAATGATACCCTGTGCTAAAGCCAATGTTGGACAAATATTGTCGATACCCCCCGGTTCGACGTCTTCGTTTACGATTTCGGCGCGTCTTCATATACTAAGAAAAGATATAAAGGCTTGGAACATTATAAAAAGAAATGCAGGGATTGATTCAAGTGAAACGTCTTTCGGATTCGGCTATTTTGCCTCGAAAGGGAACGATTGGTTCCGCAGGGTATGACCTCTATGCTTCCGCCGAATGTTGTATTCCGGCTAAAGGAAAAGCCATTGTCAAAACGGACATTGCAATGGCCATACCATATGGATACTATGGACGTATTGCACCACGTTCCAGTATGGCCTTGAAACACACGGATATCGGGGCAGGTGTCATTGATTCCGATTATAGAGGTGAAATAGGCATTGTCCTATTTAACCACTCTGATTCCGACTTAACTATCAAGGTACACGAACGAGTCGCACAACTTCTGATTGAAAAACTCGGGATGGGTTCTTTTGTAGAAGTCGATGAATTAGACACTACCTTACGTGGAGTGGATGGATATGGTTCGACTGGAGTTTAATCTTTTTCTGGGATGGTTGGAAGCAATTGAAACATAAAACGCAAGAGTTTTACGCCCAAGTACATGATTACCGCCCCGATAATCACATACAAAAAAGCATAAATCCAATCTAGGTTTACCTTTGTACCTGCAGATTGTTCTTTGTAAATAATTTCACCTTCTTCTCCTACGGGTTGACAATCAATGTAGATTTGACCCTCTCCCGCAAATCCATTGTTTTTTGTACCCATTTCATTGAAATAACAATCTCCATCGTTGACTTGGATATAGGAATCGTGAATTAGATTTCCCAAGGCGTCCAAGGTATTCTGGTGTACCTGAAAACTGTTCACGGGAAACACCACGTAATTGTACATGACATCTGGATTGCAATCCCCATAGGGAACCGTACCTGTATAAGAATAATAGGAACTCTTGGGAATCATATGGTTTACATTAAAATCGGTTAGATTCAATGTCGTGGATACCTCTTGCTCTGGAGCATTCGCCACAATGTCTTCAAACAGGCTTGCGCCGGTTGAGGCCGCGACCGAAGTGGTCGCATTCACGGGTATACAGACTAACAATCCGCCGTTGGGACCAGTGTGGACAATCACGATTTCCGCATCCGTATAAGATCCTTCAAATTTATGAATCGAAGGTTTAAAAATGCGAACCTCTACGGGATTATACTTGAGAGAGTTGAACATGACATCGCTTGCACCATCATAGGGTATAATCAGTTGATCCGATGAATTTTGTACGGTACAACTGCTGTTTCCATATTTGTACCATAGCAAACACTTTAAAGAACATTTGTCCGCCAAACGTCGTTGAATGTTAATCGGTGCATTACACGCCATTACCTTTACGATTTATTCTTTTTGAGATGTTCCATGGCATTTTCCAGAAATCCCTTTGGCAATTTATTAATAATATCTGTTGCCTGTGTCATAAAGGGTTGCATATCTTTTGCTAACCCAAATAATTTTGTTTGTTGATGCATTAGTTTGCCTGCCTTCTGGGTAAGACCTTCCAGATTTGCCCCATTCATAATATCCTTAAGCTCGTCCAATTTGTTGGGTTTGCTCTTTTTGGTCATTCCCTCTACGTATACGGAACGATTCAATGCTGCGCCTAAAATGGCCACTACCAAAGCAATGGTTTGATTCGAATTCAGTACGTACATACACATTCCAGCCACAACGAACCAACCTATCGAACGCCAATCTCCTACAGACAAATAAGCAAAGAGATTAAGTACCGCAACAATCACAACGGTGTAATACATCATTTGGCTGTCTAAAGTACGTTTCATACAATGACGTTAGACTATAAATTTATAAGAGTGCGTAAAGTGGATCATAAGAGACCAAGGGACGTTGATGCAAGAGTTCACATAAAAAACGATGTGTAAACTCGAAAAGTTCATAACTAAACAAGACACAAAAGGCTAGATCGGGAGTCATCCACTGTCCATTGAGTTTTTGAAGGAGAGATTGGACAGATTCATAGTCCTTTACGCGGTCGTACAACACTTGAATCTGTTCCGTCAATCCTTCGAAATCCGTATCCAATATGTGTAATAGCATGGCTTGATAAGAACTCAAATCCGTATAGGTGCATACCGTCTCCGTATTGTACATTCTATAGAAAGACAACACCTATTTAGGTACATTTATGAATATATCGATAAAAACGCTGAACATCCAATAGGGTGATTTCTGTATGCTCAAACAGTTGAGCAATCTGTGGTTCGGTATGAGTTGTTTTCAACATTTGCATATACGAAAACACATCGCTCTTATCCATAGAGAGCTCCGAACACATTTTTTGAATAAAACTCGTATTGTTGTATTCGGTAGAATATTTGGTCAAGATTTTCGTAAATCGAATGTCTGAGACTTTGTATTTTTCGCGATTGACGGATTGAAATAAATAATTGGTATAAAACATTTTCAGCAAAAAACTCATTTCGTTGAACAACCATAATTGTTTTTGAAAGGTAATTCGGTCAATATAATCCGCAAAACAAACCTCTCGTAAAAGAACCGTGTACAAGCCGATACACGTTTTCTGAGGCATTTTTTGTAGGACATCGATAATGTTTTCGTGCCACAACAAAGCCAAAATGGTTCGGTCCGTATCATTGATCGTAATGTGTTCGTTGAACCGATTCGATGCATTCATAATTCGTTTGGTTAAACATTTTGTATCTTCGTGGACATTGGTGTATAACATGGACTGCACATCGCCTTTGAAATTATGGCGATTCAGCTGAATCAACTGATGTATTTTTTTCAAATCGTGTACCTGTGGCGCAATATGTGCATAGGGGGGGACGAGTTGTTCAAGCAGTAGTTTTGTCTGTTGCGGTGTAGGGAGTTTCAACTCAATTACCAAACAATATTTCATCATTTCTTTGATCTTCTTATCCTGTGAAATGTTCCCGATGCATACAATGGGAACATGCGTGATGTGTTCAGATTGTTGACGCTTGGTTTTCTTGGGCCGAATGAGTTTAATCAATGAATTAATCCCTCCCTTGTCCCCATTGTTCATACAATCAATTTCATCCATTAAAATGGCGATTTTTGCCTTTTTATGCATGAAACTACTCAAGACGTTCTGGTCAGACATATTGCTCACATTTAAATTATCCACAATTCCCTTGTTTCTAGTATCTCCTGCATCATAAGAAATGACGTCATAGTCTAACTTTTTCAGCATATTTTTGGCAAAGGTCGTTTTGCCACATCCAGAAGGTCCATAAATATAAATGCATTTCTTGCTTTTGTCATCCAATTTGTTAAACTCTGCCATGAATACTGAAAAGAGACGTTCCTCGTCTTTCCGATTTAAAATCGTGTCGACCACGGACGCAATCATTGAGTATACGCATAATCCTTTTTAAAGTTCTTTTTCGCGAACATGTCACGCGAATTTAAAAAGATAAAGTATGTACAAACGGTTCAACCGTAAACAGAAAACCCGTAAGAAAAGGAAACGGGAACAAATCGATCCCTTCAAATCTATACATCGGAATCAATCTGATTATTCTAAATTTTGGAGCCATTATCGATGGGATCCATACACGTATTGGCCTGGCCGAAAGAGTCGTGGAATGTTACCGTTGAGAAATTTCAGTACACGTCACGGAATCATCCCTGGTCAAAAAATTAATGTGTAGTATAGTATGGCCACCAAAAGACGACGCAATCAAAGAAAGACGCGTAAAGGCGGTATGACTGGAATAGAGATTGGTATTGCAGTGGCTGTGGTTGCAGGTATTGCGGGCGCGGCCTATCTCTATAGTCAATCTGCAACCCAACCAGAAACATACGATGATGACCTACGAACCTCTTGAGTGACGTATAAAATTGAAATGAATCATCTTATACTACACATCTTCAAACGCACCAAGATGAAGTTCCCCGATCTTTACATTGTGACTCCGACGGACCTACCATCGAAGAAAATAAAGCAAACCGTCAACACCGCCTTTGGCGGAGAGGCAGTTCTGAGCATCAGAAAGTGCAAGAGTGGCTTTCACAAGGTCAAGTTTGACCAAAATAACGAGCAACGTCCCTTCCTATGGGAGGAGTTCTACAGTGACCTCACCAAATATGTTTCTGTGTGGATCGACTCAGCCTATTTAGGTGACGAGATCTACATAAATCCATATATCACGTACAGCACTGATCCCAAAGAGGGTTATTGGGAACTTCGGCTTGCATAAATCCCTCACTTTTTTAACTGTTGTATTTTTTTCAAATGATTGTGGATGCAAACAATGGATATGTTTTCATCGAAAACAGGTATTTATCCGCTGCGGGAGAAATAGATGCATTGAATCGTTGCACGTTTTTTCGCGTTTTAGGCATACTATCCTCATCGATTATCCAGGTTTCATTCCTATAGTTTTGCTTCAAACAAAATTAAATATATATAAGTAACGCATTTGCGACAAACGACAATTATTTGTCTTCATTTTCAAGCAAATAAATATATATAAATAAAATACTTAAACAAGTGACCATTATATGAGTATAATGCCTAAGAAGACTGTAGCAAAGAGTGCACCTGTTGAAGTCGTGGTTCCTACCCCAGCGCCAGCGCCAACTCCAGTGGCTGAGACTGTCCCCGAGCCTGTAAAGTCTGATGACGACCTATCCCAGGCGTATTCCGGATGCACGGCTAAACTTTCATTGATGCGCCAGCAGATGTCTGCTATCATTCTCGAGCTTCGCACCCTCCAGAAGCGATCTGAGCGCGAGCTGAAGGCCGTCCAGAAAGCGGGAAACAAGCGTAAACAGCGACACGCGATTCGCGCGCCGAGTGGTTTTGTCAAGCCCACTCTCATCAGTGATCAGCTTGCAGAGTTCCTTTCGAAACCCAAGGGGTCTCTGATTGCCCGCACAGATGTCACTCGCGAGATTAATGCCTACATTCGTGCAAACAAGCTCCAGGATGAGAAGAATGGGCGTAAGATTAATCCAGATGCCAAGCTAACCACTCTCCTGACGCTCCAGCCAACGGACGAGCTCACTTACTTCAATCTGCAGCGATATATGAGCCAGCATTTCAAGAAGGCGACTCCTGTGACGCCCGCATAAGTATACAGTTTATTCTACCCTTTTTTTTCATCAATATTATAGTTCAAAAACTATAATGTTGAAATCTTCTTTACTTCACCTCGTGTATTTTAATGTCTTCGTACATAATGGAACAGGTTTGATGTGCTCGTTCGATTAGTTTTTTATCACTTACCATTTCCACATCCAACGATATCGGTTCACAACATAATGCAACCGCGTAATAAATGAGAAAACGCCTTCGTTCTTTTGATGCGGGTACATAGGCGATACTAAACAAGGCCAATACTGCATCGATGATTTTTTTAACCAATATGCCTTCCGCATACGCCAAGATGGTATCCCACAAGAGCCATATACTGTCGGTGCGATATTTCGTAGAGTGATTTCTTTCTACAATGACATATTTCTTTTTTTGAGTAAAATGCAAGAGCCATTCTACCCAAAAACACGCCCCCACCGTATTTTTTGAATGAAGCATATACCCGAACTCGTTCATGGAGATGAACAATTCTTTGGGATCTGCCGATTGAAACGCCTTGTTGTATTCAATCGTAGGGGCCTTGAGTCTACTCGTGGGTATGCCTTCATCTTTCGGAATCTGGACGATTTCATAACTATGGTGTCTATTCGAGGTACATAATAAACATACCATTTCAACAAACAACACTCTTATCTCGTGAACGTTACGTAACGATAATTCCTCTACCCCTTCTGCAATCTGACGAAATGTTTGGAATCGCATATGGATGTAAATGGGTAATTTCGGATTACCTTTATGTATGTATTTGGCGTAAAACGAAAGTATCAGTTCCCATAAATCGACAAACAGTCCGCTACACACGAGTTCAGTCGTCCAATAACAACAAGGTTCAAGCTTCCCCTTGATCATGGTATTCATCCATTCTCGTTTGACATCCGTTCTTTGATATTTGGAAAAAGTGAGTGTTTTAAATTCAGTGCGAACATCCTCAATCATACCTTAACAAAAGTATAACATTCGTGATTTTTTATCTTAATTAGTATAATGATACAAACCTTAGTATTGATAGGTGTTATTCTTGCGATACTCGCCACTTTTTCACGAAAGAAATATACATCCAACCAGGTAACCTATCTACCTGCATATACCTCTAGTCATGTAGAAGACTATGATACAATTACCTACGATAGTATACGTACGAACGCAGAACTGGCGTGTTTTGCCTCTACACTGTCTACCCACAGTAAGGTATTGGACGTAGGAAGTGGCACGGGGCATCACGTACACGCATTGCACCAAAAAGGGGTACAGGCCATTGGAATAGACAAGTCAACGGAGATGGTTCTCAATTCCAAGAAAAAATATCCACACATCTACATCCAAGGAGATGCCTTGAATATGTCAACCTTTCCATCGGAATCGTTTTCACACATTACGTGTTTTTACTATACCTTGTATTATCTGAAACACAAGAACACGTTTTTCCAAAATGCATACCATTGGCTTACCCCCGGTGGATTTTTGGTTCTCCACGTATCGAAGAAGTGGGACTATGGTTCCACCTTGACGGGAACACTACACTATACATCCACCCACACCAATCGAACGCATCGCGAATGCATTACCAAAAAGGGAACGACCAAATGTTATGAGCATATCATTTATATGGAATCCGAAGAACGAATCGTTGAAATGGCGAAACGAGCGGGTTTCATTGTACAATCCATTTATCCATACGTATTACCGTATAAATATCAAAATGTCTATGTATTTCGTCGGGTTTAATCCAGCACTCGATTGTATTTTGTTTTTATTTCACAATCCACATTTACAATACTGTATACATCAAATAGTCTGGACTGCATTTTTTCGAGTGAACCAATCGATAATAGATTAAACGCTTGATTTTCTGGATAGGCAGTGTAGAACAGGAAGAGTTCATTATAAATGATGGGTACAAAGATGATGCGATTATCGCGTAACAAAAGGCACCCAGACTGGGTATTCAATGGATTTTGATTGGAATTGATCAAGACTGTATCGTAAGGGGATGAAAATGTTGGTAGTTTAGAGGTCCAATACTTGGCAAGTGTTTGCATATTCGTAAAGGTATACGAAAAGGTTGTCGTATCATCATTGCAAACACTCACATATCTAGCATCATTCCTCCTGACAGACCATTTATCGAAATTAGGAATATCGGAGGTTGTAACGGTAGCCAGTTCATTCAATAGGAAAGAAGTATTGTATTGGATGACGGGAGGCATGACTCCAATAACCACATTCGGATAAATATAACGTTTGACATTTTGAAGAGGAGGATCAATGTTCACGTTGTATTTCACGGCAAGTAGTTTGATGGCTTGAAGATAGCCTACTTGTGTGATCAAGGTGGTAAACTCTTCAATGTGAGGCAATAAAAAACACGGAATGGGAACGAGTCTATTTCCTACTTGGATGGACTGGTTACTTACAAAATTGTTATGTTTTCTATTGGTACGACACAATGAGTTCGAGGTTGCGCGTGGCTGAATGGGATTCAATGGCGCTGAACGACATGGAAGCGTGTTCCCGATTTTTTTCATACCTATACTAGACATTATCGGTATACCATTGCATCGACAAATAAGGAGGTACTGACGCCAACGCAACGGATTTTGAATGGATGGTCAAGTTAGGACCGGCATCGGTTAGAGCTAAAAGTTCACCGGGTTGAATGGCATACTTAAAGTATCGAAGATTGGATAAATTTCCTGTAAATCCACCGTTGGAAGCAACGTATACATTCCCATAATTTTGCTTGGGTACACTGGATAATATATGACGTTTCGCCAATGCACCGTTGATATAGATATCCAGTGCATTGTTGTTCATCACACGAATGACCACGTGCACCCATTTGTTCATAGGAAAATTGGGAATTTTAATTTCTTCGTTAATCACGTTGAACGTGTTCATAATCACGACCAATTCATTTGTATTCGGGGAAATGTAGAGTCCTGGGGCATTATTCGGGAAATTCAGTCCGGTATCCGTATCAATGTTTTGTTCCCCTTTATGGAAAATATGCTGGTACTGACTGGATTTGCCTATATCGGTAAGATTGACCCATACAGACCAAGTGAATTCAATCCCATCTTTGTTGTCCGAACGTTCAATAGGCACTGCGCCTGAGATAGAAGGGTTTTGTTGGATCACCATTTGGGCGTTTCCAGCGATCATTCCTTTGACTAAATAAACACTAGAGGGTTCCATTAGGTAGGTCATCAACGCCATGGTTACATTGATGGTTAGGCCAAATCCAAGAAATAGTAAGATGAGAAAGAGAAATTTGGAGACCGGGTCTTCGCCAGTTAAAAATGTCATTATACTACCCTAATATTTTTGTAAGAATTAGTCTATGTATATACTATGGACAAGTGGGACAACTGTCAAGATGTCGAACAGATCCTAGACAATTTACGGATCAACTCGGTGAACTTGGCGGATTATCATCGAAAACGATTTTACCATTTTAAATCGTTTGGTAAATATTTCAGGATTCCTGTCATCGTATTGTCGTCTATTACCGCATCTGCATCCGTAGGTCTTCAGCCGGTGGTTCGTCAAGATATCATTTCCGGTATCACGTGTTTGTTAGGATTTGGGGTTGCCGTCATCAGTAGTATGGAAATGTACTTGGGTATACAGTCCGCCATGGACCATGAAATTGCCCTTTCTAGAGATTATTATTCGCTCGCAATTGACATCTTTAAATGCATAAATTTATCCAGAGAACACCGTTCGGATGAACCCAAATCTTATTTAGATAAGAAATATGCAGAATACCAGGCCTTGAGAGAAACCAGTTCACTGCTTAAGCGAAAACTAAACGTAGATTTACTAGCACCTATACCTGATGGAATGGAAAATATATCGGTAGATGCAAGTAGTATTCGTAAAATTCCATTGACAAAATCTATCCAAACGAGCACAGACTCCCTGCGGTCAGAATCCCCGGCTCGTCAGGATGAACTCTTTGAAGCGATTTAATACATAAAAATCGAAATAAAAATACCTCGTGTATAATTATCATTCAAATGAACGCATATCTTGCATCCCGACAAAGTCAAGAGAAGGGCGAATGCACCCATACACGCATTGGAAGTAAGGAACACGGTGTGTTTGGAGGTTCTTATCACATAGAGGATGACGAGTCCTTCTTCCAGGTGTATTACAAGCACGTCTTTGTGGATGGGAACAAAGAATACCTTACGGAAAGACAACGGGAATGTGGACCTATAGGCATTGACGTAGACTTTCGTTATACGGACGCGAAACGAGCCTATACACAAGAACACGTGCTTGACTTTATCGATATTTTAGTGAGTGAACTGCATAAAATTTTCACCATCCACAAGGATTTTCCTATCTATTTATTTGAAAAATCAGACATTTCTGTAACCCAAGCGAGTGTCGTCAAAGATGGAATTCATTTCATTGTGGGATTGAATGTAGACATGGCGGGCAAAACGATGCTTCGCAATCGAATGTTGAAAAAAATGGACGTGTGGAGTAATCTTCAAAGTCAATTGACCAATGATTGGGAATCCGTATTGGACGAAAATGTATTCAAGGGGTCTACGGCGTGGCAACTCTATGGTTCTAGAAAACCAGGATGTGAAGCCTACAAGCTAACCAAAGTATATACGTGCCGAAAAGAAAGTGAGGATTACGAATTGCATTGCTCTCTTGGTGATTCCTTTCCCTTGGAAACAGAACTGTATAAATTATCGATTCGAAACTTGGAGAATGAAACCCCTGTCGTCAAGGAAGCCTTCAAACACGAATACGAAGGGTCGAAACAACGTAAACGGATTCGCGTGGTGACTGAACCTGTCGCGTCTACGGAAATTACCACACATGCCATGTTGAACAATGCCATCGAACGTTTCCTCGCTGCGCTAGAGCCGAATGATTACCGATTGAATGAAGCCCATCAATACGTCATGTGTTTACCTGCACCCTATTACGACGATAGGGACAAATGGATTCGTGTTGGATGGGCGCTTCGTCACACCGATCAACGGTTGTTTCTGAGTTGGGTCAAATTCAGCAGCCAATCGGCCAAATTCTCATTTGCCGACCTATCGAGTCTTCGCGACAGCTGGGACCGCAGTTGGGACCGCAGAGCAGGTAGTGACGTGGTGACGATTCGTTCCATTATGTTTTGGGCTCGAACGGACAATGAAGTGGGGTATGAACTAGTCAAGGCGAAAAGCGTGGACTTGGCGGTTGAAGATGCGATTAAAGACGATTCTTGTACGGAGTTTGATATTGCCACCATCTTGTATCAATTGTACAAGGATGCGTTTGTATGTGTGGATATTCGAAGTGCACGATGGTTTCAATACACAAATCAACGATGGATGGCAACCGATTCTGGAACAGAACTTCGCAAACACATTACCAGTGTCAAAGGGATTTTTGGCATATTTTCGCAAAAGACCAAACAATGTGTCGACACGACTTACCCCATTGATGATGAACGCACCACCAACAGAGATAAAAAAATCAAGCGGATTACCTCGATTACAAAAATACTGAAAAAGAACGGAGATAAAATTATGCACGAGGCTTCTCACATCTTCTACGTGAAAAACTTTATGAATTTACTAGATAGTAAGGATCACTTATTGTGTTTCACGAACGGGGTGGTGGATTTCAAGGAAAAGCGATTTCGTGAAGGTCATCCGGAAGATTACACCTACAAATGTACCAACATTGGGTATACACCCCTTCATCAATTGGACCAAACCGTGGTGGGTGAGGTGATCACCTTTATGAACCAATTGTTTCCAGACAAGGAGTTGTGTGACTATATGTGGGACCACGCGGCATCGGTCTTGTACGGAAAAAATATGAACCAGACGTTCAACATTTACATTGGAACGGGACGTAACGGAAAGAGTAAATTTGTGGAATTGATGAGTTCAATCTTAGGAGACTACAAGGCAACCATTCCAGTTTCCCTCATTACGAAACAGCGTGTCAACATTGGTGGAGCCTCTCCCGAAGTGGCTGGTTTGGTAGGCATTCGATATGCGGTAATGCAAGAGTCCTCGGTGAATGACCGTATCAATGAAGGACCGATGAAAGAATTGACCGGTGGGGATGCGATTCAATGTCGTGCATTATACCAGGAACCGATTACGTTTATTCCTCAATTCAAATTGGTGATGCCGACGAACAATTTACCCAACATTGAAAGCAAAGATGAAGGTACATGGCGTCGTATTCGAGCGTGTGAATTCAAATCCCAATTCAAAGAGGAACCCGACCCGACATCTAAATATCAGTTTCCTGTGGATAAGAATTTGGACCGAAAATTTGAATCGTGGAAAGTGGCGTTTATGAGTTTACTGGTGGATAGGACCTATACGACACTTGGACATGTGACGGACTGCAAGATGGTCATGATGCATTCGGAGAGATACCGAAAGGATCAAGATGGTTTGGCGTCCTTTGTCCACGATTTCGTCCAACTCAATCCTTCCGGTAAAATCATGGTGGCGGATTTGTTGGCAGTTTTCAAAGACCACTGGAAAATGATGTACGGGAATAATGTACCCAACGGAAAGGTATTGCTAGATTTCATCAAGAAATTATACGCAGAAAATACATCCGTGGTCTTTGGAAGTACGGTATGGCGTGGAATCAAACTGATGAAAGATGAAGTGGAAACCATGGATGAAATTTAATGCCTCAATGCATCCAGAATGTTAGTAAGCCTTTTAATCTCTGCATCATTTTTCATGACGGCGTCTCTTCTCTCTTTCGAAATATTGTCTACAGCATTGTCGCATATCTTGTCGCATCCGTTATGGCAATCCGTTTGGCATACTTTGACACAGTCTACCAAATCGGGTGAAGGCGTAAACAGACCCGCCCATTCAAAACCACCTACGCGTGTTTTATGTTTTTTTAGTTTACGCATTCGTGTCCTTTTACGTTTCGACAAACGTTTCCGTCCTCCTTGCGGTGCAAAGTAAAATTTCTGTTCTGTTTTCTGTTCTGTTTTATGTTCAGGTGTTTTATGATCATAGGCGCGTTTCCATACTTGATTATCCTTTGCCATGGCAGCCGCAACCTCAATCTGTTTTTCCAGGTCTTTCATCTTTTCTTTTTGTGCTTCTAGTCTGTGGGTAGATTTATCCTTCCAGGCTGCTTTACAATAAACTTTACAGTTTTTATCACAATCTTTTGTACAAGATGTTTTACAACTCATACTATAGAATCCTAAAAGAATTACAAGGTAATCATATTCATTTTGTGTACCTTTAAGATGGCCATTGTATACGGAGTATGTTTTGGATTGGCGTTATCAAGTGTGCTATAGTATTCTGGAAGCCTTTTTGCCTCCATCAAGGACGCATAATAGGAATGTATCATGGAATAGGTCAATAATAGTTCATTTTCATGCACTGAAAAGGGTACTTCTGGAATGAGTAATTGGGGGCTCACAATGAACGTCGAAAAACGAGTATAATAATTCAGTTCTTCCGCTAAACGCGAAAAATAATCATTCGGTTGTTTTGTGAGTAAATTGTGTTTCGGTAAGATTAATTTATCCGAGGCAAAACAACATCCTCCACATTTTACTTGGGTTGCAATAAACGATTCATCGGTCTTGTTTACGAATTGTATACGAGGACTTAAGATGTCGCGTATGTCTTCCTCCGCGACCTGTTTCCGTTGAATGAGTTTATTGATTTTCCTTCGCAGTTCAGCATCCTTTCCAATCATTTCCTTAAGCAGTCGCCTGCAAGCAGCATACAAGCATTTTTCTGCCTTGACACGCTGTGTTTTGCGTATTCGTTCTTGGTCTATTTCGTTTGGGAGTAAATCATATTCATATTGTACCTTCGTATAGAGGGGCAAGTCTGTTGGATAATTGGGTATAGGTGTACACGGTACAAACGCGAGTGTTTCAAGTATAATGCCTACAATGTTTCCTTGTTCCACGACCTTGTATTGTGGTTTACACGGAAGGTCTTTCGAAAGCGCGTCTAATTTACTTACCGTAGGTTTATATGCGATTACAGGAATACGTTCTTGTTTGGGTACATTCGATAATATCGCAGATGGATAACACGGTACAAACACATCTTCTACTAAAAATCCAATACATTTATTTTCATGAATGATTTGTGTAGGACGATGTAATTTGTTATACATCACACTTGCAGTCATATTCAACGTATACGAACTTGTGGTTGTTTTGCATTTCGAGAAAATCTGTACAAGCGCCTTCATCCCCTCGTGTAAATGTTTATTCTTGAATTCGTGTAAAAAAATCTGAGTATTCTCTTTCACATTGTGGTATACCAACGGTTCAAATGCATATCCCTTATATACCTTGTGCTCTAAAATCATCAAACTTTTTTTTGAAGGATCAAATGACCGGGTACTGTAATGATTGCTGGGACATATCACTTCTAGGTAATCTCCATCGCGTGTTTCTCTGAATATTACCAAATTGGCATTGAAAACATCACTTACCATTTCCCATAAATACGTATAATCCATATTCGGAAGATGCTTTGAAAAGGCATCCATGGTTTTAAATTGTACTTTCAGATTTCCATTGTTATAGGTATTGAATCCCGCTATTATCCATAGGTCCATCTGTTTTACCAACGTGCTTTTCTGTGTCTTTTTAAACACGGCATCGATACATTGAAAAAAGGAGTGAGGTTTTTCGATACCATATCGAAGAAGTTCGGTATTTTTGTCTGTCCATCCAAAGAAGTAACGTATGGATTTGGGTAATCTACCTACTTGTCCTGGCTCATTCAGTCCAGGTCCGTGTACAATGTATTGTTTGGACTCTGCTATTTTTTTTTCCTTACGCGTGCTTTCTTGTTTTTTAATAAAACAACAAGGTACATCCATGTCATCTTTGCGCATAATGCCCGGATAGGGGTTAAATTTATATTTTTCAGGTTGTACCCTAACAATGGTACCATCTTTCTCGAAATCCACTTCCCTACCCTTGACTATATTTTCATCAATCAATTTACCCTCACCGATTTCATCTAGAGGTATTTTGTTTTTCATATCCCAATATTTGGTACATACAAACGTATGGCCATTATGGGTCCTACGATGATCATTCTCTGGAACCTTGTCCTTTTCTCCCTCTTTTAATACAACTGGACGGCGATTCAGTGGGCATTGTTTTGCATAATCTTTGGATGGGTTAAAGGCTTGTTTGATTCGAGTAATCAAAAAACTTTCGTTTCTGACAATACGGTCCAAATCTTTGTAGACTCCTCCACTAAGTGGTTCTTGTTCAAAACCTTCCTCTTGTTCAAACCCTTCATCTTGCGGTTCAAAACCTTCTTCATCTTCTGGCTCATCTTGCGGTTCAAATCCTTCATCCGAATCAGATTCTGATTCCGAATCTGAATCATATTGATATACAAATGGAGTGACAATGACTGGTTGTACGTGTTCCTGACAAGACACCGAGGGCGATTCTTGAAACGCCACGTATGCTTTCATATTTCGTTGAATCGACTCCAGATAATAGATGGAATTGATGCCCGATATCGTCATTCGTATTTCTTCATTATTGTTTAGCACGTTCGAGACAAATCCAACACGATTTTTTACAACAAATCGCTTGTTCGGTTGTGTAGTACGCAACGTCTCCATTTCATAAAGATGTTCTTTTGCAATCACGCGAGATTTCTCTTCAGATATACCCAGAATTTGTTTGATTAACAGAACCAGCTTTTCAGGTTCACCACGGTCGTAATACTCGATACAAAGCTCGTTGATAAGGTCATTTTCATTAAACCGCGAAACCCGTCTATAGCGTATTTCATCTCCAGACCCCACAAAAAAGGGGTTTGCACACGTACGTCTACCTTTGGCATCGTACAAGGCGAACATATCCATCTCGTCAATGGCCGCATTACGAATTGTACGAAAGGTAGGATACACGAAACCACTCGTGAACATAAACTCGCCAATGCGGTCCAATAGATTCTTATGTGCCAGGAATGCCTCATCAATCTGGTCCACGGTGAAAGCCTGACAATTCATTTCTAGTTTGATACTTCCATCTCCAAGAAACCCATAGATGATTTCCAGGTTCTTCTTTTTCATCGTAAAGACGGTTACGGATTTTTTATAGGACTTGTCGTGTTTACGAACCGTAATTTCATCCAATATGGGTATTTTATCCCCTTTTAAATCCACTTGGTTGGTAAGTAATTTATACATCAGGGTCTCTTCAGTTCCCGTATTGTATTGTATCATAGGTAATTCGTCTGTTACATGTAGATAGTTAAAGAGTATATCTAACGGTATGGACATGGGTCGCAATGGTTCTAAACGACACACAATGTGGTTTATCCCTTCCGCTTTAGGAACATAGTCTTTCGACATTTCAAACAATTTCACAAGCGGCGTGTTTTGAATTTCCATCGCCTCTGCATCTAACGGGTCATGATTAAAATAATTGGCATATTTTTTACTGTAATCTTTTTTCAGACATACGTGTATTTGATGAAAGGGCATATAGTCCAACAACAACAGTTGTTGGAGTGTCGACACTTCCGTTTCTTCCACTTTATAGAGTTCTAGGTCATCTGCATTGCTAGGGTTTGCTGCAGACTTTACGTCTTGACCAATGGGGAATTCGACCTCTACGTCGTATAGGTCATCTAAATCGCTCTCTTGGTAAAATTCGCCCTTTATGGTGAGAGGTTGATTGATACCCTCATAAAAATTTTGCAAATGAAACGCTGGAATTCCGTCGTATCCGGACATCTCGAGTCTTTTGAATTGTTCACTCGCCGTCAAAATGTCATAATGACGAGATGAAAATAAATAAATATCATCAATGGAACACTCCAACGCAACGGATAGTTTATAATACACCATTTCAAGTGTATCATCTGGATAAACCTCCACTTGAACCAACTTTTTATGATGATAGAATTCCATATTTACACTGTATACTATTCTTATAGGAATTCATACGTTAAATTTAAATCCATTTCTATACCATGGCATTTACTCGATTTTATGATGACCCTTGCCGGATTATGAAAAAAATACAGGAAAGTACCGATCAAGGGCTTTACTACTTAAACCAGCCCGGAAATGGAGACCGACCTCCTTTTGTAGAAGACCCATCCATCTTAATACAAAAATGGGGGGCCAATTTACATTATGATAAAACCGGTGTTGAGAGTGAATTATTGGGTATAAACACTACGCTATCTCGAGACGGAACTCGTAAACCATTTGCCATAAATCCCATTGAATATCCAACCTGTAAAAAAGAAGTGACGGTACAATCTCGCACAATTGCACCGGTATGGACGGCTCGTGATTTAGAACAAAATCATCGTTTTATCTTACCTCTTGACCCACAAGAGCACGTACTTCCTTTATTCGAGCAAAATGTCAGCACACGTATCCTCGAAAAAAGTAAACGGGAATAAATTGCAACATTATCGAATAGATCTCAAACGACGAATCGGGAAAATATCCAATAATTTGTTGTATTTTCGTTCAAAGGGCATAATCGTGATTCGAATACACTCGTAAAAGGTATCGAGTGGAATCTTCTTCAAGCAATCCACCAATTCTTGGAATCCGTGTGCAAGTTCCGCTCTGCACGTGCGCCAATCACGTCTTGTCCATACCGGTCTCGCATAATCCTGTATGACCTTCTGTAATTCAATCGGCATATACATTTTGTACTATCATTCGTTCTCTAATGTGGTTCAATTTTACAAATAAAGTATCCTTGTGTACTAATGGACCTAGACATGGATCATTATTCTCTCAAGGATTTATTGAAATTATTCCAATTGCCGGAAGATTTTTCTGAACAGGAGTTAAGGACTGCACGTAAACGTGTGGTCGCTGTACATCCAGATAAATCCGGACTGGACCCCTCTTATTTTTTATTTTTTCACAAGGCCTACTCGCTTCTCAACACCGTATTTCGATTTAAACAAAAGGCACAGACCTCTATGGTGGAAACCCCTTCGTTTACCGATTTAATGGCGGATATGGAAGATACGGACAAACGAATGTTGGCCCAAACCTTTACCTCGAATCCACAATTCAACAAGGAATTCAATCAATTGTTCGACACTTTGTATACCAAAGAAGACGATGGACACGGAGATTGGTTTAAATCGACCGAAGATTTAGATTTAAGTTATGACCAACGCAAGAATCAATCGAGAGCCATCATCGTCTCTTCCATTGAAGCGGCAAACACACCCCATTTTTCCGATTTAAAAAACATCTATACGGTGGATACGGTATTGGGGGTATCGGAAGAAGATTATCGTGCCACGTACAAAACGGTAGAAGAACTGAAACAAGTTCGCTCCCAAAACATTGTTCCTTTACAACGGGAAGAAGCCGAACGTAGTTTGGCACATGACCAAGAAAGGGAAGGTATTGCCGCCACTGAACGGGCCTTTCGACTCTTGCAAGAAGAACAATTCAATCGAAAACAACAACAAGTCTTTTGGGGTAAATTGTTAACCTTGCATTAATCGACATCGGGCATAGGAAGACAATTGCATTCGATACTGGTTGGAATCGCCGTATTTGCGTAAAGATAATTATGACAATCATTGCAAAATCCGGCATGCAGTATATTGTATTCACATACATAATAGATGTAATTCAAATACGGGAAACTGTTATGACGTAACATTTGTTTGTAGTAAAACGTCGTAAATGTCCCGTCTGTCAAACACCATCGTTCACATTGACGTAAATGATGTATTAATTTACGTTTATGATTTCGCTGTAACGTTTCTGTTTTTGAAAAAAAAACGTAGGAGTGAATCCGTTGTTGGAGTACCTCGGGTAAGTTTAATTGGACAATCGCTACCGCCATTCCTTAGTATAAGACGATTCTATTTATGTTCCAAAAAAGGGTAGTTTTCTAAACCCACTCGTGAATCTGTGTATTACGGTTCCATACCATCTTGAGGCGTGGATCGGCGTATCGAACTTCAAAGTGGCCTTCTTGAGGCGTCAATGAATATAGAAAACATCCGTTTTCGTTGAACTCATCTTCATCTTCATGACGAAGAGAAACCCACACGACCCCGCGGTTGGTTAACTCGCGGAATAAACCTTCCCACAAGTGGGAGTGTGCAAGGTTACCCTGGTCAATGACGAGGGTACCGTCCTCCGATATGGATTCAACCACGTTGCACGCACACGCGTAATCAAACGCGGCTTTGACACGGGCAAGGTTGGATCCCTTGGGAAACTTAAGATGTGGGTACGTCTTAAAAGACATCGCTGAGTATTCTATGAAAATGAGTCCAGTTCATTTACATTTCAATTTTTTATGACGCACGGATTTTCGCCTCTTGCGTCGAGTTCCACCCTTTCCAATCGGAACTAGTCCAAACCTTGGAACTGTATTCGAGTAAAACCCTGCAAAATGAGAATCGTCAACATTGGTATACTTCATATCCGAAAAAGGATTGATACGATTCATACTCTAGCATTATAATAAAATTGAAACGAATTGTGTTATGTTTACCTTGTACAAAAAGCCTATACGAATCCAAAATGCTGGACGATACCTATGGAACTAACTTTGGACCCTGGGGATTCGCATTCAATGACAATGAATCGATAGCTGCCTACCGGGCTGATTGCCGGGCAGCCCGCGAGGCTGCCAAGACGCCCAAGACACCCAAGGCATACGAACTTACCTACGACAAGTACGACGACTATGAATCGCCGCGTGACCTGGACTAGTTACGTTCGGGGGGTATCGAAAGATACCCTTTTTTAAGCAATCATACGTTGTTGTTGAAGCCATTGTTGGAATCGAAATAGTCGGTCTTGCGTGTTCACTTTATTCATAATGAGTCGCGGGTTGTATGGTTGATGTTGTATGACATATTTGCACGCATAAAATGCCTTGCTTAAATCAACCGTCCCGTATTTATCAAATCCTTGAAAAGAGAATAAGGGTTTTCTTGTTCTAAGATTCACGACGTTGTGGAAATCAAACAATATACGAATCAACTGTTCCTTGGTATCGGGCGTATTTATTTTTTTCAAATAGTGCACGGCGTGAGAAGCACATTCTGGACAAGGTAAGTTGCTACACAATTGTTTAATATGGTTCCATAATTCGGCCTTGATCTGTTGATAATGTTCTGGATGCACTTTATACGAAAGTGTATGTAAAAAGATCCAGGTAATCCCACCCCATTTCATATTATATACACTATTTTATTGTATATGTTTTGCGTGATAGGGCACATCGTACAACTTACATGCCCATTCACTGAATCCAGAACCGTGGCCATAAATGGAGAATGCATATACCTCGCGGGCAGTTGTTAACAGAAAAAAATCACGAATCGTGTCCTTGATTTGTTCCTCATTTGTGCAATTGCAAGTATGTACTGGTTTATCCATGGAGAGGATGAAATGAGGGTAAAGTTCACGCAAACGTTCTTTCATATGAAGACTATCACTTAAGATCACGTAAGGAGTATCCTTGCCAAATTTTTCAATTTCACGAATAAATAAATCATAATTGGGTGGCACACCCTCTACTAGACTTGCATCACCACACCGTAAATGAATAATATTGTAAGGTCCACAAATTCCCCAATTCTTTTTGGTTTGTTGAACATAGTCTTTCATTTCATCCGTCGGCAATAATTTATTTCGGATAAATATCTTCTCTTCCATGGTGATTGGGTCGATAGGAAATTCATTCGAAAAGAAGGTAAAGAGACCACTTGCCTTTTCTAATTTGGATTCAATGTATTTTAATCGGTTCGGACGATTACACTCATAATAATTGATCTGTTCTAGCTGTTGATAGGGGTATCGTATCGTGGGTTTGAACCATCTTTGTATGGCGTGGGTGGAAATGTCCATGTCGAACGGGATGTTTTTTTTTCGAAATATTTGGAGCATGCAAAAACAACCACGGATATAATCTCCAATTCCTTGTTGATTATTCATAAGACTATAGACATTGACGGCCTTGAGAATGTTTAATTTTTTGGGTTGTTTTACTCTGTACAGTTTAAACTCCATAGTATGACTGATAAAAAAACACGTTAATTGACACATTTATTGTGGCTACCGTGAAAGTATTTTAACGTAGTATCAATCAACAACGAATCATCGCCAAGAATATAATGAATTGCTTCTCCCCACAGAGGTAAATCGCCCCATCTTTGTTTATAAATCATGGTAGAGTCTTTGACCGTTTGTATATATTCTCCTAGCAAAGAATTCCTTCGCAACGGTTCAAGAGAAAGACCGCAAAGATTGGTGTATGGTCCTCCTGGTGTTTTTTTAGTAAGGATTTCATATTTATGTTCCATAATAAACTTACGGGTACAATCATTGAGTCCTTTCGTTACAAAAGCATCATCGTCTTCATATTTCCCTGTTACAATGTCGTATTTTTTTAGTGAATCGAATACTTTATCTGGCGGAAATCGGATATAACAATCTTCGTCAATCCTCAATATAGAATCATACTCTTTTACAAAATGCCAGAAATCAACGAACCAGAACGAACACATATGCCTATAACCAAGATTGAAATCTGCAGTCGCTGGGTCAACTGGAATAGATTCATACTCTTTCTTAAAAGCCAAATTATTTTGTTTGATATCAATAAAGATTAGTTTTAGAGAGGGAGATGCGCGTTGAATCTCAACTTGATGAAATATATTGCCCTCGTGAAAAATAAGAATGTCTATATTTTTATCTTGTAAACAGTGTTCGATATGTCTGTTTCTGTTCACGAGGGTTTGATAGTCTTTCAGTTTGGAATATCCTCGCGTTAAAACAACAATTGCATTCTTCATTGTATTCACAAGTAAAATTATATTCCACCTTATGCGCATTTAAATAGACGAAAATCAAACGATAAAAGATGCGATGATTTCACCTACATTATCGTCAAACGGCAATTTGGAAATATAAGAAAGACGCGTACATAATCTTAACTTGTCTCGATAAGAAATGTATTCATCGTACATTTGTTTGCACGTATTACACGGAGACCACATACACGTAAGTGTTGTACAACACAGACAATCCATCACCACGTTGTATTTTTTGAGAAGAGGGGAAAGTGTGTGATACCAATCCGTCAAGTAACATACGTATTCTTTGGAGTGAATCCTCAAGGTGGGTGGATGAAAGGGATAGTTTTTAGAGAGGTGGAATACCGTTGATTTGGAAATCGTCAAGGTTGTACAATCTTCATTGAACTCCCCGTTGACTAGTTTTTGTTCGTGCTGAAGCCTTGCAAACATATCCTTACGGGTGTTATATCTGTTTAGGTTTGTTTCTATTTTGGTTTTCTGCCAAGTAACACATTAAAATTGAAGATGAATGTGTGTCTTCTCCATCTTAGAATGTTGTTCCCGTATAAATTGTGTGGAGTCTATCTACTCAGTGGATCTAGTAATCCACTCTATATTGGATCAGAACTTCATATTGATTACAATCATGTTCGTCTCACCACCAAAGAAAAGTTCAGTGGTATGACCCTTTCGAAACACATTTACGGTTCGATTTCTATCCAGGAAGACAAGGTAAAGGTCATTTGGGTGAATTCTGGAAAATACGTCATTGACCTGGGTCTTTTACCCTTGATTACGTATCCATATACCAATGTTGGATGCAAACGAATGAATTTTGCGTATTCGATGGACGAGACATGTAACTGGATTACGATTACCCATAAAAACGACCACTATGTTCTTCGACGCAAAATAGACCCGGAAAAGAAAGAAGAAACGTTAGTGAAACTCTTCTTTACCCAACTCTTACTCGATCTAATCATTCGTCACATTGGCTAATGTTATTTTATTCTATAAGAGTATGGTATCGCTCCTTAAACAATTAGAATTCTTGGAACCTGTACCCTTCGAAGAAGTGGTTCAAAAAATTAAGAATCGAGTGCATCGTGGGAACTATAATCGCAGCGAATTATTGAATGTATGGCGAACACTTACTCTAGGATTGGACAAGAGGTGTGAAGTCAATATCCAATGCCTTCTCCGAAATAAAATAGAGTTTTTAAATTATCATTACGACCACGAACCCATGCTTCAGTTATTCAATGGAACAAATGAGTTATTCGAATCTGTAGTGTCTACCTTTCCAGTCGAAAAACTGATTGGTTTTCAAAACGAACACGAACCTAAACTATCCGTGTATCAAGATGTGAATGTCGACTGTCCAGTGATGAATGGTCTGGAACTCTTGAGAAGCGGGAAGCCCGTCAAGGAAAAAATGGAGATTCTGTTGAAATATGTCTCTTTACAATTTACACTAAAGTACGTTTCCAATCACACCTTGTTTTTTAGCACACCCTTGGCGTATATGCATTCAATGGCGGACTACATCAAGCTTCACGGAGGAACGCTCGAATACCAGATCGATGAACCCTTGCGCGCCGAACCCTCGTATTATCAATTTTGTAAAGCCGAAGCGGTTCATTCGCCATTGTTGACGTACATTGAACGACCGAATCGCAAACGTACAAGGCGGAAAGGTGGGAAGGCCAAAACGTTAAAACGAAAAAAAGAAATCCCTTACGTAGTGGTAGGCGGTGTGGGGGGAAGTGGAACGCGTTTAATCGCGTCGATTCTTGCAACCCTCGGTCTAAATATTGGGACAGATCTGAATGAAGCTTATGATAATTTGTCTTTCACCCTATTGTACAAAGATGTACCGACATTGACGATGGAAAAGGATACGTTTGAGGCATCGTACCGAATCTTGACCAATTCGATTCTTGGAACGAGAGACTATCTTACGGAACACGATAAGCATAGATTAGACCAACTTTGTGAAAAAGGTAGACCAGGACACCCACGGGCGTGGTTAAAACAACGCGCGGAAAACATTGTTGAGATGAATCAAAGAGGACCCTTGGAGAATCCATACTTGAAAGAGTTGCCTCCACTTCTGACTAAACCTTTGGCAGGTAAATGGGGATGGAAAGAACCCAATAGTCATATCCTGATGAATCGACTGAATAAGCAGACAAAATTCATTATGGTCGTTCGTAATGGGTTAGATATGGCATTTAGCACCAACCAAAATCAACTCCGTTTATGGGGTCCAACTATCTTACCAGAAGACATGCTAAAGTTTGACAAGCACGAACATATCGTATATACTCCACGTGTTTCTATGAAATATTGGACATTGACCCATCAAAAGATACTGGAAAGTAAGAAAGATAATTTTCTTATGGTGAACTTTGACGAGATGTGTGTTCACCCTGAAAAATGGCTTCAGATTTTATGTGATTTTTTGAAGATTGATTCTTCCGTGATCCCAGAGATACGCCCTCTCGTAGTTTACCAATCGGAAGGGATTGGGCGTTTCAAAAAACATGACCTATCTCAGTTTGACCCCTCGGATATATTGTTTGCAAAACAATTGGGGTTTGAGACGGAAATTTAAGACTTGACGATGTCGACTATACCCTCGTTCTCAATCAAATGGTATGGAGTGTTCGAAATGAAGTCGTAGAGATCCAGGTTGCCTGTTTCAATCCCATCTACGACACGTTCGCCATAGACAAGGACCAACAGGGAACGGAACCTTGCAGTTTGTCTTTCCACGTTTATTGCAACACTTCTCAAGAACCCTTGCCAATCAGGATGTCCCGTGTGTTCCGACAAGACCAATCTTGCGCGGGTTGCCGCCATTGCAGCGTCAACATAATCCACAAACGCGTCGAGAACAGGGTCGGATTCCTTCGTACCGAGTTTGTCCTCGATATCTTTATAGAATTCATCCATTTCTGGACCATTTCCAAGACGGTGCTTAGCATTCAGAAACGATTCGTTCATGTTTATTCAACTGTTTTATAATATAGAATTCGTTTCAATTTATCAAGTCATATCCAAAGGCTTCGAAATCCTTCTTGTACATATGATTGACACGTTCAATCGTCTCTTTCTTTGTATAAAATTCCATAAACGGATCCTCGTATTTTGCTTTATTTTTTTTAGGGACCGTGTTTCGTTTCCCTTGAAATCCAATCATACTCAATAGCTTATCAATATCTTGTTCGAATGTTTCCAGATAACAAATCAGAACGGTATCCCGGTAATTCTTCGGCAACCAATCCACCATGGGATTATACTGATTTCCGTACACCATCAGATGATGCAATGGACTTGTATCGGGAAAAGGTTGAATGTTATAGAGACCCACGGGAGGTACCCTTCCCGCATCAAACTCTTGATACAAAATGTGAACAAATGTGTCAAAGTCAAGGTCGAATTGTTTTTGTATTCGGTGGTATTTATAGAGTGAAACGAGTCTATCATAAGGGTTTCGAACAAATGCAAACTTGAATGCTTGGTCAAAATAGGTTTGGGTTAGTTTGTTCGCATCTATCAATTCCTGATAATGAATATGACCAAGCATGGAAGCCCCGTGTACTGGCCAAGTTCGAATACTTGATTCTTTTAACAAGGCCTTGATGGACGATTTTCCCTTATCAATACTGGGATAGATGGATTTGAGTTTCTCGGGGTCCTTCATAAGTTGGTTCAGATAGTCGTGATGGAGTCCATAGAACCAATCAAAGGGTCTATCTAAAGAAAGAACGGATTCATAAATGGAAATACCGGCAGTTTTGGGGATGTGAATGAAAATACAATCCCCCAAGGGTTTGTAAGGAAGTTTGTCCATTGTCTTATTCAGATAAAAACTTATCGAGATTATTTAAATAAAACATATCCTTTTGAATATGCGATGGATGCAATGGATTCGAAATTGGTTTTATGAACACCAATTTTATAAAATTACGGCGCAAGGAGACCAAGTGTCTATGATGGAATCCACACCTTATGCCTATATTTTACACATTCAAAATCGGAATGGATTGAAATATCATTTCATCAAGGATTCGTACACGATGGACGTACCTTACGAAATCATTGGGTTGTCGGTTTACCTTCATGATACCGCTTATGTACTTCCACCGAAAGAATTTATCGTGAAAGGAAACGAATTGTTTACAGAGACACTCACGTTATGGTTATGCAAGCATTATTTATACATTGAACCGACTACAGAGTCGACACTGACCTTGATTGATTCCAACATTGATATACATACGTGTTCCAAATTGTTCGTAGATAACAATTTACAAAATGATATAAAATATAACCCCTAAGTAGGGCATGCATCGTTTATCCGAAAAGTGGGTGTTGTGGGCCCATTTACCCCAGGAAACCAATTGGAACATGGAAAGTTACCTATCCGTGATGACCGTTACCTATGTAGAAGAGATGTTGTCTCTTATACATACACTACCTGAAAAGTTAATTACAGACTGTATGTTTTTTTTGATGAAAGAGAATATAACCCCTACTTGGGAAGATGCTCACAATAAACACGGGGGGTGTTTTTCTTACAAAATCAATCATCATATTCAACAGACGTGGAGGGACGTATCCTACAGTCTTATAGGAAACACTTTAAGCACGGATACTTCTTTTCAGAAGGATATTACGGGAATTTCCATTTCTCCAAAGAAAAATTTTTGTATTTTGAAGGTCTGGATGGGTTCGTGCGTACATCGAGACCCCTCCAAAATCACGTTGATTAAGCCAGAAGGATGTATCTTTAAGAAACATTAATTATTTTCTTGGAGTATACTATATGCCAACGCGACGACAACGTAGAGGAGGGTTCTCGTTAAACCCAATGAATTGGCTGAGCGGTGAGAAAAAGGAAGAACCACCGCGATATACGCCTCAATATGACCCAACCATGAATGCGAATCCAATCAATCCGAATCCAGTTGGCACATATGGTGGCAGGCGGTCAAGGCGACGAAGCCGCCGTTCACGCATCCGGAAGCGGCGCTAAACACAACTTAATGTCTCCTAGTGAAGCCACAGAATATTTGACCACCAAGGGCAAGTCGTTCTCTAGGAACATTTCAATCTGATTGCATAGATTCGTACATTTGATAAAATACCCCAGATTTTTCAAGCTGAAGTTTCCTTGAATAATCTTTTTCGTATCTTGCTGTATAAATTCCATACTTCCATCGGATTCAGTTCGTCGAACCTCTGCCACGGCAAACGGTCCTTTGCATTTGAAAATGAGTTCATTGGCCACCGATTTAATTTCAATCGTTTCCGAGATACAAGACAAATCACGGATAATCTTCTGAAAATCCGACGACGGAAGGTTAATGACGGAAGAAAAGGAGACAATAGGAACCTCCAATTCCTCGGCATCAGGTTCAATCAATCGAAGTTTTTGGATTTTACATTGCTTAATGTCACCATTCTCGAAACGAAGACATAAATTGTTGACGATTCCGTCGTTGTAGTCCGCCGCCTCAATGTACATGGTCAAGGTGTCGTCGTTGTCGATGGAATTGATCAGCTTGAACAAGTGAAACATATTGACTCCAATGATGATTTTCTCGTGTTTGCATTCGTAAAACTCAAAGTTTTCTGCACGCAAAAACAAGTGAACCAAAATGGTATGAGACTTGTCCATATTGATAATTCTCATACCATCGGGTTGAAACGTAATGTTGGACTCCAACAAAATATCCTTCAGAGCCGTCATGAGGGTTCGAAACGGAGATATCTGAACCGTTTTTAAGGTGAGCACATTCATTACTCCTTTAGTCTTGAAAATCTTTAAATGCATTCTGTAAAACAACTGCCTATAACAACGATTTGAGAGATTCAATACTGGATTCAGGTAACGTGGTCGGAAACTGAATCATAAAGGCCAACACGAGATTTCCCGTCTGTTCATCACGCTTCATACCCATCTCAGGCATTACTTTTTTGTAATAAGGAGATACGATATTACCCGCCGGATTATTGAGCTGTAGGATTTGTCCACGTAAATATTCAAGTTGAAAAGAGAATCCACAGAGTGCTTCCTTCAAGGTGATACTATGGGTATACCATAAATCAAGTCCTTTACGTTCCATCTTCGTCGTGTTTTTTATCGTAAAGATGACTCGAACATCGCCCAATTCTCCAGTCGGACCCATATTGCCACGATTTGAAATGAGCATCCATTCATTGGTATCCACTCCCCTAGGTATATCAATATACAAGGTTTCGCGTTCAGACTGTTTCACGTGTTGTACGTGAATCCATCGGTCAATCGTGACGGGTATTTTTCCCCCCGTAAAAGCTTGGTCTAACGTAATCTCTACCATCACATCTAAGGGTGGAGTCCGCAATAGATGAAATGGTCCGAACATCGGTGACAAAAAATCAAACAAATCCGGTTCTTGTACCTGGTCGTATTGTTTTCGTTTTTTGTCATCGTATAACTGTTCATAGGCTTCGTTGATTTCCTTGAACTTTGAAGCATTTCCTCCTGGTCGGTCTGGATGAAATTCCAAAGACATTTTACGATATTGTTTTTTAATTTGGTCCATCGTGGCATTCGATGAAACGCCTAATATATCATACAAGGTCATATAAGGGTAAGATACTTTAAAAGGGATCTTTGTACTTATTTACCAATTGGGATTCCAACCGGATTGTTTTTGAGTTTGAAATTGTTTTTGTCTGGCCTGAAACCGGTCGCGACTCTGTTTCGAAACACGTAATCCCGTGGCCATTTCATATTGATTCGGAGAATCGAAATACAACCGACGTGCATCACGCTTACTGAATGGATCATTTTCCATGACCACATAGAACCGATACTCATCCTTACTTCCGACTTTATAGCCTGTGTCTTCTCCCGTCAAGGCATTCAAAATGTTCCTTGAGAACGTGGTGATGGGCTGATAAAAAAAATCTTTCGGGTCTACAATAGCCACGTGTTGGACGTCATCCTGATATTCAAGATCGTCAATCTCGTCTGCCCACATTAGTTATAATAGAAGGTGTATATTTAAGTTCCTTTTTATTCAATATCCACGTGTGTAAGCATGTGGCGACGGCAACATTGTTTGACGAGTCCAAGTTGATCCATCATTTTACCTTCAATGGTCTTGGTGCTATTACTTCCGTTGAAATAAACCGTATCCGTAATCTTTTCCTTTTCCTTTTGTTCTCGAACTTGGTCCACGTAAAGCCGATATTTGTCGGCAATCAGTGTACCGCAAGTGAAACATTTGATTGGGATAATCATTTTACTATTCTATTCGGTTATATTTATATCTCAATTTTTTTACATTCCTTGAGTAAAAATAGTCCAAACTGGCGAGTAATCTCTCCTGAGAATGGACTAAAGGGCATTTCTGGGTGAAACTGTACGCCATAAAAGGGATAATGCACATATTCAATCATATTGATAAATCCATTGTCCACGGATACAAAACGTATACCGGGCACTGGTTTCGTATCAAATCCCAAGGAGTGATGTTGTTGTGCACAAGGTGTACGAGCCATTTCATTCCGTAGTTTCAGAGGAAAGAATTCTTTCAGTCTGGAATGGTCCGGAAGAAAGGTAATCGTATCACGACTCATTCGGTAATGGAATTGAACATGATCAAAAAACTGTGCAAGAGGAACGCCTTTACCCAACAAGATGAGCATCTCAAGTCCTAAACAAGAACCCCAGATGGGGAAATAACGTCTGTGATCATTGTATTCTTGGGCTCGAAGAAAACAACGTTGTAGCGTCGTCAAAAACGTCATACGTTGGTTTCCTGAATATCGTTCTCGCTCGATTCCGCCTCCGGTCCATACGACCCCGTGAATTTTGTCCATTAGTTTGTGTAATGCCGTTTTTGTAATGGAATATGGAATGACGACGGCAGTGCATCCTATAGATTCAATCCATTGAATATAATTCTCTAGTTTGGGATGTTTGGGGAGTGCAATGATGCCAATCTTCATACATTATAGTGTATAATAATGTGTCGAATAATGCCTAATTTTTGTATAGGTTAACGTTAATGGAACTTCAATACCAAAAAGATAAACTCAAACGAAATCTAGAACACTTGCGCGAACGTTCGAGAGAAAATGACCTACTTTCAAGTGTCATTGTCGATTATGAGCGATATGAAGAGAGACTTCGTATGAAAGACCGAAAGCTGACTGAACAAAAAACTGCACACGAACAACATTTACAGATGTTGGATGCCTATATTCGAGATATTATGGAAACCAATGAATTAACGGAATCCGGACTGAATAAGATTACCTATGAAAACAATCGAATTTTGTCAGAGCTTGACCGACTAAGAACATCCTCACTTGAAGCGGGTACCGATGAAGCTAAAAAAACGGAAAAGGACGAAGAAGCTAAAAAGGATGAACCTGGCGAAAATGAAAGGGACAAACCTGGCGACAAACCTGGCGAAACTGAAATGGACAAACCTGGCGAAACTGACAAACCTGGCGAAACTGACAACCCTGGCGAAACTGAAATGGATAAACCTGGCGACAAACCTGGCGAAACTGAAATGGATAAACCTGGCGACAAACCTGGCGAAACTGAAATGGATAAACCTGGCGAAACTGACAACCCTGGCGAAACTGAAAAGGATGAACAAACTGAAAAACAGCTGAACAAACCGTAAAACGTACTTGAAGATTGTTCGGCAAATCAGAACTGTGAACTACTGAAAAGAGAGTCTAAGAACTATAGGAAAAAAAGAACAGTTCAAGTACTTGAATCACACATATCAAGTTGTCTTTTAGGAGCCGAATGCATCCAAGTCGCCAAACTGATTGTTCTCTACTCCTTGCTCCGATGCAGCCGTTCCATCCAGTCCATGCCTTGTCCGGTGTTCCTGCACAATCGCTTCGCGTTCTTCCAACGTCGCCGCTGCATTCCATCTCAGGCGGTCCTCCAGCGAGAGTCCCCAATAGGCGTTCGTTTGGCGGACCAATGGGGCTGGGCCCGGAATGTCCATTTCACTGTTATACTTTCAGTTTAAGTATTTGAACGAAAAGCGTTCAAATTTTTTTAAAGAAAAGGGTGACAAGTCTCCATCCACGTGAGTCGGAGAAATCCTGAACAGAGGATATTCATTGAGACCCATCCCAATTGGGATCCATTGCATTTTTACTCGCGGGTTCTGTTTCACCAATGTCGTGATACTTGTCTAACATCGTCACATCTCCAATGTTTTGATTTTGGGGATCTATACCAGGATACGAGTTTTGATTGTAAGGAGGATCATTCCTGGATGCATCGAGTAACAGGATGGGGTCCTGTTGTTTGTACACAATTTGATTTTGAGGGTCGTAACTCTTTTGCAAATAAAGCAACGGACACTTAATCCCCTGTGATTTTTGCCACGATACAAACTCGGTATATTCATCCAAGGAATGAAAGACCACTGGATTGACACCAGGTACATCGGCCAAATTTGTATTTTTTAACCAAATTTCGTTCCCATTTTGAATCAGTACATTGGGACATCGAGGACGAAACCCCTCCGTCATTTTATCGGTCGAATAGTTTAGACAAATGTACAGACCTAACAAAAAAGTGAAAAGTGCAAATAGCCATGACATAATTATAGCTATATAAAATATATACATAGGATATGTATAAGGTGCATACCCCTGAAGAAGTGAACAAACTAAAACATTTGCAACACAAGAAAAACTTACTTGTGCGGTTTATGATGAAGGGATGTCCTGGCTGTATTTACAGTCAAGACGATTGGGATAATGCTTGTAAACGTGCAGTTCTTTCGCCTGACGATGCCATGCTTGAGCTTGAATCTAACTTTGTAGAACACTTTCAAGAAATGATGCGTATGCGAAATACAAACGTGGAAATCGATAAATTCCCCACCATCTTATTCATACGCGGTCGTAGAGTGACCGAACTTCCGGGTCGTGATACGGATTCTATCTTGAACATGTTAAAAAATGCGAAACGTCCTCCCACACCAAAACGAACACCAAAACGAACACCGAAACGTTCTCCCACGCCAACACCCACACCGAAACGTTCTCCCACGCCAACACCCACACCGAAACGTTCTCCCAAACAGACACGAACACCGAAACGTTCTCCCAAACAGACACGAACACCGAAACGTTCTCCCACGCCAACACCCACCGAGTTAATCTAATACGAGTAAGGATATGTCAAGACTTCACAAACTTAAATGAAGATTATACGAAAGTACCGTGGTCGAAGGATTACGGTTCAGATTATTTCAAAATATCCATTAACCGAAAAATAATTTTATAACTGAGTCCAACGTGGTCAGAGGGTTTTAGTTTGGTCCATTGAGTGATTTGGGTATGGTTCTTTGGTTTTAAAAGGAATAAGTTTTCAACCATTTCATTCATACTGTTCTTGTCGTTGCTGTCTATGAGTACATCAATGCGTTCCATAATTAGACGAACCGTATCTTGATAATAAGATTCTGGAATGGCCTGCATCTCGGTTGCATGCACCAAAAACAGTGTAAACGTTCGACGTTTATCGTTCAATGCCTTCCATTCACAAAATAAGTCGTAATTCTCTGGGTCAACCGAATCAATCTTATGAAACGTATCTATATAAGAATGGTATTTCGTTTCAAATATTTCGGTAAAGAGTTCCCATCGAGACAGTAAATGATGAAACAGGGTTGCGTACGTTTTTGAACAAAATGCATTTTTCTCAACCATTGCAAAGAAGATGTCTGCAAATTCTCGAATGTCGACTTGGGAAACAATCTCTAAAATCATAGGGGTTTGAACGTCACAATTCGTATCCGTCAATTTATTGATTTCTCGAATCGCATCCTGTAGAGACGACTTATTTTGGACCATGACCGTAAAGACAGGTTGGGCACCTACACTTTTACACATACTCTGAATACACTGTTTTATACTTATGGGGAGTACATCACGATAGTTTTTTTCGATTCTGGAAAAATCTGCCAGCGTGTACATAAGGTATCATGATGATAAGTCTTTTAAATTAAAACTTAAACAATAAAACCGTATTTCAGGAAATGAGAGAATGGGACACCTTTCATCTGGATGTAAACATCTTACGGGGCATATATGCCAACGGATTTGAATACGCAAGTCCGATTCAAGAACGCGCCATTCCATTGATTTTGAGTGGCAAAGATGTCATTGCCCAAGCTCAATCGGGTACGGGTAAAACAGGTGCCTTTTGTATTTCCGCGTTACAACTATGTAAACCTATGGATGTACAGCAAGTGTTGATTTTATCGCCCACCCGCGAATTGGCCATTCAGACCCACGAAGTCTTTAAAAAATTGGCGGAATTCACGACCATTCGCTCCCATTTATTGATTGGAGGCACTTCGGTCGAAACCGATATTTATGCACTTAGAAAGAATCCTCAGGTGATGATTGGGTGTCCTGGGAGGGTGATTGATATGTTAACGCGCGGCCATATTCACAAAACATTGACAATGGTGGTGATGGATGAAGCCGATGAGATTCTTTCACAGGGATTCCAGCCTCAACTACAAACCATGTTCACGTATATCAGTGAAACCGCTCAAGTTGTGTTGTTCAGTGCAACCATACCCGAGACGTTACACGAGATTACCCATAAAATTATGCGAAACCCAGAAGAGATTTTGGTCAAATCAGATATGCTGACGTTGGAAGGCATTTCACAATTTTATGTGTCATTTGATAATGATGCAGATAAATTGGAAGCACTCCAAGATTTGTACGAGGGAATTGCCGTTTCCCAATCCATCATTTATTGTAACTCTGTAAAAAGGGTACAAAGCTTATATATTGCGATGAAAGAAGCAGGATATCCAGTATGCTGTATCCATAGTGATATGGAAAAATCCGACCGTACACTCGCCTATAATGAATTCAAGACGGGTAAATACCGTGTCCTCATTTCTTCAAACGTAACCTCTCGAGGGATCGACATTCAACAAGTCAGTGTCGTGATTAATTTTGACATTCCTCGGTGTGTGCACAACTATTTACATCGGATTGGGCGTTCGGGAAGATGGGGGCGTAAAGGTCTCGGTATCAATTTCATTACAAAATACGACAAGGAAATGATTCAGACGATTGAGAAACATTACAATACACAGATTTCTGAATTGCCTTCCAACTACGCTTCTCTTTTGAAATAAATTTATCGTTTTCGTAAAAGACAGAACAAGATATAAATGCCCAAGATACCCACACACGTCGCATACAATTGGATACTGGGTTCATTCGGTAAGGTCATTGCTTCAATACACGCTTTATTGGTGACTGGGTTGATGCGATTTGGAAACCAACACGGACTATAATCTACAATATCATCCTTCAAGACATATTCGCTTTCCGTCATCGCGTTGTTGTCAATGTCTCTTGTATCCATGGTGATTTGTTGACAATCCGTACCTTTGGAAAAAGCTGTAAATAGCTTGAGTGGATTGACATACGACATATCTTCGAGGGCGCCAGGTACTAATCCTCGCAAGTTATCCACTTGTGCTCCTGGCATGAAAGGGATGGATCCGCTGGGAATATTATTGATGTAGACAAAACGAGGTTGCGTGCTTCCATCTGGGGCAGTACACGTAGCACCCGTATTCATAAAATATTTGTTTCCGAGAGGAGCCACCGTTTGAGCACTCGACTGGCCAGTGACCAATACACCCACATAAGAGGTAATTGCCTTGACGTCATTCCCCAATGCGGTCAAGTTCCCCTTACTCGATGCACCTAATGCATCCGGTGATTTGATATATTTGTAATAAGGATAGTTTCGGTCTTCTGAATTGGAAGCAGAGACTTCATTGGCTATACTCATACCTAAGAGGTCTATTATTTATTCTGGATACTGTTCTTGTGGGTCTTTGGAGGGCATATTTTGTTGCAATTGATTGATTTGGTCCGTGGTTTGGTCATTTTCATCCTGAAGTGCATCAATCGATGCTTCCGTTAAAGTAACACCTGCAATCGATTCGTGTAATTGTTGAATGACCCCAGCTTGTTCTTGTACCATATCATAAGGGGACATATCCATAGGCTCGCGTACAGAATACAACATCAATAGTAGAAAGAGTGCAAATACAATCCACATATATTGAAGGATTATTTAAAAACAAGGGAAGATAAACTCTCAATGGAAGTGTGTTGTCTTAATTATATGGATGAAGAACGGCGGAACAAGATGACGGAACGATTCAATCGACACGGCATTTCTGTCTATTTTGTAGACCCCGTGTATCATACGGACCCTCGAATGGAAGGGCTGGACAAACGTGTCACTTCAAATATGCTAGGACATCTCGATTCGATTCGACATTTCTATGAAGATACCACAAAACCCTATGCCATCCTTTGCGAAGACGACATTCTCTTGTCCAAACATTTTGCAACCGATTTACCGAACATTATAGAACGATACAAGGTACTGAAGTTAGACGTACTTCTTTTAGGCTATTTATTACCCATACGATTGACCCAAGATACTCCGGGGTTTGAACGCTTGGATGAAATAGAGGGGTATACCTTTTATGATTTTCATCCCCAATTGTGGGGTTCTCAAATGTTCTTGATTCATCGCGAACACGCCAAGTTTTTATTGGATAAATACACCATTGCCTATGCAAAAGCAGACCTGAATAGACCTTATAGCGCAGATTGGACCCTCACCAAGGATGGGAAAAAGGCATTGCTGTATCCAATGTTGGCTCTGGAAGAAGGTACGGAAAAATCGAACCATAAGGCCCACAGTGACTTTCATCGGAAGTGTTTTACGACCAACTACAGTGATGTGTATGTTTAACACTCATCCTCATTCCCCCAAAAGGTTTCTGTTTTTTCGGGTTCACTTTCAGGTATAATTTTGGCAATTTTATCCAGGATCATATCGAGTCGTGCACACGTTTGGTGACACATCGAGTAAGTCTGTTTTAAATTGTCAATCCCCGAGACGGCCTTTTCAATATACGGAAGAATCGAGGAGTCGGTACGATATAAATGAATGGCACTATTGATGACCTTGTTCAAACAGTTAATCATATCGTTTCGATTCTCTTGACGTCTCCATCGACGAATGCATTCGGGGACCAAATAGGGGGTCTCAATGTCTAAAAATTCTCCACGTGTACTTACCTTTTGTCCCTTTTTGATTTGGCGAATGACGTTTAGATTGACAATGATTTCCTCGGGTTCCATACACTCCAACAAGACTATTTTTTAATAGTATTATAATGTATGAAGAAAAGGTCTAGACGAAAACGGTTAAGGAATAAACGTACTAGGGGGGGGTAACGATGATCCAAGTGTCTATATGCAAGTCAAGGAACATTTGCGGGCTATCCTACATATCATTGATACATCCGATCAGGACTTTTCGTTTCTCAGAGTCGTAACTGAAAGAATGCTAACACTACAAGAAAATAATAATCCACGTTACAGACTGGAACTTGGTAGATATGGAAGCATGGCTGGACAAGACCCCTCTAACCGTGAAATTCGTGATCACGCGATAATTATAACTAATCTTGTCAGACGCGTAGGAAATAATGCTTAAACCTCTCCTAAAAAAACATAAACAGACCCATCTAGCATGAATAGAATGAGTGCTTATACCAAACAAAATGATTTGTTGTTGGATAATCTAACGGCCTATTACGGGGAGAATAACTTTCAAAAACTAGATCATATTCTAAAAATATTGAATGGGGAATCCTCCATTTCACTCCGTATCATCGATTGGTTTGTCACCAACTATTCTAAACAAATGTATGTGGTGTATGATTTATCCAACGGTCAACGTTTCAAAGTCTACAACGACTATAAACTCAAATTAAAGGCATACTCCAAAAAGAGATTTGACCCCTTTTGTCGATGGGACAAGATTGTCATTCCTTACCGGAACAACCAATTCATTCAAACCACCATTGGACAATTGAATTTTTTCAAATGGGTTATTGACTATGAAATCATCGAGTACATTGAACAACACTACGAGGACATTGAAAGTGATATGAATAGTCGAAATAGTACGGCGAAACCTAAAACCGAAAAAAACAGAAAACGGCGCGAGGAACTCTCCATCTCTGCTTCAAAAAGTATCAAAAAGGAAACGATTGAGGTTTCTCTCACCTTTAATTAAAACCGTATAAATGTGTCATCGTACATCTTTGCAATGACCATCGTGACCGCCTTTATTGTATCCACACGTCCGGAACGTAGTATATTCACTCGAATTGAATGCCTATCGAGACCAGTTCACCCAGTTTGAATTAACCACGGATAATCCGCGTAAAGACACTTTGGATTATGTGATTTTAATATGCTCCAAAACTGAATGGATGCGCAAGGCGATCCAGTTGAATCCATTTCATACGGAACATTTTGTATGGGTTGACTTTGGAATCCATCATTTATTTGGGAATAATCCACTCAGTATCCAATCACTGCACTATGAAGGGGACCAGGTTCGGATTGGGCGAATTTGGGATCCTACTTATGTTAGAAATCCAGAGGATATATACCACAAGGTTGCTTGGTATTTCGCGGGGGGTGTATTTGGTGGAAAACGAAAGGCGCTACTTGATTTTGACATCCAGATGAAAAAAATGCATTGAAATCATTCAAGAGAGAAAGGGTCTTATGTGGGAAGTGAATGTATGGAGACTTATTTATCTGGAGAATCCTCAGTTGTTTTCTTTGTATGAATGCAATCATAATCCCTCTCTTCTTTTTAATTATACACAGTAAGTATGTTAACGGGTATTTACAAATATATTGATTCCTGCCTTATTCGAACTCGTTCCAATCAGACGGTTCTATTGTTTTTACCACCCACGGCTATGGAAAACAGGTGGATATTAAAAAAGGAAATGTCTCAATTGTATCGGGTTCTGCCATTTGATGTCTTGATTAACGTTCAATGCATTTACGAAGGTTTACCAATTCACGCGTCCATAGCATCTCTATCGTGGTACGCTTCAGTTCTTCCAAACTCTTGGATACAGAAGCGTGTTCTGCTTCCAATTCGGCCACCTTTTCTTGGGACACGCTGTCCATCGGCATTTTGATGAGGTAAGTATATCCATCGTGTTCTTCAATCTTGAGTTTTTTCAAGGCAGCGACAATTTCTTCGTGTGTTTTACGTCTCAGGTCCAGTGCATCCGACAAGATGGCACGAATGTACTTGACCTTGTGTGTTAGTTTGTGTAGCGTCCGTTCCAAGGCCTCTTCTTGGTAGACCTTTCTCTTGCCGTACGTTTCATGTCGAACCTTGTAAAATGCATCCATGATATCATAGACCGAGTCGTACTTACACAATCGCTCCTCTGCATCGAACAAGTTCATATTGTTGGTACCCAGTACGCGCACCAACTTCAACGTTTTCTCGATATCCACTGGTGCCAACAATTTTACGGTAATGTCCACGACCGTATCGGTACTGTTGTCCGTGTAATCCTTGAGAATCGTTCCGATGCTTTCTTCCAGAAAGGCCTTGTAGTCCACCGTCCACGTACCAATCGGCAACTCTTGGATCCGAACCACCAATTCTTTCACGGTGTAGACTCCGTGGACAATACATTTTCCATTCACCATTTCCACCCGTCCTTTGAATCCTCTGTAATGAGGAATCCATTCGGGACGAACATCGATACCTTTATGGCGTTCGAGTAAATAATCGATGATTTGAATCGGGTTGTAACAGAGTACATTGGTACTGGTGCCCGTGCCAATGCCACAACAACCATTCACCAACACCATCGGTAGAATGGGTACGTATTTCACCGGCTCCACTTTCATGCCATCGTCCAACACATAGTCCAAGACCGCATCGTCTTCCGGTGGGAAAATCATCCGTGTATACTTGCTCAACTGAGTGAAGATGTAACGTTCGCTTGCACTGTCTTTCCCTCCCTCCAGCCTCGTCCCAAATTGTCCATTGGGTGTCAACAAGTTTAGGTTGTTCGAACCCACGTAATCTTGTGCCATATTCACAATGGCTCCATTCAAACTGGCTTCACCATGATGGTAGGCGGAATGTTCCGAGACGTACCCACTAAACTGCGCCACCTTGATTTCACTCTCCAACCCCTTTTTAAAGGCTGCAAACAGGATTTTACGTTGACTGGGTTTGAATCCATCAATGGCGTTTCCAATCGAACGTTGACAATCGTAATTTGAGAAATGACTGAGTTCATCGTCAATGAATTGGGTGTACGAAATGGATTTGGTATCCGTATTGAGACACCGGTCCTTTGAATAGCCTTTCAACCATTCCTTGCGATGTTCTGCCCGCTTCTTGTTGAACGTTCGGTCAATGGCATCGTCGCATTCGGGTTTCCATTCGAAATGCACAATGTGCTGTTCTTTCTGTTGAAACAAGGCGATGAATTCTTTGGAGGTACTTGTACCTAACCCTTTGTAATACTTGACCGTCCATCCTTTGGGGTTTGCCTCTTTCCAAGCATCATACTGTTGTTCATTGTAGAAGGAGAGTTCTTTGACACCCTTTTTCACCTTGATGATGGGGGTATTCATAAATCCAATGAATCCAGGTTGTTGCAGAAGAGACTTCCATAAACTGCCAAACAGATTGATGCCGAGTCCTTTGATGTGGCTACCATCTTTGTCTTGGTCCGTCATAAACAAGACTTTTCCGTACCGAAGCTTTGCGCGAACGTCTTCGGGGGTGTAGACACGTCCGATTTCCAATCCCATAATTTGCTTGAGTTCGTGAATCTCTTTGTTCTCATTGATTCGAGAAATGGCTTCATCACGTACATTGAGGGTCTTTCCACGCATCGGATACACTCCATAATAGTCTCGGTCGGATTTGGACAAGCCAGAGATGACACTCGCTTTCGCGGAATCTCCTTCACATAAGATCAAGGTGCATTTGTATGCATCTACGGTACCGGCACGATTTGCACCCGTGTATTTCGGAATGCCTCGAATCGTTCGGGTTTTTGCCCCATCGTGCTTCTTGGCTTGAGTGGCCTCTTTTTGTTGAATTCGCTGAATCGCTGCTTCCATCAATCCCATTTTGGCCACTTTGTCCACAAATTTATCACTGATTTCACAAGTCGATCCAAAGACGCTAGGTGGAGTCGTGAGGCAATCCTTCGTCTGACTATCGAAACTTGGATTTTCAATGGAACAGTTCAACATCACAAACATTCGTTCACGTAGAAGATTGGGTTTGACTTCAACCTTCTTCTTCTTGAAAATGTAAGCAACTAGTTTACGAATGAGTTGATTCATCAAATATTCCACGTGTTTGCCTCCCTTTTGCGTGTAAATGCCATTGACGAAGGAAACTTGGGTGAATTCATCCGCCATCGCGACAATATAGGACCATCGTGGACACTCTTCAAATGCTCGCGGTGCATCTCCAATGTAGAGGTCTGCATACTGCGTGAACGTTTGGGCCGGCAACAATACGTCGTTGAAACTCACTTTGACTTTCTTACCCGTAAGTGCAGCAATGTCTAGCAAACGTTTTTCAAACAGTTGGGACATGGATGGGTCGAGACCAGGCAATCCAAAACGGGCATAATCGGGGGTAAAGGTCACTGACGTGTACGGTTTCTTTTTGTAAGGTGTAATGACAGGAGGTTCAATGACGCTTAAATTGTTTCGATAGACTTGGGTGTATTTCAACTGACGCACCGCATCCACGGTTTCAATCTTGGCATAGGTAGACCAAATGATGACGAGTTTTACACCCAGACCATTTTTCCCACCGACTACCTTTTTTTCTTTCGAATAGTTGGTAGAAGTCAATAATTCGGTAAAGACCATTTGAGGAATGTAGACATCATAAGTAGGGTGAATGGCGACATCGATACCGGGGCCATCGTTCATCACCGTAATGGTTCCATCTTGAATGTTACATTTAATGAACGTGACTGGCGTGGGGGTATCTTGTTTACGGACGTGCTGGTCGTTTGCATTGACTATGACTTCATCAAATAATTTATATAATCCAGGAACAAACGGGTGTTGAATCTGAACAATCTTGTCTCCTTGACGTACCCAGTTAGACGTTTCAGACGATTGGGCAGAGCCAATGTACATGTCGGGTGCGTGAAGAATGTGTTCGACTGCGCTTTTGCGTTCGTACATCGATTCGAGGCTCATGATTGAATATACGTTGGATAAAGAGTTGCAAACCAATCAATTTTTTATCAAAAAAAGGAAGAGAATTATTCGAAACACACCTCAAATTGAACGCGAGTATTTTCTAGGTTTGCTGGATATATCCCTTGGTCTCCATAGGTCCAAGATTCCGTCGATGTATGAAAACAGAACAATATCGTTCCTTCTGTCTCCAACTCTTGATACATCTCTAAAATCTCTGCCATTTCATCTTCATCATCCGCTAGACGTTCAATGTAATCTGGGTCAAGATGGATAATCTTTTTTGTGTCACGAAGTTCGATACGCTGAACTGCATTGTTCCCAATTAGACTTCCCCACGCACGAAGAATGCGATCATCTTCGACATGTGCAGGCACACAAAGATTGCGCCCAAGGAGTATCAGATCATTTTCATATTCCAGTTCCATGGTGTTGTAAATGGATAACTAAGTTGAAACACTTTCAATTTTATATTAAACAGACACAATAGGTTAAAATATGGTGGAACTCCTTGAAGTCTTTGGGTCGGATTTGACGGTCGTGAATGCGGCGCGCGTCTCTTTTCATAAAGAATCGCACGAGATGACGCTTCAGGACGAAAAACTCATCAAATATTTGGCAGAACATCAACATACCAGTCCTTTTTTTCATCCACAGTTACAATTTCGGATGAAAATGCCCATTTTCGTTGCCCGTGAATGGTTTCGCCATACGGTTGGATTTGCACGCAACGAAATGAGTCGTCGTTACGTAGATTCGTCGCCTGAAATATGGACGCCAAGTGAATTCCGACAAAGAGATCCCAAAGTCAAACAAGGGTCCAAATCTGAATCGATCGAGAAGAATGAAGAGGCTGGTCAACTGTATCGACAAACCGTAGATGCTTCTGTAAAGACTTATCATGCGTTAATGGACATGGGGGTTGCACCCGAAATGGCTAGGTCTGTCTTGCCTCTCAGTTTGTATACGGAATTTATAGAAACGGGTTCATTAGCTGCCTATGCCCGTTTGTGTAAATTGCGTTTGGACCCATCTGCACAGAAAGAAATTCAAGAGTATGCACAACAAGTACACGATTTGATTGCTGAAAAATTTCCCATTTCTTGGAAACATCTTATGTAAGAATATGCGTTTCACAAGAAAAGAACATTCGCAACGTACACGAAAAATTGGATATACCCTCTAAATCGATGCTCTGGTATTCTGACGAAGAATGACAACGAAAGAATCGGTGTACATGAAAAAAAGTAAGTTGATGGGATCAAAGATTATATTTTTGGATACGTACAATCTAAAATATAATGGTCCTTTCTTCCACACCGAAAACAACATCCATCTTTTACAAATTGTTTAGTATGGTCTTTTGTTAATTTATGTTTGTGTTTCTATTTTGTTGAATTACAATATTTTTTATGATATTCGCCATCCATAAGTTTTCGGTTACATTTTGTGCAAAACCACCAGTTATCTGGCTCTTCATCAGAGCTTTTACAAATAGCGTCGAGACTTAGAACGTCCATTTCTTATTTCTATTATTTAATAAAAAGATTTCAATTTTAATCCTCACAATTACTTAAATTTAAAGTATGGACTTTTCCTAATGCAATTCATAAAAAAAATAAATATAAATTAATGAATAGAGATGATATTTATATCTTTATATATGGCGATTTTACTTTTATATAAAATTGAATATAAATGTATTCATTATAATCCGTAAACATGAAGCCCGTCTTTATTCCGCACCCAGAGACCGATTGGGTTGAAGTGTCGATTCACGCAGAGGTGATTTACTTAGAATCACATCTGGATAAACTTGATTGGGAAGAACTCTCAAGAAACCCAAATGCGATTCCTTTGTTGGAACAAAACATGGACAAGATTGATTGGCTTTGGTTCCTTCACAATCCCAATCAATATCCTTTCTTGAAAAAACACTGGGGCCATGCACAAGAAAAAATCAATTGGAATGTCTTGTCTCGAACTCCAGAAGCGACACCCTTCTTGAAGGAACATTTGGATAAAATAAATTGGTATTATTTGTGTCAAATGCCAGATGCCATTTCACTGATTGAACAACATCCAGACAAGATTGATTGGGGGGGGTTATCATGTAACTCTGCAGCCATAGACCTCTTGACCCAAAACCAAGACAAGATAAATTGGCGCACGTTGTGTGAGAATAAGAATCCAAGAGTCATACCTCTCTTGGAATCACGCATTACCGAAATATTCTCATACAATTTACGTGTAACCGCTTTCGACCAAAACATCTGTTGGTATCAGTTAAGTATAAATCCAATCGCGTTGCCTCTCTTTGAAAAATACCCTGGCAACATACATTGGAATAACGCATGTAGGAATCCAGCCCTAGTGCCTCTCTTTGAAAAAAACTTGCATCATGTGATATGGCACTATTTATGTATCTATATCAACGATATGTCCTTCCTGGAAAAACACATAGACAAACTTAACGCCGAATGCTGGAGTGAGTTGTCCAAACGTGCGGTCGCGGTTCCTCTTCTGGAAAAATATCCAGAACATATTGATTGGGTCCGTTTGTCTCTTAATGCCGGCGCCATTCATTTACTTGAACAATACCCCGAGAAGATAGATTGGGGCTTCTTGTCCGCCAATCGAAATGGGAGTCATCTCTTGTTTCGTCTGGATCATTTGCGAATGCGAGAAGACAATGATGCCTTTAAAGAAGAACTCACGGCTTACGTGTTTGAGCCTGGTCGGTTGATGCGCCTCTGTACACATTTTGACATCGACTTTCGAAACTATCTTCAGGTGTATTAGTGTCTGGTATGTGCTTCACGTCTATTGTATGAAAAGAAAGACTAAACGAGGTGAATGCGAAGGATGAACAATGCACATTCTTTGGCGGAATATACGTCTTCTTGAATTTTCGGAATGGTACTGGGTGTGGTATACATTTGGTAAGGCACAATATTGAGTTTGCTAACCTCTACTTGATGCGAGATCTGTTCGACAAACAACCCATTCAAAAAAATATCGCGGATATCGGCGTGTACATCCAAATATACATTGTTGTCTTCGTCCATTTCGACGTTGGGTTTACACAATACGGTAAATTCATCGTAGATGAGTTCGTGATGCCATAACGGAATGGAGTATTTACGGCCATTGTGCGTATAAATATAGACGTGTTGTTGTAACAAATCATTCAAGGTAGGCTCGAGGATGATAATCGGTGGAATGTGTTTTTGTATCGAGACAAATACAGATTCAGGAATCATATCCTTGTAATCTAACAAGAGTGTATAGAGAGAAAGTAGAATTTGGGGGTCTAATGCGGAGAGGACGAAATGAATCGAAGAATCGAACAAGAGGGGTAGAATGGGATCGGTATGATTCGACAAGAACTCATAGGCTTCTTTGAGTTCCAAAAATTCTTCAGTGTTTCCTTGCTTGTCCGGATGACATTTCAATGCCTTTTTGTAGTATAGTTTTTTCAGTTGCTGAGGTGTAACGTTATGCGTCACCCCCAACAAAGATTGGGCACGCTCTCGGTTCATTAGCTTCTATTCGACGTTTGCCTTTAAATCGTCAAGGCCACTTTTCGAAATATTTACCGGCCATTCCACACTTCTGTTCGTTTTTTCGACAAAGGTCGGCATATTCATAGCTAACTCGTCCGTTTTCGTCGATTTCTCCAAACCTTCTACACTTACTGAGGCGGTCCGTAAAGGGATGGTTCCGCGGTTCAAAATACATACACTGTTTACAGTTTGAAAACAGTTTCGTATCGTGACGCAGCGCCATGAATATCGATAGGACACGCGATCGGTTCATTCGTATGTATTCAACGATTGTCTTTAAATAGATTATCGTTTAGACCGCCGAGACCTTCTAGACCGGGTTCTACTTCGTCCACCAGTGGCTGCATGCATATTCATTAACTTTCCATCCACATTCATAATATCCGCATTGCTAATATGTGTCAATGTATTTGCAGCTTCATTCATCTGAATCTCTTCTTTCAACTGGTCATTGTATCTCTGAGCTAACATGGGTTGTGTCAAATTCTCACCGAATATATTGAATCCATTGTTGACCAAATTTTTTAAGCGTTGGGAATATTCCATAATGGAATGTGAATCTGGAAAATATATGTTACCATCAACCAAATGTCCTAGATAAACTTTTCCGGGTTCCCATCCTGGAGCATTCTCGCTTATAAAAACAACGAATTCATAGTATATCGCAATATTTTTTCCCCGATAAAATTGAATTGTATCGTTAGTCTATCGTACATAATCCTAAAATGCAATCGAGTCTACCAACCGCAAGCGCGGAGGACATTCTGCATCTCTTGAATCTCGATCGAGAGGAAGACTATGAGGTGGATTTAGTGTTGCGCACATTGGACGAACTTGAAACCGCTGAACTGATTGAGCGAAATGGAAATCCGTTCGATGATAGCATCATGTTTATCGCAAGACCCGGGTTGAAATGGTCTGAATTCAACCACATTGACGAACCAATCAAAAAGACCATTCTCCTATTGTTGGTCGAAAATCCAAAGACGTTCTTCGTTCTCCAGAATACCCAGTCTGGTAAGATGAGGATTTGTGCATTGGAGATGAACCAATGGTCGGAACGCACCGACATCAAGCCGGTTGCATTCTTCATTACCCAAAATGATCGAACGCTGACCGAACAGTCTGTCGATGGATTGACTACACTATGTGGGAATTGCAAGATCTTTACCTTGTCAAGCAACAGCAAGCAAACGTACGAAGATATCAAGTCCTATGTCGATGCATATGCTGCAGATGAGGACGGTGAATACAAAATGCCCATCATTGCCGCATTAGCCAACGATACACAGAACCGAAAGATTTTGACACTATTGGCCCACATTTTGCGAAAAGTTCGCCGCAATTCTCGACTCCGGTACAGTATGATTTTTGACGAGGCCGATGATACCTATCCCAAGCTTAGAAAAATGTCCATTCGTATTGACGATGTTCCGATGTGTTATTCCCAGTTCATTGTGGACAACGACGACGCATTGCATCGCATCGGTTTCGTTTCTGCGACGGAAGGGGAATTGTTGGAGGAGGATTTCCCCGAATGTGCAAATGCCTACCTGTATCCAGTCGATCACGCAGGCAATATGTATTACCGTGCAGCGCATCACCCCGATTCCGAGTTTCGCATCGAACCTGTCCCCTCCAAAATGACAAACAATGCCTATGCTGAAAAGTTGATTGACGACCACTTGGCTTACTTCACTACCCCGAACGGTACCTATTTTAGAAAAATCATCGTGAACTCGAACGCCAAGTCATCCGATATGACCAGTTTGGCTCGTTTCGCCAATTCGCGTGGCTTCCATGCGTTGATTTTCAATATGTACGGTATCAAAACCTATATTTCCGGAGAGAGCGTTCAGACGTTTCGAACCAAAGGACGAAGGTTCAGTGAAGTACTGTTTGAGGTCTACAAGTCCTTGAAGCTGGAAGACAAGCCACTCCTCATCATTGGAAGACGAAAGGTGGATCGCGGCTTAGGGTTCCACTATGCTCCCCGTGATGGCAGTGAAGGACTCATCTGGACAGACATCATCCTAGGTAAGATTGAAGACGTCCATACAGCGGTCCAGAAAGCAGGGCGATTGGCCGGCATCATTGCACAGTGCCCGCAATATTACGGGAAATGTACGTATTGGACTGACGAACACACTCAACGCGACATCTTGCGCCACAATACGATTGTCGATGAAGCCAATAAGCTGACTGGATGCACTACATTGCAAGCCGTTACACGTGGAACCGAAAAGGTGAATGCCTTTCTGCCAGAATTTACGAAACCCCCGAAGGAGGTCAAGCCACCGAAACCATCCAAGCCAAAGACGGATCCAACTGATTTTGCGCATGTCGTATTTGATTTACAAGAAGATGCAATTGTATATGCAAAAGAACAGTTTGGGATTACGTTGCGTAAACGGGTAGACGCGATTGCATCTGAGGGATTTCAGTGCAATGGCCAAAATCCAACACTGGAGGAGATTCAAAGACGCCAACCGGGATTGGGACAGACCTCATTCGTGGTTCGAATGGTTCCCAACATTGAGAAACAATGGGTAGTCTATTGGAGACCTTCGCTTGCGCCTCAATCGAAGATTTGAGCGGTTAAAAAAAATATTTTTTTTAAATGTCAATATAGGAAAGCTTTGCGGGTGCAAACACTTCTTTCACTTTACGGAAAGCAAACGTGGTATTCAAGAAGGACAATTCTTTTTGTCCCTCGGTCATTGGTTCATTGGTATGATACTCTTCAAACGGAGTTCGGTGGATTAAATCAAACCCATATTGTTTCATCACGGATTCAAAATAGGGGAAGAAGACCAACCATTCCTCGTGTTCACGTTTAATCTCAGCTTGTAATACTTTAATCGTGTATCCCAGACACGATTCGTTCATTACGACCCCACGGTTCTTATATTCTTTGGTAATTTTACAAATTAAATCTTCGTCACGAATCTCAAGAACGGGTTTATCTTGTAGTAAATCAAACACCTTTTGTCCATCGTAACACGTGCCTACGAATACACCGTTCATGGTGGTACATTCTGCTACATTTTGGACGAACTTGGTCAAGGTGGTAATGTTCTTGAACATATAGTGCACTGCAAATTGAATACTTGCGACGTTGAACCCGTGGGTCGCTTTCCCATAATGGGCATCAATGCCCTTGCCTAAGTGTCGTTTCGGGTCCAACCCAAAGATCGAACGAACGATGCATTTGTGATATTCTTGTTCGATGCCTTCACCAGTCTTGATGTTTAAGGTACTGTTTCCTTGAACAAATATCCCCCTGGTATTGTAGTCAGTGCGCTTATGTCCATCGCTTGTCCACCCCCAAGCCTCCAAGTATCGTTCACACACACCATTTTTTCCCGTAATGCTTTTTTCGTCCAAGTCAATGCCTAAGATAAACGAGGCCTTTTTCACTTTGGACAAATCGCCACCTCGACCCACTGCAAAATCAATGACTGTACATTTGTCGGTCACATAATCATTCAATAATTTACGTTTCACCTCGTTGTGAAACTTTCGATATCCATTGCTCTTTTGTTTCTCATCGTCCGCATAATACGATGTGACTTGATGGTCTTTGGTGCGTAACATTTCTTCCGTAATGGGATGTTGGATGGTATACCAATTGCTGGAGGCAGTTGTAAATCCGTTTGGTTTTGTTTTGTCCCAACGAACGCGTAGAGGTATCCATCGATAATCCAATTCCTTGTCCTTCTCGTATCTACATTCTACGATTCTTCCGTGTTCGATAATCTCTCCTTTTTCGGTAAATATTTTTCCATCTCGTGAAGGTAGATTCGTGACGTGTGAATCCGGACACGATGGATTCCCTGGTTTAAAGAGAACTTGTTTGTCGGTCGGTCGATTCACTTCATACCCTTCAAAGATGCTATGCATCGTATTGGCCAATACATCTCGAACATTAAAACCAACCATCAAGTTCACTCTTTTGTAGGTTGAGGCATTCGCCATTCCGGATTTATACGCATCTTCTCCAAAGTGTACCATAAAGTCGATGGTATTGTCTTTGGGTGGTTTCCATTTTAGATTCAGGTACCAATCGGACCCTCCTTTGGGAAGGGAAGTCACCGTTCTCGTCATGCCTACTCCATAAAGAGCGGGTGTGAAAATAAGTCCATCCGTCTCGTATGGAAATCCTCCTTCTTCAATCCGGTCTAACAACGTGGCACAAGACTCAGGTGTACTTTCCAAGAAAATCTTTGCTGCAACTACGAGTTGGGGCGCCGTAAATTTGTTGGCGATATGATTCAATTGCTTCAATCGGTGGTCCCCATCTGCAATAAACGGGAGAGTTCGAATATCGCCCTCTTTTTTCCCATTATAATAAAGGTCAAAGGCAAAATAACTGTTGATTCGGTTGTGGGTTTTATCCATCGTGACGTGTTCTCCATCCATCAAGACATTGTTCATTTTCTCGAGACCTGATATTCCAGTGTACTCTACATCCAGACTACCCGACACAATAAAATACGCCTTCCCGTGAACCACCAATAACATTTTGCGTTCTCCATCTGCTTTTTCAGTGACGGCAAAGTTTTCATAGATGTTATCGGGTCCGACCAAATTGGACGCTTGCAAAGAGACGGGTCTGGGACCAATAAAACCATCGGAGTGAGTAAGCAATTTGTATGCCGCCTGTACAGAGATGATTTCCTTTTTTCCGATAGGATAATTCGACCGTTGGATGCCTCGCAAAGCATACGTGATGGCACGCTGAATTTGTTCAGGCACATTCCCACGTGCAAACTCCACCTCGATTTCATACATGGCAGGAACGGTGAAGAGGCCTTCTAGAGTGTCCGTCGTACGCACAATCGTACAATCATACTTGAAAGGTACCGTGTCCGAAAACAAACGAACCCGGTTCATCAAACGATAGGTTTTTGGGCCGTGCATCTCTGGACGCGTATCCAATTTGGTTTCTGTACCCAAGGTTAATTTGGTCCAATAGTCTTCCAGAAGGGCAGAACCCGTACGTTCTTTGTGGATGAACGTGGGATTGATCAGTTCGTCCGTTCGACAGAAATGTTGGATGCTCTCTATTCCAGTCAGTTCAATACGTTTGGTTTCATCGTTCCTATGTTGTTGAATACGGAGAATATCCTTCCCTTCCTTGGACTCCATCTTAAATCCTGCCATGAGTAACCATTGAATCACCTGATTGTAATGCATTTTGGTGACCTCACGTCCCTTGATCTGGGCCTCAAATTCATACTCTACGGTTTCCGTGTTTGCCGATTCGTTAAACTGGGCAATCAATCTGTCCATTTCTATGTTGTATATACATATTATTGTTTTTAATCAATTTTTATATTATGAAAAGGTATGAATGCCTTTGCAACCAGGGTTATACTGATATTTTTCTTATTTATCCTAACGTATGCCGGTAAAAAAGTATGTGAATGGTCTTCTCGTAAACGTTTAAAATCGTCGTAATTTCTTTACCTTTTCACATAAGTCAATGGAGTGCATCAACTTCATATAACATCGTACACATACAAGCACATCAATCATGGAGCTGTGGAGATTGGCCGCTTCTTCTTGGAACAAGAATTGGTGCAAGAACCCGAGTCTTGGATACTTACCCAGACCACATAATTTAGTCGTAGATTTCATTGTACAATAGGTGGGTTTTTCGAGGACAAAGGGAATCTGATTTCGCAAGCATTCTGCCTTCAAGACAGTAATGTCATAATGAAGATTGTGTCCCACAATTAAGTCGCATTGCTTCATACATTCTTGGAAGATGGCAAATGTTTTTGCAAACGAGTGTCCTCGAACCTTGGCCATTCTGGTCGTGATACCGTGACAGTTTGTACTTTCAGGAGGTACTTGAATGGGACAGTGGATGTAATAGTCGTATTCGGTCGATTTGTAAGTCATTGTATCCAATACGATCCAACTGAACTGTACCACGTAGGGGAAGTATTCCAAGGTACTTTCTTCCACCGGAAGTTTGAAATTGAACAATCCAGTGGTTTCGGTATCAACCGCCATTAGTCTCATTTCTTTATGCGGAACATGGGTAATCGAACCAGTATCAATTTAATCTCAAAATAATGCGGTTGATTTGCATTATTTGGCGAATGTATTAAACGCGACTCGGAACATACGAATTTTATATTTAATGTATGTCTAGTTTTTCGGATTTTTCGGGCCTTCGTGAAAAACAAAAGTTCGTCCTTACTATATCCGGAAAAAAATATAGGGGAAGTTCTCGAATACAATACACGACAAGAAATGAACGAATTAATAAATGTGTACGATTATGAGACAAACCAAGTTGACCTATTCAGAACGTTTGAAGTGAGACCGGGTGATAGTTGGAAGAATCTTGTAGAAGATTTTCGATATGAACACGAGATTAAACCCGTATACAAAGCATACAATAGAAAGAATCTACAAAACCTTCGAGAAACGGTAGAAAATAGTTCATTGGAAAACAAATATTCATTTTCGAAACTTGGACTACATAAAGATACACATCAACTTAGAATGGAAGCGTTTATCAACCGGGCATCCAAGTCCAAAACTATTCCTAGATTTCCACCCGAGGTTATTGAGAAGATAACAAAATTTGGTGGGACGCGGCGTAGAAAGCGTTACAAGAAAAAAAACAAATAAATATCGATAGTATGAGTTGTTTGTTCAACAGTTTAAGTCATTTTATCCCCGAGAATAGTTTTGTCCTACGACAAAAAATTTGTGATTATTTACTAGAAAACAAACCCATTATTGACGGATTAGATACGGCCTTTGTGCTATCCATGGAACAACCCAACTATATACAACAAATGAGGTCTACGAATACCTGGGGCGGGGGAATTGAAATACAATGTGCTTGTAACTTATGGGAACTACGTGTTCTGGTTCGAAACGACCGCGATCACGGGCGCATCATCGAATTTATACCACTGTCCGGCAAGGTTTCTAAGACGATTCGGTTGTATTGGACAGGAGGCCATTATGAACCTATTCGCGAATCACATTTGGAGATATAAATACACCACCACCACAATAATGGCGAGCGTATACACGATTTTCTTCTTTTCTTGAAATAATCGTTGCAGCTTGGTTTGTTTCGGCTCGAAATGGCGTAAGAATTCATCATAATGTTCCGATAGGGGCATGGTCGGACGGTCCAATCGTTTATTGACGAGATTATGCATATGGTGCATCCATTGGATAAAATCGGTACGGTTGTCTAAATAGGGAGTGACGGGATTGTCTGTCAAGAGTCGTTGGAATGTATTGGCCATGGAACGATTTGGTATAAATTCGTGCAGGTTGTGAATGAAACGATGGTATATCTTTTTTTGAATACTGGTAGGATGCTGAGGATAGTTAAATGCCATGGTGTGTAACATAAACCAATAGTGGGGTCCCCATATAGATGGGTCCATTTGTATTTAAACATATAAAACAAACTTACCAAAAATGAATAAATGTAATAATTGTGGGCGTTCATGGCATGTCTATAAACATTGTAGGTCTCCCATTACAAGCAATGGGATTATCAACATCAACGAAGAGAAGAAATATTTAATGATTTGTCGGAAGAAATCGTTGGGGTATGTAGATTTTTTGCGAGGGAAGTACTCTCTTACGTCCACAGCACATCTTATCAACTTAATCGAAGAGATGACGCTACAAGAGAAGGAAGATGTGTTGACCAAATCGTTTAGTGAGTTGTGGCATGATTTATGGGGGGTCAAACCAGATGGAGGGTCGGATGCAATGCTTGCGAGTGAAAAATTTTCTTCCATCGTACAGGGATGTATCATTGAGGGTGAACGTGTTACGTTATCGTCCTTAATTCAATCCGTCTCCACGACTTGGACCGAACCGGAGTGGGGATTTCCTAAAGGGAGACGTAACAATTACGAAACAGACAGTATGTGTGCGCTAAGAGAATATGAAGAAGAAACGGGCTATGATAGATCAGACCTTAACCTCATTCGTAACATTATGCCCTATGAAGAAATATTCATTGGGTCCAACTACAAATCGTACAAGCACAAATATTTCATTGCTCGAAGTAATGCTAGTCAACCGAGAAAAGGATTCCAAGATAGCGAAGTGAGTAATCTTCAATGGTTCACGTATGAAGAGGTTCTTGCAAAAATACGACCCTATAACGTGGAACGTAAGCAAATTGTGACGTTGGTTCATTCTATGCTAGATGAGTACGTCACAATAAATTAATATATTAAGAATACATATGCAGGTTGAAAAACTAGATTGGATTATGATACCTTATGCAATGGATACGTTCCCTTTGATCCTAGACGAATCGTTTATGGAGAAACTAACCCAGTTTGCAGACTTTAATATTCAAAGTGTCATTCACAAACCCAAAAATCAAAAGGATATTGAAAAGATTGCTGCCCGATTGTGTGATTCTGAAATCGAATTATCTACGTATCAGACCTCCATACGTAATTTCTTGTCGAACGAAACACCTTACAATGGCCTTTTATTGTTTCACGGATTAGGTACAGGTAAAACGTGTTCCGCAATTACTGTAGCGGAAGAACATCGTAGGTTCATTCGACAAAGTGGATTGTTTGTACAACAAGGGTCCAAACGACATGAAAAACGTATTTATGTTTTAGGTGGACCCAACATTAAGTCAAATTTCAAAAAACAATTGTTTGATCCATCCAAATTGGTCGAGAAACACGGAGAGTGGACCTTTGAAAACAGTTGTTTGGGGAATGCCTTATTACGTGAAGTAAACCCGACGAATCTAAAGTTAACCCACGAAGATTTGACCCTGCGTATCCAAGACATTATACGTCGTTACTATAAATTTATGGGGTACATTGAATTTGCCAATATGGTGCAACAATTGAAGCAATATAAACATGCAATACGCCGAGTATTTGAACATTGTATGATTGTTGTAGATGAGGTTCATAACATCAAGGGGAATGAATCGGAAGACAAATTCACGGCAAGTAATGCTATCGACATGATTACAAAAAAGACCACCGTCAAATTATTGTTTTTATCCGCAACACCCATGTTCAACGAACCGACTGAAATCGTGTGGATTACCAATATGTTGAATCAAAATGACAAAAGACCGGTCATCCTCGAACAAGATTTTTTTAAAGAGGGTCACTTGATTGAACGACAAAAAGAACATTTCCTACATCATATTCGAGGATACGTTTCTTTTGTAAAAGGTGAAAATCCTTATACGTTTCCCTATCGAGTATACCCTGATAAATTCGACGACCGTTCCTTGCCATTACCTACTTTAAGTATCGAAAACCTTCCCATTGAACCGTTGAGAACAAGGGTCTATCCAGTACAATTAAGTTCATACCAGGCAGAACGATATCTTGCTAAAATAGACCGTCATATGAAAGCAGGGGATGTCAAAAATTTTACAGTGAATACGGTGTTATTGTCTGCTTTGAATATGAGTTATCCAGATGATATCAACGAGTTGACTAGTTATATGAAAAAACGAGGCACGAAATATGAATATCGTGAAAAGAAAATCCATTGTTTTGACCCAAAACATATCGGTACCTACAGTGCTAAGATAGATGCCATCTGCAAACACATTCAAGATTCTACTGGAATTGTGTTGATTTATTCAAGATTGATTCCAGAAGGAGTCATTCCAATGGCAATTGCCCTTGAATCCATGGGGTATGAGAATATCGATGGTAATGTATTCTCTTCCAAACCAAGTGCTACCAAATATTGTATGATTACAGGAGATTCGAACAGTGCTTCTACCGTTTCCAACATCAAACTCATCAATTCCCACGAAAATATACACGGGAACAAAATAAAAGTGGTGATTATCTCGGAAGCAGCCTCGGAAGGTGTTGATTTTAAAAACATTCGCCAAATACACATTATGGACCCTTGGTGGCATTTGAATCGAAATGAACAGATTATTGGACGAGGCATTCGTTTGTGTAGTCACAAGGCATTGCCATTTGAACAACGGAATGCCCAAATCTTCTTGTATGTATCGCTCATCGGAGACAAGGAAGCCTTTGATTATTACCTCTATCGATATGCAGAAGACAAGGCTGTTAAAATTGGTAAAATGGCTAGATTGTTGAAAGAAAATGCAATGGATTGTGTCATGAATCATAAACAATTTCAACCCGTTGAGGATTTGAACCTTCTTGTCAAACAAACATTGTCAACCGGAAAACAAATTGAATATGCCATTGGGGATAATTCTTACTCTGTCCTATGTGATTTTATGGATTGTACGTATACGTGCAATGTCAAAGAACATCCCGTTCGGTACCCCCGCAGATTATTTGACCTCAATCAAACCATGGAACAAATCCGTTCCTTCTTTAAACACGGATATGCTTATACAGCGCAAGATTTATTTCGAGAATTGAATATGATGACCCCCATGACCTACGAACAACTGTATGAGGCATTGACTCAAATGATCGACTTGAAAATGGAGTGTCAGGATATGATGCATCGTTCGGGATACATTGTCAATTATGGCAAATACTACCTATTCCAACCCAAACAATTGCCTGGACCAGTCCCCGTCTACGAAAGACGAATACCTTCGAATGAAATCTATCATTCCATTGTCGTTAAACCCGAACCATCCGTTCAAGAAATCAATGTTCTCGAACTTCTAGATACGATGCGCGAACAATACGAGACGGCAACGTCTTTATCCACGGGGAGTGACTGGTATAGTATGGTAAACGTATCCAAAAAACATATCATTGAAGTCTTGCAGAAGAAAAAATTATCGAATTTTGACGAGGAAATGTTTAACCAATGCATTATCGATCATATGATTGAACTGCTCTTATACAACCAGTGTTTAGAATTAGTGAATTATTTATTTTTTAACAAACTGGATCCGTTTGAGGAAATGATAAAATCCTATTTCAAGGTGCAGAATGGTGTTCTTCGTATTTGGAACAATACAAAAATAGTTCATTTACGCATACACGAGAATACCTGGGTTGAAATCTTTGTCGAACGAACTCCTATACTCTACACTTCATTCGGAACAGTGGTGGGAGGAATTGTCAACAACGACGAAGATGAACGTTTCTTTAAATCCAAGAGTATGGCGAAAGCGAAAACCTATGGTCAAATTTGTGCACAAATATCGAACAAATCAGTTGCTATAGAGCGTATTGCAGAAGTATTAGGCATAAATGAGTATACCAAAATGGACCTGAAAAACATTTGTAATGAGTTAGAATTACTCTTACGATACTTACAACACATAAAATACGAACATAAAATATGGTTTTTATCTGCGGTAGAAGTGCTAGAACATAATCAAAAAAAAACGAGAGAGGGAACAGTAAACGTGGTCAATTTAATGCAATCTCGGAAAGAGAATTCAAAAAAATGAAAGGTTTAAAACTATCTTCGTATAGTATATCCAATGGACATCTATCATCCTTCCTTGTTGACGAGGCGTGTGACGATCCCCATGATTAAAATGGGAGGGTCGATACAGCACGTGATACTGGAGTCGTTGTCCGAGTTAGAGGGGAAATGCGGAGAAGAAGGCTACATCAAACGGGGGTCTATCCAACTCTTTAATTATTCGTGTGGAATGATTAAAGGACCCAACGTGATGATTCAAGTCGTCTTCCATTGTGAAGTTTCCAATCCTGTCCCTGGACAAGAATTCGAATGTATTGTCGAACACAATACACGTGCGGGTATTAAAGCACGATTAAGTACGCGAGACGATTCCCCTTTCATTGTCTTTTTAGCACGCGACCATCATTATATGATTCCTCAATTTTCGGACATTAAAGAAAAAGAACATATCCGTGTGAAAGTATTAGGACAACGATTTGAAATCAACGATCCTAAAATATCCGTGATTGCTACCTTGATAGACGTAGAGAAACCAGAACCTGTATCCGAATCAGAATCAGAGGACTTTGAAGGTGGTGCAACGGATGTGTTGGTACTCTCCGACTCGACTAAGAAACCAGGGAAAGGTCCGGATGAACAAGCGTCCAAAAAGTATAAAGCATTGACGAAACACTTGGACTGGCGTAAGCGATTGTCTCTGTCAGATGTAGCTGTATTTTCGTGTGAACACTTTAAGGGGGCTAAATGGAAAACCCTCGAACATTTCAAACACGCGTGTATAGTACACAAACACGACCCTGTTTTAGCACTTACTTTCAGTATGGACGGCAAAAACGGAGATTCAACACATCTAGAAACCAAATACAAACATATCGTCACGAAACCGGATCCGTCATTGGACGACGCAATGTATATAGCCGCCGTTGCCCAATTTGAACAACATCCCTCCAAAATGAAAATATTAAAGGATACTGCACCAGCTAAACTGATGTGTCCAGTACACGGTCATCTCACGTATTATGAGAAACTACGTGATAAAAAATAGTCCTTATGAAAGCTCGAACCAGTACATCAGTACTTTGTTGGCATAGATATCCCAAATGAGCGGAGATGGTCAGTCGAGATATCACTACGACCATAGAGGGTGAAATTTTCCACCACAACGTCCGGTGTATATCGGACTGCTAGGTCACGCAATAGGATGACATTGATTTCGTACATTTTGTAAACACTTAGCCACCGGATGCGCCATTTTCATAGGATTCAATCGATAGTACTCATTTCATTTTTTTCAATGGCGCTAACCAAGTAGATTTTTGTGTTTTGTATTAGTATGAAATATTATATACTAGGCGGATTCACGGCCCTTGTACTCATTTACATTGTTGTCTATATCATAAAATCAAAAGCAGGAAAACCAAAAGAGTCTGCTACACAAGTGTGTGAATTGTTTTATTTTTATACGACTTGGTGTCCTTATTGCAAAAAATCAAGAGTAGAATGGGACAAATTCAAGGCTGAATGGGGCCATAAGACATACAACGGCTATGTGTTACAATTCCAAGAAATCGATTGTGATACCAATGAATCGACCGCGACAAAGTATAACGTAACCAAATACCCCACCATTAAATTAATCAAAGACGATATGGTCATTGACTTTGATGCAAAACCTACGGTCGATTCACTGACTCGTTTTTTATCGGCAAGCTTTGAATAGATGAATTCATAAAATGTTTATGTTGGGTAAACATTTTATTTACACGAGGTGGGATTCGAACCCACGAAGCCGAAGCACGGGATCTTAAGCCCCGCCCATTTGACCGCTCTGGTACTCGTGTGAATCTCGCTGACCGGATTTGAACCAGTGACCAATGGAATTCAACCTCTACAGTCCATCGCTCTACCAACTGAGCTACAGCGAGATTGTATGCTATTAATGAACATATGTCTTTAAGTTCAAATAGTATAAATAAAATTGAATCAAAATACTAGAATTGGATATTTCACAGCCAGACGAAAATGGCAAGTTGCGACAAAAAGACGACCGAAAAGCTTGATTGGTCGGCAGAGTCTGACGAGGAATACATGGTCGACAAGCCATCCTCCAATCAACCAGCCGAGCCATCCAAGCCACCAGTCAAACCCCGTCGCGACAAGAAAAGCACCGTGGTCAAGCCACAAGCCGAGCCCCGTCGCACAGTGGTCACCGAGCCACCCGCCAAGCCCCGACAAAGGCGCGATCAGAAAAGCACCGAGCCCAAGAAAGAGGGTCAGTGCCCGTTCTGCGCCTTTGCCACTCACTCAAACCCCGAAGACTTCCCTGAAGAACTGAAGGCGTGTTGCTGTATGTGGTGTCCCAAGTCGAAAGGGAAAAGGCACGGGGAGCGTTGTGAGGGAATCAAATTCTAAAACAACACCCCCTTTTTTAAATTTGGGCTAAATAGGTATCAATCATTTGTTCTGGAATATCCTCCAGATTATCCACATATTCTTTACGCGTGGGTTCTCGAGACAATTCTGCACTGAATCGCGCTGCAAATTCTTGAATTTTTTTATATTGATTGACAATATTTTTCTCAGAACCAAATTCATGCTCCAGCCGATTGTGAATACTTTCCTGTATTCGTTCAGATGGATCTTTGTAGATACTTTTTCGTATCGAAGTTAAGCTATCCAAAATGTCGGGCTTGGTCAATTCACTGAACATGGAACGAATGTTGGTGCTGGTAAATCTTCCATCAAAGGTCGTTTTGAACAGAGCGACAATGTCGGTGTCTATAGGAGGACTTGTTTCCGTTAATCGGTCATATTCTTCGGTTGCCGTGAGCATGAATTCACTGACAGGGGTTCGTTCTGACGGTTTCCTAGACAATTCGTGTTTCACCCTTCGATAGAATTTATCCCACGCAATCATACTTACCCGATGGGATTCATTGAGTTCGGTAATGTGTAAAAATTGTTGAACCGTCGTAATGATTCCTGCCAAAATATTGATACATCCAATGACCACAGGAGCATAAAAAATGTACTGAGACGGAAGTTTTTCTTGGGCAAAGTTTGCTGCACCTGTAAGCGTGCTCATGATGATGACTGGAATGGTATAGATGTTATGCAGGTATTGATATTTTGAATTACTTTTCATATGTAACCACTTTAAACACAGGGCTTTGTCACCCCATTCAGACAGGATGGTTTCGTGTTCATCGCTCCAATGGATTTCCATATACTATACAAATAAAATAACTGAATTAGGTATGGAGTTTTCTAAAATCCGTGTTAAACGCAGTGAGATACAAGACCTGTTTGTGAAGTTAGAAGAAATGAAAGGAACTATACAAGGACACTATACCACCCTTCTCTCGAAAAACGAGACGAGTCAATTCTTTGGATTGGATTCCTTTCGATTCCAAGTAAAGTTAATGGAGAATGAAACGAAACATTTGAAAGAACAAATGGTCTTGATCGAAAATCGATTGTATTGTGATTATTACAAATTATATGTACGCGTGCTTGAATATCTGTCGGACACATTTCATTTTGAGATTCCGAAGAATCCTTATCCTTTATACAAAGATTTAGACCCCCTTAAGGTGTATGAGTTTGAACATACGAGTGCATTATTTCACGAGAATGTGGCGGCCTTACAAAAGGCGTATGATACGTTAGAGATTGAATTAAAAAAAGGGACGGAAGATGAACGACTGAATCGAACGGGAATACATATTGGTAATTATGTACATAACCGAAAATTTAAGGATACAATCATTCAAACAAATTTAGGCCTTTATGAACAATATTTAAATACCTATTTTAATTATCACATGACCTTTCTTACAAATCTGATGGAACGACTGGACGTCTTTTTGAAACAATTTACTCGTGAACCTGTACCGATGTCCGAGGTTAAGAATGTGATTGTTGAGCAGGTGAATGAGCAGGTGGACCCGATGACTGAGCAGGTGATTGAGTCGGTAATTGACACTATGTCTGAGTCGGTGATTGATCCGATGATTGATCCAGTGGTTGAGAAGGTGATCGAGCAGGTGATTGACACTATGTCTGAGTCGGTGATCGAGCAGGTGATTGACACTATGTCTGAGTCGGTGATCGAGCAGGTGATTGACACTATGTCTGAGTCGGTGATTGAGTCGGTGATTGACACTATGTCTGAGTCGGTGATTGAGCAGGTGATTGACACTATGTCTGAGTCGGTGATTGAGTCGGTGATTGACACTATGTCTGAGTCGGTGATTGAGTCGGTGATTGACACTATGTCTGAGTCGGTGATCGAGCCAGCTTCTATAGATGAACCAGTGACCGAGACAGCTTCTACAGATGAGCCTGTGGCCGAGCCTGCTGAGCAAGTTGAGCAGGTCAACGTGCCGGTCATTGACCATAAATCAAAAAAGAAACATAAAAAAAGATAGAGTTTTGTAATATTGTAAAGTAATATGGCTACAAATTCTGAACAAATCGTCCCCGATGTAAATCTAGGAAGCAATACTGGCAATCCTATTCACTCCATATTCCCGCGACGATTTACTCTGCAATTTACTAACAATGCAATGGTCTATTATAAATCCCACAGTTTATCCGTTGGTGGTGGCGGAAGTGGTGTACGAAATGCTCGTCATAAAAAACGTAAAACTTAGGCAAACACATATTTTGAAAAACAACGGACCATTCGCTTGTATTCAATCACACATCTTAGGTTAGAAAACACACAGGTTTCTGTTTCGTTTTTTTGATTGGAACTGGATAAGTATCGTGCGTGGTTTCTACCAACGTATATCCCTGACTGTTGTAATAGGCTCTTCTTTTTTTCCATTGATTCACAAATGTGGGATGACTATCCACAATGTCAATCACAAGTGGCGCTTCATGCTTTACACGTAGGATTCTACCCACTGCCTGTGTCACATCTGTTTTAGGAGTGGCTAGAATCAATGTTGTCAACGTTTTGATATCCAGCGCCTCTTCCGCCATGGCAAAGGTAGCCAATACAATTTGCTTGGTTTCACTGTCTTTCAATGCAGATTGCTTCATCCCACCCACATAATACCCCACCGTTCCTAGTTGTCGGTATTCGATGGCATCGTGTAAGAAAGATAAGAGTTGCTTCGTATGAGACAATATCATCACTTGTTTCGTGGTTGGAAGCTTTAGAATTTGAGTTAGAATATTCAAGATGCATTCTTTTCGTGGATTGAATTCACTGATTTTTTTAATCATAGATGTGTAATTGGTATCCCCCTTGAAATTTTTCACTACGGTATTGTATTCTTCATTGTCTGTACTATAGGAAACTTTGTGCACGTACACTTGAGTTCGTTCGCGTTGAGCAGAATAGACAATCTCCCCTAGAAAGAGTTTGAAGACTTTCGTCAATCCATCTTTACGTTCCATTGTCGCAGATAATCCCAACATACACGGTGTGACTAACTGAAAGAGCGCATTGCTGAACACTTCTGCCGCAATGTGGTGGGTTTCATCAATAATAGTAAATCCAAATTCTTGAAATACTTCTTTCGGATACGATTTCATTGAAATAGATTGAAGCATACCAATCACAATATCTTTCCCGATATCTATCGTATCTCCTTGTATACGACCAATCGAGGCATTCGGTAGAAATTCTCGGATTCGTTCCACCCATTGTTCTAGCAAGAATTCTTTGTGTACAATGACAATGGTTTTACGTTGAATCAGATGGATCAAATATAATGCCAAGATGGTTTTTCCGAACCCACACGGCAGTTCAAGAAGACCCTGTCTGGTCCGCATAAAGGCATCCACTGCATCCTGTTGGTCGGGTCGAATGGTACCGCGAAATTCAATGTGAATGGGTTTACCTGGATTCAATTGGTCGGGTACATCCCCGTATTTACGCAATCCGTAAAATCGGGGAGTATAGAATTTATTCGGAGACTCGCGATACGCATAAAACTCTTTGGTATCGCCGTATGAGTTTGCGGTTTGTGGAGAAAAGGTGAGTTGTCTCTTTAATTCTTGTTGTTGTGTGGCCGTTAGAAGGTCTTTAGGAATAGTGTATCCTTTTTGTCCGATGAACATACTACTGAAAATAAATAAAAGCAGACACATCAATTTTTAAATAATCTCTATAGTATGATTGTTTTACATGGCGTGGTCCTTATCCTACTTTGTGTGATTATTTTACTCAACATTACACTGCCTCCTTCCATTCGTAGCTTTGGTATCGTTCCTGTCACCATCACTTTGATGTTTATGGTCATGTATTTGTTTACCCATTCGCCCTTATTAGGCATCGTGGGAATCGTCGCGGCATATACACTCCTACAATCTTCGAATCGTTCCATCCCATCGTTACCTTTCGATAGCGAGTTAACACCAACCAATCAATTTCAAGAAACATTGGAAGAATATATCGTCAAGCGCATTGTCCCCATGGTTCAATCCACGCCCCATTTGAATTTCAAATATGCTCCAGAGAATACGCATAACGCGTCCTCTCTCCACTAATTTTTACATTCGGTTACATTATGAAGTCAGAGTTCTTATTGTTTGCGGGCGCAACCTTCTATATCGTCGATACGTTGTATGACGGGAAATATACGAATCAACTCACACACTATAAAAAGCATTTTAAGATTGCCACCATTTTGTTTGCCGTGTTTTCAATGTACCTGTTTATTCGAAAAAATCCAACCGAATCGAAGAATATGATGGGTCATTTGAATGGAATGATACGATACATGCCGATGGATAAGCAATCCAAAGATTTGCTGACCCCCTTTTTAATGTCCAATCAAGAACAACGCATCGTAACCTCCGGTAACGACTCTACTGCACGAAGTGTGAGTGGTACAAAGAAAAAATGGATTGCGGCGCAACAAGGCTGGAAATGTAACGATTGTCAAACTCAATTGGATGCCTGGTTTGAAGTGGATCACAAAGTTCGACTGGCCGATGGTGGTTCAAACAATGTAGATAATTTAGTTGCCTTGTGTAGAAATTGTCACGGGAAAAAGACTACCCTTGAAAATTTATAATCTATTGTAGAATCAATGAAAATGGTGGATATATTAATGATTGTTGCAAGCTGTTTCGTGTGGTTAATTGCCGTTTTCGTATTTCAAATTCTCTATATGGCCTGGTATATTATTCTATTGTCCGTGTTAGGCCTATTCATTTTTTTGTTCATCGTCTATTACGTTCCTCTTAAGAAAAAATATGATGAGACGATTTCCACCGCACAACAAACCTATCTTGACAACAAGGATGTCATTGACGAGGTGTATGTATCACAACTCAAGGATGCGTGGACCAATGATGTGTCTGGACGCAATCTTTACTATTTATTGATGTTTGCCGTGTTTTGCTATACGCCTGTCTTGTATTACATCTTTTATTTGTTGTACCACGATCCGAAACAACCGACTTCCATCGACGGGTTTATGAACTGGTTCACGTTACTGAAGTCATTTATATTGTTGTTGCTGACCGCTATTCTGATGCTCTTGATTTTACTCATTTCTACCATCGGGTTTACGTATTTGTTATTATACATATCCGTACCCGTGGTATTCTTAGGAGGGGTATGGTGGACGGTCACTCGTAGATGGTTAACGCTCTATACTGTATTTCGTCTAACCATTATCGGGTTGCTGCTCGGAGGCGGGTTCATCGTTGGATGGAACAATCTGCTTTACAGCATAGTCGCAGGAATCATGATGGCCATGATTGCTTGGGGGGTTTTCATTCAATAATTACTTCAAGAGGGTTAACGCGACTTGCATCATGATATCGGCTGGATTCGTAGACAATTGGGTCAATACAGACTCAACCGAATGCAACGCCATCATTATCTTTGAAAACAACGGTGACAAAGCAAGACCGTGAAGACGAAGTTTTTGGTTCATTTCGAAGACGTCACATACCCGAAACGTCTGGTGTACTTGAACGGCCTGTTTAAATGTATGAATGATAAAGGCGTGTAAATCGTCCAATACTTCATCCGGCAATTCCTTTTTACGGTCGTTGGGGCCAATCAACCGAAAGGTATAAATCGCGGCATTGTCAAAATCCTGTACCGCAAAAGCCTGAATGATGTCCGTCATAATTTTCTTTTCTTCTTCCGTCAATGAAATCATCAATCCAAAATCAATCACGGCAAGTGATTTTTCCTGAAAAATTAAATTGCCTACGTGAAGGTCTGCGTGAACAAAGCCTCCTACCAATAAACTCTGCATAAGAATGTCCATAAGTTGACTCGAATACATCTTTTTCTGTTCCGACGAACATTGTGATAGTGGTTCACCTGTCAAACGCGTCATGACAATCTGTTCCGAAGTACACAAGTCTTCTAGTAAAGTTGGACATATGGGTTTCGTGAACATGGCCTGAAACCGTTTGTGATTTTCCACTTCTTTACGAAAATCCAATTGGGTATAAAAGACATCGGTGATTTCGTTCAATGCATCGCACAAGGTTGGTATGGGATAGACCCAATGAATCCACTCTACCCATTTATGAATGGCCAATATATTCTCCGTAACACGCCGGTCAATATTCCGGCGTTTGGTTTTAATCACGACGGATTGTCCATTGATATGTCCTTCGAATACAATCGAGATAAGACCGGAACCAATGACCTTTCCCACAACAAATTCCGGGATTACCATTTCATCTTCTGTATAGGGAATGTTGTGAACGGCAGAATGTAAATTGTATTTGGAAGCAATGGCTTGAAAAAATTTGGTATACACCAGGTTTACGCGTATGCATTTCGTCCAAAAGGATTCAATGTCGAATTTACGCGTAAACGCATATTTACCAAATTCATAGGCAGCAATCCATGCCAATTGTATAACCTCCATAGCGTAAATGTCCCTATGAATCTTTATACCGTTTTTAGGAATAGAACACTAAAAATTGAAACTACTTTCAACATTTGACGTCGTTACCGAACGAAACGTTCACATGGCGCAATTAACATACCAAGAGCATCTTGCAGAAGTGATAAAAGAGGACCGTAAACTAGAACTTGGATTCTTGGAGGAGCGGAATCAGCAACGCGAACGTGAAATCCAAGAGTATCATAAGGAGAGTTTCCGTCGCTTCGGCCACCTCTACGGATGGCGTCCCAACGATTGCCCGCCTATACGGATCGATGATGACCTTCCGGAGGAAATATGCGAGTACTATCAATGGTACTGTGAAGCGCTTTACCCGGGTTGGTTCAACCCAGACGAGTTTATCGTGACAACTGAACAAGAGGGTCTTTGGCCCGAGTTCCGCGCGACGTTCGAACAAAATGATTGTGCTGAACCAAACCCAATCGAGCTACGCATAGCTTGGAAAGCTTTCCTTGAACGAACGTCGTGATGTTAAACATCATTTTTTAGAACGGATCATAAAATTGAAATGTATTCACTATAGATGAATAATTACAGTGACTAACTCCAAAATGGCACATCTACCACCTCTACCACCGTTCAACGATCCGCCTCCGCGTTTGGAGCGTTCGGACAGTTGGCGAACGATTGACCCCGATAGCAAGGAAGCGTATCGCCCCCTCGAAGGTTTCCCCTTTGAGACTCCCGAACAACACAACGAATCGGAAGAAGCCGAATTCTTCAAGTGGTGGGAGGAGAAGTGTGCTCAAGCATATTTGGACTGGACACGGAATTATGAAGAACTATGCAGACAGAGACTGCTCGAAACACGACCTTGGGCCATTCATGACCAAGACTTCGATAACCCAGCTCCGCATGAACTTCCAGGTGATTATCAAGAATACGACCTTGAGGAAAAATACGAGTTCTATGTATTGTTCCGTACGATACGTGACCCCACTTGGCGTGACGACGTGCCACCTGTGCACGAAGACTTACGCCTAGCGCGGGAAGCATCCCGTGTTGGTCTACGTGGTGTTTAGAGAAACCATCCTTTTTTACGAAATCTGTAAAAGTAAAGAGATGATGACGACCCAAGGAAAGGCTTGTCGTACCCTTTGTTTGAATGTCGCACGTTTGAAATAGTGTCCCACTTTTCCACATTTCGATTCATCGTATCGAACAGAGTCTGCATAATCAAATACGATATCGCCCGTATGTAAATCCTTCCCTCCAAATTTAGTGCACTTATTCAAAATGGAGGTAGATTCAACCTGATAATACATGCATTCGACGCAAGAAGGTTTTTCTATATCTCGAATGAATGGATTTGTATGAAGCATACTGTAGTCTATATTTTAAGATTCAATGAATTCAAGGGGTCGTCCGTCACTATACACATGCATGTCTCCTAATTTAGTACGACGTGGATAATATCTAAAAAATTCAGATTCGAGTAAATTAACCACGTACCTTTCTAACACATTTTTCATGTCTGTAACGTCGCATATAGTTGGTATGGCACAGGTTCGTTCTTTTGTACCGAAATTTCCATCATACTTTAAATTACTTTTTACTTCCTTTACAAACCCAGTAATCGTTGGAGATAATACTTGGTTACCAATTTTGCGTAATAAATAATAAACAAGTCTTAAATCATGACTTTTATTGGGGACAGACGATACAATGTAACTGGTTGTGTCTCGCGGTTTTAACAATCTAAACCCGCTTCTCGAACCACACGTACCGCTATTCAATGTATTGCATTCGGGTTCTCTACATACTTCAGTATATATTTTTTGGGATGAATAGGTGCCATCTTTAAAATAACTTCTACCATAATCTATAATTTTAGCAAGATAAATGGATCTGAATATAATGACTTTAGTTGGTGTATGATAATGATACTTTATGTATTTTTTTTTTGAGGGTTCATATAACAATACATTTTGACCGTGTAAATCATAATGCGTAAATACATCTTTCATGCAGTCTAATACAAAGTAAATTTGATATAAGGTTGAAATAAACTCATAATTTATGGCAGCTTTCGAAGAATGAATCAAGTCTTCTATCAAAATAACATCCTTCAAATGTTGAATTAACACGGCAACTTTGATGGACGACTTACATCCTTCTTTTAAACTGTAGACTTGAGGCGCCACGTTTTTTTTAAATACAGAAGCTTCCATTACTTTTGACGTTTGAACGAGTTCCCAACCATTCGTTGTTGGATACTTTAGTAATTTATACGTTTCTACGAAACACGGAAATCGTAAAGACATTTTATTTAAAAATTGTCCAACTCTATATTCATACATTAAGTTATCCGAAAGTTCCCGTACGGACGACTTTAATATGGCATACGAAGAATATCCTTTATGTGTAAATTTAAGTTCATTCACAAACCCGTTTACCGATACAGCGCCGACTCGTTTAATGGGATCTTTGATGTAATCAAAACTAAAATTCCCGAAAAAAGCCTTTATTTTTTTGATTTCTTTTCCAAATGCAATACATACCCCGGAATCGTTACACACTGCGTTTAGAAACGCTGCAATACGTTTGTGTCTGGTTTTCTTCATAAATCGTTGAATAATTGCTGCATTTTTTGAACGAGGAGTTAAATTGGTTCTTGGTATTTCGCGAATTCTGCGAAACCAACCAAGATTGTAGAACCAATCATATGGTTTAGGTACTTGCACAGTTACCTCTTCACAATCACGTGTGTTTCGTCGAGTGCCATTTTTGCATCGGGGTTTATTTTGAGGATAGGGTTCACAATCACCCGTTTGTTTGTTTCGTCGAGTGCCATTTCTGCATCGTCTTAGTTGAGGATAGGTTTCACAATCACTTGTTTGTTTGTTTCGTCGAGTGCCATTTCTGCATCTCTCCATTCTATAGATGGATAAAATTCACGAGATTAAAATTGAAGTTGTAATCACACATTCAATCATCATACTATGAAATGCGCTAAAGAAGGATGTCAATTCAAGAAGGGCGAACTCAATGCTTATTGTGGAAAACACCAGGCAACCCACTTTTTAGAAGTGACCCAAGAAGCTGGAAAGAAAGTATGTTCGAACTACATCCGTGGTTGTCGAGAACAACTTGCTCTGACCTACACACGTTCCAGGTGCGAACCGTGTCTGAAGAAAGACCGAGAAAAGGACCACGCTTCACGAGCAAAGAAAGTCGTACAAGTAACTCAGGTGGAAGGAAAGAAAGCATGTAACACCTGCTTACAAGTAGTTTCATTGGATTGTTTTCAAGGCATACATGGCGAAACACTGACGTGTAATGTATGTCGAGATACAAACAAACGTGCGGATGCCAATCGAGACAAAAAACACATTCAGGCACTTGCACGTAAAAATGCGGCGAAACCGGAACGCAAGGAAGTCAAACAAGCTTGGAAGGATGAGAATTACGACAAGGTTGCCACGTACTGGATCGATGCGCGCAAGCGAGCGATTGAAACGGATTTGGAAGGATATCTTAAGAAAAATGCCGAACAAGCAAAGAAGTGGCGAGAGGCAAATCCAGAAAAGGTGAAGGAGATAAATCAACAAAAGATTAATTGCATGGAAAGTCAGTATGGCGTGTATCAAACTTCTGCGAAGACGAAACGTCTCGAATTTATATTATCCATGGACCAGTTTTCAGAATTGGTTAAAATGCCGTGTTATTACTGCGGCATTATTCAAGAGAAAGGATTCAATGGATTGGACCGTTTAGATTCAAGCGCTCATTATACGGTTGAAAACTGTGTCAGTTGTTGTGAAATGTGTAATTGGATGAAGGGTTCACTCAGTCCTTCTGTATTTGTCCATCGGGTTGAACATATGCTGACTTATTTACACCTAGTTGAGGGAAACTTATACGCGAGCGAATTTGAAAATTCGACGAATGTATCCTATCATGAATACAAGAAAAGGGCAACCCAAAAAGGTCTGGCGTTTGAACTGTCAGAAGAACAGTTCTCCTCGATAGTCAATGAACCGTGTTACCTATGTGGAAAAGAAACAATTAATATCCATAAAAATGGAATAGATCGGTTCGATAATACAAAGGGATACATTGAAGGGAATGCAAGAAGCTGTTGCTGGAACTGTAATTATATGAAACGAGATTACGAGTATGACAATCTAATTGCCAAATTTCATCGGATTTATGAATACCAGAAAGTGCACCCAATGGCTGAACACAACATGCATAATACTAAAAATATAGTGACAGGAAATAAGTTAACCGGCGCGGAAAAAGTAGGGAAGGGTATCTCTCGGAAGAAAATGAAACAAGAAGCATTGGTTGAAAAATATACAAATGAAACCACCCGAAAGGAATGGATTGATACGATTGTCAAAAACAGAAAGGAACATTCAAAGTCTTAGACAAAAGCATTTAAACTCAAAATCACCCATACCACTCATTATTCAAAATCAAAAAATAAAAGAACGAATCTTTTATTTTTTGGATAGAAAGCATTTAAACTCAAAATCACCCATACCACTCATTATTCAAAATCAAAAAATAAAAGAGCGAATAGTTTTTTGAACAACCCGAAAGAAGTTTCCAGGAAGTTTCTTGATCAATTTGAATACGCCAAGCCCCCCATACCGCTCATAATTCTGAGCACGTTGTAGTTGGTCGCGTAGACACGCACCTTGGCGGTCGAAGTGCCTTCGACGGTGGCGTTCGAGAGAACGAGCTGGAGGGTGGCATTGTCAATGCGCGAGAAGTTGCAGGTACCAGAGGGCTGGTGCTCCTCAGGGCGGAGAGCAAAGGAGTAGACGTTGATGCCAGTGTCGGGGGTGCGAGTGTGGCTGAAGAAGGGCTGGACGAGGTCGAAGTACGACCCTTCACGCTCAGAGAAGCGGTCCTGACCGTTGAGCTGAAGCTTGGCAGTGACGACTGGGTTCTCGCCCCAACAGTGGAGGCCGAGCGCGGTCTCGGAGAGCACAAAGGTGCCTGCATCCGACACGTAGGATTCTGCGAGAGAACCTTGTCCGACCTGAGGCACAAAGTTGGGGTCGGTGTAGTAGGCAGTGGAACCACTTGCACCAGCGGAGCCCCACAAACCGTATAGATTGGTACCACCGAAGGCATTGCCGGAGAGGTCCGCGTCAACCGCTCCTGCGTTCTGGAAAAGACCATCTGCGGTGATGAAATCAAAGTTGTTGGAGCCACTCTTGCCGGCATTACCGGCTACCGAGTTAGGACCACCGAACGCGTGGATGGCATTGGGGAGCGCATCAATTGAATCGGTGTAGTTGAAGGGCTGGGCTCCAAGCACGCGGTTGAGGAGGGTACCCGACTCGAGAGACGAGCAGTAGTCCACGTTCGAGTCTGGCTGTACAACCCAAATGAGTTCCTTGACTGGATGGTTGAAGTTCAACTTAATCTTGTTCGAGGACGAACCGACCGACTCATCACCGGTGAACTGGAGCTGGTCAATGAGATACTCGTGCGGGTTCTGGGCCATACGACGGCGCTCATCCGTGTCGAGGAAAACGTAGTCTACGAAGAGAGAGGCGGCTACGAGCGACTGGTTGTAGGCCGCGGATACCTTGACGGAACCGCTCTCCGCCGAGAGGGTGTTCACTGCCCAAAGACATTCATCAATGGGACGAAGATCAATGTTGACACGAACCTCGTGGTACTGGAGGGCAATGAGGGGAAGGGCGAGACCAGGGTTTTTACAGAACCAGAACTGGAGAGGAATGTAGAGAGTGGTCTCGGGGAGGGCATTGCGAGGGGCGCAAATCTGGCGAGGAGCGTCCGACTGACAAGGACCATCGACGTTGGAGAAGGCAGGGTCCGTGAGGTACGTGAGCTGGGTGGTATTGCCAACCATCGAGTAGTAGCCCTTCTCCTGTCCAGCGGACATGGTGAGCTGGTTCCAGATGTGCATCCAGTCTCCGTAGTGGCGGTCGATGCGCTGACCACCAATCTCAACCTCTACCTGGGCAATGAGCTGCTCACCTGGGAAATCCAACCAACGTGCGTGAACACCATTGCCGTTATTGAGGTCCTGCCCGATCTGAGGGAGAGTGACTTGAAGAATGGTATGGTAGGCAAGGTCGCCGTTACGTGAAATGGTACAGGTGACACGGCGTCCGAAATCAGCCTGACCATTGAAGGTTTGCTCGATGGATTCCATGGCGAAGTTGGTGTATCGTCGATAAGTAACTTTCCAGTAAGTGATCTGAGGGTTACCCGTAAGATAAACATCTTGGGCACCATAAGCGACTAATTGCATTAAACCTCCTCCCATGCTATACTATTGCTAAAGAAAAAAAACTGGGATTATTTACAATAATTCCGAAGAAACTGTCCTAAAAATAGCGGATCAAAGTATTCCTTAAGATTGTGATGTCTTTTTGAGAACGTATAGGTATTGTTTGTTTTGGTCACGGACCATCCGTCTTCAATGGCGTTCATAATAATCCGTGTTCGAACACTCATAAGATGATTCTAGAAACAATATACGTATTTTTAATTTAAAACAGTTTCGGTTGTACTAATTAAAATGCCATTTAAACCTAAACCGACCAAGAAAATAGACGATGTAGTCGTGCAAATGTTGGATACGAAACATAGAGAATACGTGCAGCGCTTCGAGACAGAAACATCCGTGATTATTCCTAGATTATTAGAAGATGCTTTCCTTGAAACCAATCCCGCCAAGGTTGCACAAATTCACCAGACGGTTGACAAAATGCGAGAATCCCAATTAAGCTATTATCTGGATAACAGTAAGCACATATTTGCTTATTTTGAAGATAAAAAGAGTATTTCCGAAAACAAATCCAAAACAACGGTATTGAATAATTTCTTCAATATTGTTCGCACAGGAGATGCTTCTCATAAAATGAATCGTCACGCGGTTCAGTACTTACGCAATGTAGACGATTCATTTTTACCTTCGGACCAATTTGTGTATCCAATTTCCATTTGTACAAAATGTGAAAAAGGGGAACTGATTCATGTAGATTATGAAGGTATGATGATTTGCAACAATCCATCTTGTGCGTGTCAATTCCATGTACTGATTGAAAACGAACGCCCGTCTTACAAAGACCCACCGAAAGAAATCTGTTTCTATGCCTATAAACGTATTAATCATTTTCGTGAAATTTTAGCACAATTCCAAGCGAAAGAAACGACACAAATTCCATCCGATATTTTAGAAAATATTCAATTGCAAATTAAAAAGGAACGTATCCAATTGGAAAGTATCACCAATAAAAAGACGAAAGAAATTCTAAAGAAATTCGGATATAACAAATATTACGAACATATCCCTTTCATCAAAGATAAGTTAGGCATCAAACCGCCTACGATGAGTCCTGAACTCGAAGAAAAATTGTGCAATTTATTTATCGAAATTCAACGACCCTATGCCAAATTTTGTCCGGATGCTCGTGTCAACTTTTTGAACTACTATTATACTATCTATAAACTATGTGAACTGTTAGAGGAAGATCATTTCTTACCCTTTTTCCCAATGTTAAAAGACCGTGAAAAACGAATTGAACAAGACGAGATTTGGAAAAACATTTGCAATGATCTAAATTGGCAATTTATCCCCACGATTTGAAATACACTGTCTTCCCATTTCAACCAATTCTTCTCGAAAAGGTTGGTTGCACAGCACCTTTCCGATATGGTATGGATGAATCGAACCGATGGGTGTAGTAAAAATATACACAAATTTACCATTAGGCGCTACAGTATTCGAACATACAATATCAACTAGTTTGACAAAGATATGCTGCATAAATTCGATAGGGGAGTCCAGATTTACAGTTCTTTTATGGTCAATCATCACCACCAAAAGGGTATCTTGATCTGCCTCGGGTATCGGACAATGATTCACCAACCCACCATCGATGTAATATTCCCCCTTGTATACAATAGGGGTGAATAAAAAGGGAATGGCAGAGGACATGGAAATTGCCTGTATCACGGGCAATTCTGGAAAGGTTTGAGGATTGACATCCACCGAGTTCATATGCGTAACGGACGTGGTGTAAATATGTATGTTCATACCGGATCGTTCGTGGAACTCTTTCATCGTAATGGATAGGGGTATATCGTATGCATTAAAAAAAGGAAGAAGAAGTTCTTCAAAACAAGAAGAATCTACAAACCCTTTGTGAGTAAACATATTTTCCATATCTATTTTGAACCATTTGTCTAGAGGACGTTGGATGAAATAATCTACCATTTCTTGGATTGGAACACCCATAGCAAGTAACACGCCTAGAATAGAACCCGCCGATGAACCGTGTATACTTTTCAAGGTGGATATATCTAAGATAGATTCTTGTTGCAATTGTTGTAGCATACCTAATTGAATCAATCCATCGGGACCGGCAGATGAAATGACCAAATGTTCAATCATTAGTATGGTTGTGAAAAATAAAGTGGCAATCCACTGCAATGATATCGTAAATTTTTAGTCTGTTTTTCGTATATGCAGGCAACGAAAATAAATTTAGACGAACTCTTTGAATTTAAGAAAGAACAAGATTTGAATACCTTGAAGACCTACAATCTCTTGTTAGAACGGGTCCATTTGAACATCAAACGTACTTCTAGGCAAAAAAACGAGAATCAATGCTGCTGGTATGTGGTTCCTGAATTTATTTTAGGGGTACCTCGATATGACGTCCGTAATTGTATCGCCTACATTGTACGAGAATTACAAGACAATGGGTTTAAAGTGACCTATACGCATCCCAATTTGTTGTTTATTGTATGGTCGCATTGGGTACCGGATTATGTAAGAATGGAATACAAAAAACAAACGGGTGTATCCATTGATGGATATGGGAAGGAAGTCAAACAAGAGGATAAACCACCATCCATCATTAAATCGACCTCTAGTTACAAACCGTCTGGACTCATTTATAAAGACGACTTTATTCGTCTAATTTAAATTTGGAATGCATAAAAAACGTTGTGACCAACGAGATGTTTACCAACCAGGACCAAGAGGTTTCTGGCACTCTATTTCTAGGTTTTTGGGCATCCCATTTTCATAGGGCCAGACAAGTTCAACTCGCAATATTCTGGAATCGAACACATTCTTTGATCGAGATGCACGATGCAACTCGACATTTTTGCGTCGCTTCTTGATTTTACTGTCCGAATACTTGGTCGCTCGGGAACCTAGCTCTTTTCGTGAAAAGCCCCCAGTTCGCTTGACGCGGTTCTGGTTTCCTTTCACGGTTTTGACGAAGGTGTCTGATACTCTCAACATTCTGTAAATGGATCTACAAATCTCTGTTATCTAGATAGATTCAATTTTATTTCGTGTAATTACTGTGAATTGTTCCCATTGCACCGTATCATCATTTAACGACTTATTTGAAGATGCCTTTGTTAAAAAATCTCGTTTTACCGAGAGTCACAAGGCGCATATCCTCAGTGTTCACTTACCTCGAGTGGTTCGTCGCCTTCGGATTCAATATCCGCTAGCTCGAACGTTTCGGATACCAAGCGGCCCATCTTGTCGATACGTCCAATCTCATTGAGCTTGTCAGAGAGATCTTCAAACTCAAGTTTGAGAACGGGTTTGAGAACGGGGTCGGTTTCGGGTTCGGGAGTGAACAACGCTGTGTCCTTATCACGAGATGCAATTTGTGCCTTGTTCTTGGCGGCCATCAATTTACGGCTTTTGGGGTACTTCTCAGGCTTCTTTTCACGAGGCTTCGCATTGGGGTTCAACTCCTTGGAGGGGTTCACCTGCTGCTTCTTCGTGGTCGGATGCGTTGACATTTTGGAGGGCCTTTTACCTATATCTTTCTATAGAATCCGTTTCAATTTTATTTGAAAAAAAGCGGTCCAGCTGGTATCACTCATCCTTGTGTGGTCTTATGATTGCACACTGAGTCTAACCGATTTGTGCATTTAAATCTCTCCAGACTCTCTCCAACCGCGTTACTTTGGGTAACATTTTTGGAGAAACTCGGGGTTGTCGCGCCCTCTTCTTGTACCACCGACCCTTGTAGATTGGCTTCTTTTTCAAGGGGGCAACCATACAGTACGTTGTGCCATCTGGATTTAGTATACATCTATTGATCTAAATATTTTGATTCAATTTTTTGAAACTATTCCTATTTGACTTAAACCTTTGTTCTAAGGTTATCTAATGGAGAGATCAGACGATGATATTTCAGAACTTACCTTCAACCCTTACAATCCTTGTAACAAAGAGATTAGTTTGAACCAAGTTCAAACTATTCTATCCAAGTATGGGGTGAACGAACAAGTCATCGATCTAGAATTGTATCGTCGTGCATTTACACACCAATCTTACTGTATGCGTCCCTTGGATCAAAGGATTCAAATTGCAGCGTGCCCTCCCAACTGCATTCCCATTCAAGATAAATCCAATGAACGTTTAGAGTTTTTAGGGGATGGCGTGTTAGAATGCGTGACCAAATTTTATATGTACCGTCGTTTTACGCGTGAAAACGAGGGATTCATGACCGAGAAGAAAATCGCCTTGGTGAAAAACGAGTCCATCGGTTCTCTTGCGTTACAAATGGGATTGTCTGAATGGTATATTCTGTCTCGTCATTCAGAAGAAAAAAAATTACGTACCAATTTGAAGAAACTGGGGTGTTTGTTCGAGGCCTTTTTGGGGGCTATTTTTGTGGATTTCAAAGAACGAGGGTTTCAAATCGCTCAGACGTTCATCGAACGCGTCTATGAAAAACACATTGATTGGACGGAACTTATTTTATGTGACGACAATTACAAGAATATTCTACAAGTTAGATTACAGAAAGAGTTCAAAACAACCCCTGAATACTTGGAGATTAGTCACAATGGGTGTTATCATATGGGCGTCTATTTGTGTTTAGGCCAACCCATTTGGAAAACATCCATCCAACAATCGATTCCATTTCATCAGTTTGAATCCTTTGACAAAATACACGCGTATCTGCGCACTCATTCACACGTCCTTATCCATTTAGGAGAAGGACGTCATAAAATTAAGAAAAAGAGTGAACAATTGGCGTGCGAACAAGCGCTTCAGTGTATATCAAAATACACCCGATAAAATATCTACCTAATGTATGTATCCACCAATACAGCCGCATAAAAAGGAATGGTTGTGTACGGACCATTTGTCCACTGGACAACCCGTAGAAATATACGTAGAATGTAGTGGAAATCCAAAGGGTATTCCAGTCATTTATTTACATGGAGGACCTGGGGACCATAGTATGCCTCGGATTCGCAGACTATACGACCCGAAATTCTACCATATTATCTTGTTTGACCAACGAGGATGTGGAAAATCGTTACCAGCAAATCACACGGAGAAAAATACAACCGAGTATCTGATTCGTGATATAGAATGCATTCGAGAATGGATCCATACACCTAGTATGGTGGTAACGGGCGGAAGTTGGGGGAGTACACTTGCCTTGTTGTACGCACAAGCACATCCTTCCAGAGTAGATGCACTTATCTTGCGAGGTGTGTATGATTTGACAAACGATGACGTCTTGGATAACATGTACCCAGAACAAGAGGACCAAATACAACAATTTATCCATTTAAAACCATCGGAGGATGAAGACAAGAAAATTCAACAGATATTGTCCCGTAAAACAAAAAAACGCACGGCATTGATTCGGCTCATGTCAAATGAGCCTCAAATGCACGTCACGACAAAAACCACACGGAAAGAACCCTTTAAAGAAAGTGAAACCCTTGCCATTATCGGCACGCACTATGGTTTACATCATCATTTCGCTTCAAAACGTCAAATTTATAAAAATATGTATAAAATCAAAGACATTCCTACCATTATGGTGGAAGGAAGATATGATATGGTCACTCCACCTAAAATGGCATACACTCTCTGTAAACAATTTACCGATTGCGAATTGATAATGGTTCCTGCAGGTCATTCTTCGTCTGAACGTGAAGTGGCGCGTGCACTGGTTAAGGCATCCAACAAATTAAAAACGATTTTAAAATAAGAAACTAGGGTATGAAGCTGATTCTTATTCTGTTTTGGTTGTTTGTGGGAATCTGTATACCCATTGCGTATACCGATAGTTTAACACCCATTACACGGGTGGAAGAACCAGACCTGAAAGTAAAGCTGGTACAGGATGCCTACGATACCGTCCAAAATCCGTACACACCCCCCTTACGATATTTAGATACCGAATCGTACAAACAAATGGGCTATTTGAAGCGTCAATCGTCACGCCTTCCGTTTTTTGGTAAACCAGCAAATCTTCGAAGAGATATGTGGTATTATTACACGACTATGGATGGGATTAAACTACCGATTACCATCAACAAACGAAAATGTTCCATTTCACCAGGATGTTCCTCAGTCTCTTCGGGTGATACAGTTCACGTAGAAGGGGACGTATGGACGGTTGAATTGTATGAGATGGACATGTATTAACTGTTCTGTATCAGTTGTGTTTTCTTTAGCATGGTCTAGTTCTGGTTTAAGATATTACATAGAATTGCACATAGGAAACCATATATCTACCGTGTTTAGATGAGTAGAATTTTTCAACTTTTCGATGAGTTTGCCAAAGGTTGTTTTGGCACAAAATACGTCGTGTACAACCCCGAGTATAAAAAATCCTATGGTGGTAGGCAATAATTTCCAACCGGTAAAGCGTGAAATGAGCCAAGCACCAATGAAGGTTGCGATGACATCGGCAATGGCGATTCCTCCAATGTGTGTATGAATACCCTTTCCAGGTACGCCTAAACTATTCCGATACGAACATTCCATACGGATACATAGGAAAAAGGTGTCGCGTGTTAGTTGCGATTTCGTTTCGAGTGTTTCCGTTTCGAGCGTTTTGAATGTCGTTTCCGGGTCCGATACCCCCCTTGGTACAACCTAGCTAATATTTCATTCTTGCGAGCCTCCAGCGTAGCATTATCCGAAGTAGCCATAAAATTAGATACTCGTTCTTTATTCATATCCTGAACACTTTTTACAAAGTCATTAAGGTCGGTAATAATGGCTTGTCGACCGTCCTCCGTATTACGGTCTACATAACGAGTGGGCCCTGGTTCAAAATCAATAATAAACAAATAATTACCGTTTACAATTAAGTTGCCAGTGGTTAGGTCGCCGTGTACGACACAATGCGTTGCAAACCACATATACGTCGATAACCACGTGAGTGTACGAACAAACATATCTATTGTAATGTAGGCATTCGACTTATGGACCCCATCGGGACGGTCTAGACTATAATGGTACAGACCTGTGTGGGTATTTCTCCATCTCCAAGCTTGGCCTTTTCTAACTCGGTATCAGTAGGAGGCGGAGGTACGAATGGAAAGGGTGCGCCTAGCGCCGTTGGAGTATCGATCAATCGTTGAATGATTTCATTTCGTTCTTGAATGTAGTCCTCGTACGTGGAACCCTTTGTAATCACATCGCTCATCAATTTAGTTGGGTCAAAATCATTCAATGCGCTATTTGCCGGTTCTTTAAGAACGGGTTCCTCAAACCTTCGCGTCAGTCCCGGGAGAGGTGTTTGTCTAGGGGGGAGACGAGATGTTGGCATTCCAGGGACTTGGAGACGATGTTTATCAGGTGTTTCGTACGGATTTAATCGTCGCGCACTACTTCTACTATCCTCTCTAACCATATCATATAAACATAAAAAGTTCGTACTGATTTGTATTCATGTTCTGATGTCTTTGAAAATTCATTTAACGCGGGAATCCAACCATATTTGCACCGATGCCAAAACCCGCGCCCGTTCGTGCAGTTACACCCATACTGGGAATGTAGGTATCCAAAATGGAAAAGGTTGCCGCCGCAGTAAGAGCAATGAGAGCGACTTCGTCTAAACTAAGACCTTTTCCTTTAGGAATGGCGTAAGCGGCAATGGCAACCATCAAACCTTCCACTAAATATTTGATGGCTCGTTTTATCAGTTCACCTAAATCAAACATAAATTTAGGATAGAAAAAAATATATCTGGAATAAAACTTAAATAAATGAGGGTAATTGGCTGTATGTCGGAAAAACCACCCTATGTAGATTTATTGGAAGAGGACAAACCCATTGCACAACAAAAGTTTGTATGTGTTTCCTTTGTTTCACCTGAAAACATTATTCAACAGAAGGAACATTTTTTTTTCGACCGATTCGTGAAAACGTGGGATCTAGTCAAATCGATGCAAAAGTACGCACAGTTCACGGCATTTCTAGCCTACAAGTACAATCTAGACCCAGAACAAGTGACCACGGATTTGAATGAGTTCTGCAAGGAGGAATCCGTTACTTTGGCTAAAGAATCGGTTGCGGATGATTATAAAACCTACCTCGAGAAATATGTGGAAGATTTAGAATTGGAGTACAACAAGAAGAATGATTTCCAGACCAATACTCGTGGCATTAAAATTCGAGGCGTGTTTCCATCCCAAGAGGAAGCTGAAATACGTGCAAAGTTATTGCGCGAGAACGACCCGCATTTTGATGTGTATGTAGGACCTGTAGGCGTTTGGATGCCGTGGGAGCCCGACGCGTACAGAACCGGACAGGTTCACTTTTTGGAATCACAGCTCAATGAGCTCATGTCCAAGAAACAACAGAACGAGGCAAGTGCAAAAGAATATTTCGACAAACGTGTGAAAGAGGCCAAGCGGAAAGCCATCGAAGAAAATGTTCGGAAAGCAAGAGAGAGTGGCAATAAGCTTTCTCAATCCATTGATGCAAATGATAATTTGGTCAATGTGAAGAATGTAGAGGATATTCAGAAAACTCTGTTTGAAACGGAAAATGTAGTGACGGATAAAAATTCAGACCACGGATTGTCTGAATTAAAAAGTTCGAGATGAAAATATTTTATGCCTATAAAGAATGGCGAATCAAATCAAACATCCTTGTAGAGGAAGAAAGTCGACATGCAAGCGTGCGCCTGCAAGCTGCGAAAACACGAGACGCAGTCGTAAACGACGAAGTTATTGCAGGAAAACACATAATCATAAACAATCGTGGTTTTAATCTATTCGTAATATAATGATGAAGGCCGTTTTAGTGGAGTTTATAGGAACCTTGCTTTTTCTATACGTGATTATTGCAACCGACAATTCCGTGGCGATTGGCGCAGTTTTATCGTTGATCGTTTATTTAGGAGAACCCATTTCAGGAGGTAATTTTAACCCAGCCGTCACGGTCATGATGGTGGCTGCAAAGAAGCAAAACATAAACACCGCGCTACCTTATATTGTAGCGCAACTTGCCGGAGGTCTTGTTGCGTTGGAGATCTATAAGCGTATTCATTAACCATATAAATAGTATGTGTGAGAATACATTATGAAGGTCTTGTCTATCGACATTGGGATTAAGCATTTGGCACATTGTCTTTTTGATGTATCGGATACGCTTCGTATTGTAGATTGGGATGTCATCGATTTAACGGATGAGTATGTATGTGCATGCTCCAAGCCCGCGACGCATCGATTCCATCAAACCTATACGTGCAAAAAACATACCTATCCGGAACTGTCACTTGTTGAATTGATTGCTCAATGTACAGGTCGTTCGATTCCATTAGGTACCAAAGCGGAAATGAAAACGCGATTGTTTAAAGAAGTCAAGCCGATTCCGCCACCAACTTTGGTGGATTTAGGACAACAAATTATGAAACGTTATGCACGATTTTCAGAAGTGGATGTCGTGTTGATTGAAAATCAAATTGGCCCCCTTGCCAGTAAAATGAAATCGGTTCAAGGGCTGGTGGTCCAATATTGGTTGATGAGGGGGGCAAAAGTCGAATGCATATCGGCATGTAACAAGCTCAAATTGTTTCATTCAGGAAAAACGACCTACGCTCAACGTAAAAAGTTGAGTATACAATACACTCAAGTCATGCTTGAACAAAATGGATTGGTGACAAATTTCTCCTCTCATAAGAAAAAGGATGACTTAGCGGATACTTTTTTACAAGGGGTTTGGTATTTCCAAATCAATAATTGCGGATTACTTAAAATTAATTGTTCTTAATCACATTATGGAGGTTATCAATTTAAGCGATACGCCTACAGTCAGTTTTGGACCAGGCATTGAATTGTTGATGAATGATAAGCCCAAAAAGGAAACAGTTTCGGTTACGGATTTGGATAAGCTAGAATCAGAATTAAACGATCTTTCACGTTCCTCGATACCTACTTCAGCACCTCCGTCTACACCCGTTAGTTTTCCTCGTATGGAAAATGTAGTCATTGAAGAATTACCTTCGGTCAAATTTGATATTCCAGAGAAACCCAAGGACCCCATGACGTGGGATGGGTTTAAACCATTCCAAGGTGACCCTGATAAAGTGACCGCAACAAAAGATAGCTTGAAAGAACGTTTTTCCTATTTACGAAAATTAGAGGACCTTGAACTCAAGGGTGTACGATTGACCCGTAAATATACGATGGATTCTTCACTTGAAGAAATGAAAGGAGAATACGAGAACATCATTTCCGAAAAAGAACGAAGCAACAATGTCAAGTTTCAGGGTAAAATGTTGATGGCCTTGATTACCGGGGTGGAATTTCTCAATTCCAAGTTCGATCCATTTGATGTCAAATTGGATGGATGGGCTGATCAAGTCAATGAAAATATTTCAGATTACGATGATATTTTCGCAGAATTGCACGAAAAGTACAAGAACAAAGCTAAACTGGCGCCTGAACTAAAGTTGATGTTCCAATTAGGAGGAAGCGCCATTATGTTGCATATGACAAACACCATGTTCAAATCCTCTGTGCCTGGAATTGACGACATTATGAAACAAAATCCAGAATTGATGCAAAAATTCACTCAGGCGGCCGTGAACTCCATGGGGGCATCCCATCCTGGATTCTCTGGATTTGTCAACTCTGTACAGCCCACGAGAGAACCGCGCGAAGTACGCCGCGAACCACGTGAAGAAAAACGGCCAGACATGAAGGGACCGAGCGATATCAATTCTCTTCTAAGTGGTCTGAAGCCTAAAACAATTCAACTCGATGAAGGAAGTACGGTCAGTTTGAGCGAATTAAATGAGATGAAGGATGGTTTGAATTCAGCAAAGAGAGGACGAAAGAAACGATCTGAAAAGAATTCAATGAGCCTAAACCTGTAAAACTTTTATGACGTGAATGTATGTACTTGAATAATATACGAACTCATTTTACTTCTATCTTAAGCTTATTTTTGTTGTGCACCACATTGATCTTGCCGATTCTCATCTTTATGAAACCCATATCGTCTTGGTTGTCAGGGTTTGACAATATAGATGGAATTGTAGAGGCAACACCTGCAACAGGAGGCACCTTTTACACCATTGCCTCGATTTTGAATTTACCTCTTTTTTTCAATGTATTGATTCGACAATCCAATACCCGAATGATCAACCAGATCTATACGGGATTGTTTTTCTTGTTGTCTATTGTTCTCGTCGCATTCAATCCAATGGGGGTGTTAACGACGGCATATAGTTTACAAACCATACTCTGTGTAACCGCAATTGTCTTTGTTATACTGAAATATGTTAGAACTGGAATCCTAAAACAGTTCATCTTAATCGCCATGGTCATTACATTAGGGGTATGTGGTGAGACGATGGGGGTGAACTATTCGGGATTGCACCTCTTGTATTATCTATTGTTTTATTTGATGGGTTATGTGTGGAACTTTTTCGATTTCAACCTATCCGGACTATCCAACCAAACGACTAAACGTGTATACGATACGACATCCTACCTCTATACACAACTTCCTGGTATTTCCCTGATATTTGTGTTTGAGATTTTCTTGATTGTTTTGATTTTATATGGTCGAACATGGGTCAAGAACTATTATGGAGGAGACTTGGTGGTTCATAATCCGATTGATTTAAACAAACGTTCTTCGTATAACGTATCCAATGCATATCAATACACCTATACCCTATCCTTCTGGATTAATCTAGAGGCCACCTCTCTTGGTTTTTCTTCTTCCTCCAATGAATACACGGATGTAGTGATGTATGGAGGAAATGTATTAATTGCGTATAATAGTTCACTCAATACAATCCGAACCGTGATGAAAAATGAATCGAAGAAGACCGTCTATGATATGAACGACATTCCATTACAAAAATGGAATCACGTGGTTTTATCTTACGCAAACGGTACCCTTGATTTATTCTTGAATGGGGAATTACAGAAAAGTACAGTTGCAGTACCTCAATTGACAACACAAGAGATGATTGTTGGTGCGGAACAAGGTGTGTATGGTAAATTATGTACAATGATGTTTTACAATAAGGTATTGACGATGGAAGAAATCCAGGCCTTGTATACCCAATTCAAAGACAAGAATCCTCCAACCCTCTAAAAGGTACTTCCTGCATAGTTGGAGGGGAGAGGTTCAAAACTATCGGGGGATTGGGCGTTTTGAAGTGGATTGTTTGGACCCGAAAACATGGAGTTGAAATCGGGTTCAGGAGAATTCATTGGATTTGCTGTACTACCTCCTTTGGGTAACAACGGCGGTGTTTGTATTTGGGGTTGAGACAAGGGTTGGGTATGTTTGACGCGAACGGGCTGAGGAGTCGACAAGACACGATCTATCAAAATCGTAACCTTGTCTCCCAAGGAAGTCATCATACTCAACAATACAATCAAGGTCGGTAAAATCACGGTAATGATATTTTGTTCGGCATATTTTATCCCACTGGCCGTGGGGATAAAGGTAATAATGCGATGAATGAATAGAATGCCTATAAACAGTACAATACATTGAAGCGTAATTTCTACAAAAATGGCTATACTTCCTTTATCTCGGTCGACGACAGGCGCATAATCCTGAATGGTTCGATTCAGTAAAGAAACCAATACAATGGCAAATACCGTATACTGCATAATATTCACCATTTCATGTCGACTGTCTTGTTCAAAGTTAAACACATGAGAGAAAAAATTAGGCGATTCTTCCATTGGTCTATCACAAGAAATTAATATTAGTTTAAAAAGTTAAAAATTAATGTACGTAGGTGATATGTCTAAACAAAAGCCTGCTCCAACTCCCATCAAAATATCGATACCCGACGCCGTAATGAATTTAGCAAGGCGAGTGAAGGGTCTAGAAGACAAGAGTATGTCCCAATTAAAGGCAATTGAACAAAAACTAGGGGATCACGAAAATAGGTTTATTGAAGATGCACCCGACATGGACCAAATTGCCGAAATGTTTAAGCTGATGGGTTCCAAAATCGATGGATTGATGGAACGTTTAGCAGAAGTGGAAAAACGAAATGACATTAAACCTCCTAAAAAGAAAGGGGGTACCGTAAAACTGGCTGATCTGGCAGAAGATACCCCCAACGGGATTTCATTCTCATAATCCATATAAAAAGATGACAACGTCAACTAGTAATGAATATTGGTATCCTTGCTACGATATGCATTGTCACTGTATTGTACATTCATATTCATTTTCAATTACATACAAGCAATGATTTAGAAATTTATGAGATTGCCATGCCTACCAAAACCAAATTGGAAGAAGTGTGTAACTTCAAACAACCCGTTTTATTTGATTATTACGAAGAAACCATTTCACGGTGTACACTCGATTCGCTCGACGAATATAGCGCGTTTGACGTAATGGTGTTTGATGATACACACGTAGGCATATCGTTACCCTTGGAAAAGGCTCGTGAATTATTCAAAACGGGTCGCCGCGCCACGTTAGACAACGGAACATTTCTTCAAGAAACAATGGTGAAGCGATATTATGATTTGACGGATTTAGCGCTTCGTCCACCGATGGTCACTTCAATGACTCACGATATATTCTTTGGGTCATTGAATTATACGACTCGTCTTCAATATCACACGTCGTGTAGAAATTATTTCTTGGTCACTCAAGGATCCATTACGATAAAATTAACTCCGCCACGCAATACACCCTTCTTGAAAGAAATCAAGAAATACGATACACAAGAGTTTTTCAGTGATGTAAATCCCTGGACCGATGACCCTAAAAAGGTTAAATTTTTAGAATTGGTTGTTCCCGTAGGTAAATTGTTTTATATCCCTGCTTATTGGTGGTATAGTATTCGATTAGAAAAAGATGCATGTGTATGCATGTTTCACTATAAAACGTTGACCAATTTAATCGCCACGTTACCCGACATTGGAATGGGTATATTGCAACGTCATAATACAACTACGAAGGTGTTACCGGTGGTTCAACTCTAGTCTCCTTCATTTTTTGACGTGTTTCGCACATCAGAGGACCTCCACCCACCCCCGTCACATTTACCGCCATACACTTGTGCTGGTTGTCGGTGAGCTCCTTTTTGTGAAAGTTCACATATTCACCTTGAACAAGGTATTTGTATACATCGGGAGGCACAACCAATTGCTGGTAATGTACAAATATATCTTCCTGTTCATGATGAATGAAACCATACCCGGATTTATTGTTGAACCATTTTACGATTCCCGTGAACATTTCTGGCATTATATAAATAAAGGTATACAATTCTTTATATCAATTCCAAAATAATATAAACTCATATATGGTATACGAGGTATGTGTGGAATATTCGCCATTGTTAATTCGGATATGGACAACAATCAAGTCCAAACGGACTTTATGCGTGGAAATCGTCGAGGTCCCGATCATACTGCTTATCAACAATATGGATACGTTGGATTGGGGTTTCATCGTCTCGCAATCAATGGTCTAGATACTATTTCCAATCAACCCATCTCCATCAACGGTATTCATTTAATTTGTAATGGGGAGGTATACAATTATCCAGAACTCTATGCTGCACTCAACCTGACTCCCACGACGAATTCAGATTGTGAAATTATTGTACATTTATACCGTGAATTCGGCATTGAACATACGTTGCATATGATAAATGCGTCTGAATTTGCCTTTGTCTTGTATGATTCTATCAAGAATATTGTCTATGCTGCTCGAGACCCTCACGGAGTGCGACCCTTGTTCAAAGGAGTACGGAACCACACCCTTTGTTTCGCCTCGGAAATGAAAATGATTCCAGAAGGAATGACCATTACGCCTGTTTTACCGGGTACATATACGGATGGAACACGCGTGCATACGTATCATTCGTTACCCTCGATAAACCCAGCATTGCTTCGTCCTCAATATCTCATCAAAGAGACCCTGTATGAGTGCGTGCGTAAGCGTGTATTGCATACCGACCGTCCCATTGCGTGTTTGTTGTCTGGAGGATTGGACAGTAGCCTCATTGCGTCCTTGGTTACCCAATGCCTTCGAGATTTGGGTAAGCCTCCACTCGAAACCTATAGTATTGGACTGGAAGGTGCGGAAGATTTAAAGTATGCATCCATGGTGGCCCGTTATCTGGGGTCGAAACATACGTCTATTGTACTAACCGAGGACGAATTTTTAGCAGCCATTCCAGAAGTCATTTATGCAACCGAAACGTACGACACGACTTCGGTTCGGGCAAGCGTAGGTAATTTCTTGGTAGCAGATTATATCAGCAAGCATAGTGAGGCCAAGGTTATCTTTAATGGAGATGGTGCAGATGAAGTATGTGGGGGATACTTGTATTTGAAAAATGCCCCTAATGAAGTCGAATTTGATAAAGAGTGTCGTCGGTTGGTCAAGGACATTCATTATTTTGATGCACTTCGTAGTGATCGATGTATTTCCTATCATGGATTGGAAGCAAGAACTCCTTTCTTGGACCGCGCCTTTGTTGAACTGTATCTGTCTGTTCCAGCGAATCTTCGTTATACCCAATGTGAAAAGGAATTGTTACGAACGTCGTTTGAAGGGATGCTTCCGTGGGATATTTTATGGCGAAAAAAGGAAGCGTTTAGTGATGGGGTGAGTTCGCTACACAATTCGTGGTATTCCATCATTCAACGGTCGATTCCCGCGTCCATCCAACACGAGTATGCAGCACAAACCACTTTGTTGACACAAGAACAATATTACTATAAAAAGGTGTACGATTCCTATTATTCTACAGTGTTGCCTTATTATTGGATGCCCAAATATACAAACAGCAAAGATTGTAGTGCACGAACTCTAGAAACGTACGCGGATTAATATAATGGTATAATATGGCGACAGCTTTAAGTGTACGCCCGTTGGGAGTAAATGTGAACCAATTAGTTATAGGAAAACGATATATTGTCACTAGGCGAAACGCAAATGGTGACATAGAGACGTTCAATGGAACATTTAGCTCAACTAATCCCACTAGCAATACCGTATTTTCAAATGTCGTGGGGCGAGGAATGATTTCATTTCCCACGGAGTGGTTGATCAGTTCAAACGTGGTAGTTTCGAATTTACCCGCTGGATTGAATGAACACATCAATAGCTATATGGGAGGTAAATTGAGACGTAAGCGTACTATCAGACGACCCAGGACCGGTCGTTAGCGTTTACGAGTTGAACGCTTTCTCCGTTTGTTTCTTCGTGTTCTTTTTCGTCTCCCTCCTTCCGGTGGTTCAGTCAGTGCAGTAGGTGTTGGTGTTTCCGCTAAAAGTTCCAAAAACTCGGCAGAATTGACCGCAGCCGCAGCAGGAGGAGCAGCCGCAGGAGCAGCCGCAGCAGGAGCAGGAGGAGCAGCAGCTTGACCTGGATGAGCTCCAGGCGGACGGAGTAGTGCAGAATCCTGTAAAAAATGAGCTATAGAATCAAGATGAATCAAAAGACCTTGACTCTTATATGATTTTATTGTTTCTTGTGTGATTGAGGATACTACTACGTTCGTCCTCGCGAGTTCTTCAAAGACCGCTAAATTATTTTCATCCCGCTTATCATTTATATCTAAAAAGGATGACCGTACCCACCTCATTTGACTATGGGCGTTTCGATTGCGTCGTTGATTATAAGCAAGGTCTACCTTATGAATCTCTACAAGTACCCGTTGTATAATGTTCGACTTCTGTGCATTCGATAGGACGACGGACGAAGCGGTTGAACGTGTTTGTCTAGATGGATTTAAATAGGAGTACAATTCGTGATGGAGGGCCTCACACGCTGGGGTCAACTCTTGAATTCGGCCAAAATCAATGATACGGGAAGATATACCTTCGTCGGTTAGAAATACAAGTGCATTTCCTGTGTGTAAATCCAAATGAATATAACCTTGTAAGAAGAGTCTGACGATTTTTGTCACAACTGAAATTTTTGCAGGGATTTCAGCAGATGGGTTTGATTCTCGAGCTTTTCGAATAAAGGCACCCAGTGTTTTTGAATCAGGTACAGTCGGCATAGTAAGCACAGCAGTACGAGAGTTTAACCTTATAAGATATTCAAGTGTATCAATTATATTAATGATGTTGACGTCATCGCCATTCGTTCTATTTCTCATTTGCTCCATCAAATAAGTGTCTGTAAAGAATGCCAGATTTGCAACAGATGGACAAATTTCAGGTTTTCCACCGAGTATACTATTTTCCCAAATGGATTGTTGCATTTGGGTTTCTTCAAAAAAACTGTTATAGGTTTCGCTCTCCTTTAAAATCTGTTTATCCAATTCAAGAGGTGGTAAACGTTGAACAATATCCGTAATGACCGCAATTTTCAAGATGTAGCTCATTACCGGTACGGTGAATCTCCCATTTCCATCAAGTCCAAGATATTCAGAGTCGTCTTCGTCCTCTAGGTCCAGTTTAAATATAAATCCTTTTAATGAATTTGCGGTCAATAGTGTCACCATACCCTTTCGAATCATGTTCATAACGGGTACAAACCCTAGCAACAATTCGTTTCTCAACTTTAATCCACCTTTCATATCCTATACTAAGATTAAACACACGCGCGATAATAAAATGTACTGACCGAGGTTTTACTTTTTCTGGTAATTTTACAAATCATTCCCGGTCGCATACACAAGACCAACGCAACGGGATCATACCGACTAATGGCCGGTAAATCTGCAATGGTTTGAATGTTGTGCTGTTTAAATAGTTCAGCTTGTTCTTCGACCGTTAAAATTTCGTGTTTGGGTACTTGGACGTGTTTCAGAATATTAAACTGTAAACGTTTAATGTTAATGACGGATGCGTATATTTGAGAATCGTTCCACAACGTGTTTAATGCCGCAATCTGAGCATCATTAGGGTCCATCTTCACAATGATCATCAAATTGTCCTCTTTGGTTAAAATGGGTGGTTCATCTTCATTGCTCTCGTAAAAGGAACACGCTTCCGAGGCTACATTCAAACGTCCTTCCAAATAGAATTTGACGAAAATCTTTTTACCATTTTTATGGGTTAATAATAAATCCAATTGTTTTTGGTCCATCATTGCACCCACCTGCTGTATCCCACAATGGGCATACTCGGAAACATCGTATCCGGTTTCTTCCAAGATGGCGAGAAGATTATTACGAGCAGAATAAATGTGGGTAACACTAATCGTCTCCATTCTATATGTTAACTCTATACTAATATTTATATCTCAATTTTATGAATATTCTTTGTCTCTTCGGGTAAGGTATCACTCTTATCTACAATCTCAAGATCATCTGTCTCTGGTTCTGGAATCGGCTCCATTTCGGGTTCGACTTGAATGGGTTCAGACTCTACCGGTTCTGAAACAATCGATACGGAAGGAGGTTTACTATTTGGTGCCGGATTTAATTGAACCGTAATTTTACGCACGTGTGAATTGATAGCAATGTTGTTTTCGATGACGTATTGCAACGAGTTGATTCCATCAATCTTCCATTGAATGTCATCTAAGATGAGCTGTTCAATCTTATTTCCCTCCATACGGTCCTTTATTTTGTTGGGGAGGATATCATTACGCGTTTTCATTTCTATACCTTTTTTGGGTTCATCGGGGCGATACACTTCGGCACCCCCGATACGGTGAACCAATGCATCGTCTTCTCCGCCCCATCCATAAAAGGTGTTGGGGAATCCATTCATTTGTTTGAATTTGGACTTTGAAATACGCAAGACTCTCCCTAAGAAGTAATCCTTTTTACCCGCATTGTATTTATCGTCTTTGATCAATCGCCCCAAATGTACAAGGTCCTTTCCATCCTCCCCATAATAACGTTCGACGATGTCCTCCGGCATAAGAATGTCTACATCGTGTACCACAAAGGTATCGACGTTGGGTAATTCCCGTGTAAGATAATCATAACCAATATTCAACAACATCCCTCGGTTGAATTTATCCGCCTCACTTTGTTCTACCACGAGAATGTTGATATTTTTATAATGTTCAATGAATTGGGCGAGTTGCTCACCACGGTCTTGGTCACCGGAATCGCGAAAGGGTACAATAATGACCGTCGTACTGGTAGGTACCGCATTCGTCTCTTTGTAGGATTTGAAGGTCAACTCGTGTTTCGGTTTCAACGATTCTATCAACTTTCCGTTGTCGGTATCATACATATTTTTCTGGGGTTGTAAAATACCCGAGATGGAATTGCATAAATCCGCGACATAATCATGGACAAACTCTTTGGTAAAGTATTTTTCATAGAAATCCATTCCGTTTTTCGAAATTTGTTGACAAATCTCATCATGGACTAAACACCATTTCATCGTTTCCGCGACTTCGGCAACGGTATTCACGAGGATACAATCTGCACTACCAATGTCAGGGTCATCGATGGTTTTCATCTTCAGCATCGGTTCAAACCAAAGTGTGTAACGCGATTTGACGTTCAGTACACAAAATCCAAGCCCTAACAATCCTCCAAATCGATAGGCGGCTGAATTCCCTTGCACGTTAAGGGTATATTTAAACTTGACTTGTTCGCTCATTTCCATTCGTGTTCCCGTATTCTTACGGTCTTTTGGATTAATGTACTCTAAACGAAGTGACTTGTCCACATTCTTTCCCTTGATGCGGTTTGTAAAATTGACAATCTTTGTATCCATAAATTCTTCCACCAGTTCATTGATATACATTCGTGGATTAGTACTCGAATCATTTCCGCATCCGGTTCCTTGACCTCTCCAAACACATTTATTCTCGCGAGTTTCCCAGGCAGGTAGATTTTCTCTGGAAGGACTGGTATTTTTACAAACAATACCCTTATGACCACGATCGGTTTCCAATTTTGCAAATTTCTTTTCAGGACAGATGATGTTCCAATCGTCTCCGGTTGGAAACGTAAAATCTGCGTGGTCTACTGAGGTGGACTGTCCTACGACTGGAATAAACTTTTTGTCATAGGCGGACATGGGAACGTCTCCGTAAATGGCATCAAATGATTCCTTCCAGTCTTTTCGTAAATGAGGGAAATCTTTACGCGAGAGAAAAAAGACACAGTCGTTCACTTTACGATGACTACACGTGTCCACCAGCATATCGTACATTTCAGACAAATAATTATCGGTTGGGTCTCGGTCCACTTTTTCCGTACGAAGTAAACAATTGGTTGCGTGCCACGTCTTGGGATCTTTCGAAGTCTCTTTCCGTTTATTCGAAGGTAGAGATTTCAACAACGCTTCCAATTGAGCCTCTTCTATTAAAGTGTAAAAATCATTGGTAAAGTTGATATTGTATAAGGGTAGGAAATTAAATAATTTGTTGTTTTTGATACGCACAAAAATGGCCGTCTTCATTTTATCCACAAAGTAAGACAGTGTAGTGTCGAAATTATCCGGGTGTGGTTTATAAATGTCCAGTTCACATCTTTCCTTTTGATACTCTGATGTATAGGGTTTAGGCTGGATCGTTCGGGCAATCGAAATCCGTTCAAATTGTCTTGTCACATAAGGGAAAATCATTGGATTTAGACCGTATGCGTTGATAAGGACGTCACGACAAGGCGTGTTTCCACTCGCAACATACAGTGTATTTTCCAAGAGAGCGTATGGGGTAAGTTTCAAGGATGAAAAAAGGACGGTGGTCAGAGTCTGCAATGCCTTGTACCTCATATTCTCAAACTGGTCGACCGTATCCGATGTAATCAATCTTGCTTGTACATTCATGGTGGCCAATTCTTGGAGCAATAGTTTAAACGCATAAGGAACATTCAATGCACTAAACGATTTCTTATGTTTAGGGACGGTAAGCAATGCCTCATTTTCAAAGACCATGCCATCGATGGATGGACTTATTTGTAAATTAGTATAGTCATTGTAGACGGCCAACAATCCAGATGTATTGTCGACATGAATCTGATAAGGAATGCGAGAATTGTTGACCATCATAGTTCCGTCCCCACGGTCCATCAAGGATTCACGTACAAAACTAGCCATTCCATTGGCAATGACGCCATCACGTTCCATTTCACCAATACGCAAACCACCTTCATTGGAACGACCTTGTACAGGTTGGCGAGTGAGTGCCGTATTTGGCCCTCGCACACGAAAGTTAATCTTATCCGCTACCATGTGCTTCAATCGCAAATAATACGTGGGTCCAATAAAAATATTACTTTCGATTTGTTCTCCTGTAAATCCATTGTACAATAATTCTGTTCCACTGCTATGATACCCTAATTGTGGAAGTTCACGACGATAGGTGTCTACGAGCGTTTCACTGGTTTCATCCATGTTAGTGGTATTAAATGCGGTACAATCCCCTAATCCTCCATTGTGTAGATGAACCTTGCCAATCAGGGATTCAATCAATTGACCAATGGTCATTCGCGAAGGAAGTGCGTGCGGGTTGATGATGAGGTCGGGACGGATTCCATCTGACGTAAAGGGCATATCTGACTCATTTAAAACGAGTCCACACGTTCCTTTTTGACCCGCGCGGGAGGCAAACTTGTCACCAATACCCGGAATTCGTTCATGACAAATACGTACTTTAGCAATACGATTACCTGGAGTATCTTCACTGATAAAGGTTCGGTCCACTCGTCCCTCTTGGTCACGATTTGGATAAATGTTCTTGATGCTATCCCCTTGTGCCATACGCATCAGTACTGTATCTGGGCGAACCTCTGTATTCATTTGCACGATTCCGTTCTCGTCTGTATTGGTACTCCCTTGGAATACCAAGGGGATATCTCCATTCGATTCGGACACTTCATACGTTTTAAAATAGCTCGTGTTAAACATACCTCTTTCTAAGGACGACCGATTGAATAGAATGGCGTCCTCCGTGTTATATCCCGTATAACACATAATGGCGACAATTGCATTCGCACCACAGGGTAAGGATTTGAAGGGTTGGAGAAAATTACTTTGAATCAAGGGTGTCTGACCATAGTTCAAGACAACACCCATTGTATCCATTCGATTTTGATAATTGGTGTGATACACTGAAACGGCCTGCCTCGATTGTCCACACGAAAATGCATTTCGAGGCAAGGGATTATGTTGTACAAAAATGGTTTGATTTCCCATAAATCCAAGTAGAGAAGAACCGTGAATTTCCACGTGAGTGTACAAGGTCTTTTCAAAATTCTCTAATGGGTCAAATCCAATCAAGGACGAATTGCTTTCATCTGCATCCAAATATTCAATCATACAAGGCTTTTTGATATCACCACGTGTCATGTCCACCCACGAACCAAGTCGTTCGGGTGAATACGAAAGTTTGCGTTTGTGATTCACATAAAACAATGGGCGTTGAAGACGACCCGCATCGGTGTAAATGTACAAGGTATTTTCACCAATATTCCAACTAATGCTTGTAGTAGAAGGAAGGATACCCGTTCGTCTACACTCCACCAATGTATACAATGTGATTTCGGGTTCTTCAATACATCCAACCCATTGCCCATTGAGAAAGAGTTTCACCAAGGTAGCGGATTCTACTGTCAAGGTATGTAACGGAAGGATGAGGAGTTCATATTCTGCCATGACGTCTAACACACGTTTTTTGGGAAATCCATCTGTAATCCGCGAACATAAACTCAGCTGTTTGTGGGTACCTACATCTGCGCCGTCACTGTCCACTGGGTCAAATAACCCCCATTGAGAAGAATGTAGAAGACGAGGCGCAATGACTTTTGCACTATCATCGAGTTGAAGTACACATTTTCGTAAATGAGAGATGGCAGAATTGAAACTGAGACGATTGAGTTTTTGAGACACGCCCACAAGTTGGGTATACTCGGTCGCACCCCACCTTCCTTTGAATCCGGTGATCAATCCCTTCTCGGTGATACGTTCTTCGAAAAACTGATGATAATTCGCCAAAAACAACGTGGGGAAGTTGGCTGGTTCGTTGAAAAAATTCTTATTCTTATTGTGGGCGCGATCAATTTCTACGCCTACGTGTTCCAACTGTTTGTGGTAAAAATCGTGAAATAAATCATGTAGTAATACACCGGAAGGTTCTACGCGTTTCATTCGAAACGAATCCCGATCGGACACGGGATCGACCCCTAATGCCATTCGAAGAACCTTTTTCACCATATGTCCCAAGAAAAAGGCCTTGTCTATCAATTGGTCTCCCATATGCGATAAAAATAATTTGACTAAAATATGAACTGCGTATTGTAACGATTTGTATTTTGTAAAAGAACCGATAAATTCTAGGGCGTGATGTTGGGTGTAAATACCCATCGCATCACATACACTCTCGTGGAAGTGTTCTTGAAAGTTGTTTTCTCCCAACAAACACGTTTCAATGATTTGTTTGTCGGTTAATACGCCTAACGCTCTCATAACCACAAACAGTGGAATGGGTAGACGTACATCGGGTAACTCGACCACCATTTCGTGCAAGGTAACCCCATCTTTGGTGCGCACAGAACTAGATGCATCCTCTTTGGTGGCAATACGTACAGCAGCCACGCGTGGGAACGTGACCCCGTCATCCGAATACGATTTAATGTCTGCACTATAATAATATTTGTCACTGTATTTCTTAGTCGTACAAATGGTATTCCGTGCACGACCTTCTTGACAAATAATGACCTTTTCACTACCATCGATGATAAAATAGCCACCCGGGTCGCTTCGACATTCCCCCATTGCAAATCGAACCTCTGGGGGAACATTGTGTAAAATACAGATTTCAGACTGTAACATAATGGGGAAATTACCCAGAAACACCATTTCCTCCGGCGTATGTTCTTGCACGACCCCGTCGATTTCAATTTCAAAGGTTATTTTTGCGTGAATACTGAAATAATAGGTGAGGTTACGAAGACGAGCATCATTTGGATAGAGTGGTTTTTGTACACCATTCTCCGTGAACACGGGTACACCAAATACAAGTTCGGAAGATGTTTTGGTTCCAACCCATAATCGACACGCGTAACGAAATACATTTTTATCATCCTTATTCTTTAGATTGGTCAATGGGTTTTGATTCTTGATAATTTCAGGAATCTGTTTCACGAATTGATTGAACGAATCCAAATGATGATTTACTAAAAATCCGGGTTCTTCTAAAAATTTATGTATGCACTCCATATATTACTCCTTCTATTTATATTTATTGTGTTTTGGCAAACATAATAGATATAATTTACACGTCCAAGGGAACTTCATTCATTTGAAACGTATAGTTTGATTTCTTGTTTTGCCTTGTTTCTTGCATTTTTTCCTGTCTTGTATCGAACGATTCTTTCAAGTCGCTCGAATAAGAGGGTTGTAACGGTACATACGCATAGGGGCATCCAGTTTGCTGGCACGCGGTAGACTGGTCAAAGGCAATGATGGAATTTGCATTCTTCTGTAAGTATTGACGATAGTCCCAATTGGTTTTAAGATTTTCACGAGAACGTATCTGGTCATTCAAGACCGCCGTAGGTTGCCAATTCGAAAAAGACCGTCCATCCGACATTAGCGCTGGAAAATCTTGATGGAAATTGTTCATAGGGAGAGTTTAGATTTTATTTTGTAAGAATTCAATCAGTTCCTTTTTGGTCTTGAGTTTAGGTCCATTCAACTCCGCTACTTTATCCTTTAACTCTTTCAGGGTAAGAGAATCAAATGGACCAACTTCAATTGGTTCCACAAATTCCGGTACAATTTTTACATCTCGTTCAATCATTTTCTTGACTTCAATCTCTTCACATACTTCTTGAGCCGGCAAGGATACTCTTTTTACGTCATCATCAGAGACAGTGACTCTTTCTGGGGTACGTTCACGTGACTCATAGTCGAGGTGTACTTCATCAGAGCATTCACTCGTTTCACTAGACTCATCGGATGCATCTGACTCATCATCTTGTAATGCAGCTCGCGTAACCCCTGCCATGGTTTGAATGGTCTCGGACATTAATTCCAAACGATTCTCAAAAATAAAGAGTTTTTGACGGATATAAAAAAAGAATGCAACCATCAGAATCAGTGTAATGGCCAAACCGATCATACTTTTCTATAGATTATATATACGTTCTTTTGTCCGCATTCTCGCATCCTTTACAATAGAAGTTGGGTAGGCTAACTGTTCAAGAACGTTTACACCTCCACGGTCATAAGATACGCCTTGTCCTAATTTATAAGTATTTCTTCCATTTACGGTTTTCATATGAATCATCTCCATGGTTGAATTCGACTTTAAATTCTCACACAAATCAAAAAAATGCGTGGTTAACAAAAATTGGAAACTAGGATAATCTGTTAAAAAGGACAAGAGAGATCCCGCGCTTGCAACGGCTTCCACTGGATTGGTGCCAGAAAAGAGTTCGTCGAATATACATAAAATACGTTCCTTCTTAACGACTTCATTTAAGATTTCTTTACAACGCCTCGCTTCGGCTTGAAACAAACTATCGCGTCCAGATGTGTCTGGAATATTAATGTAACAATAAAAGGCGTCGTAAGGACAAATGGTAGCAGATTTGTAAAATCCACGACCGATTTGTTGCGACAATAGTACGTTAATCAATGTTGTTTTTAACATGGTGGTCTTTCCAGATGCATTCGGACCCGTCAAGACTTTATTTTTATCCAAAGAATACGTGTTTTTCACGGGATGTTTGGTTGGGTAATAGGCTCGCACAAAAGAAGTGTTCTTTGAAAACATACACGGGTTTATTTTTTTCTGACGACTCAATTGATAGATATTTTGCACAAATCCGTGAAAACCAAAAGAATAGTGTAGGGTTGTTTTCAGTTCAGCATTGTCATACAATTGATAAAACAAGGCTCTCGCTTCACCACAACGAAACATACTTGTATTCAATCCGGACAATTGTGCCTTAAACTGCGTTAATCGTTGCTTGTGTTCTTCCAATACACGATAAAAGGATTGGTAGGTGGGTAAGGCGCAAATACTCTGTTGAACGTGGTTCATCGCGTCCAAGGTATGGGTTACATATCGCCCGGCTTCTTGAAATACCGTATGTACCGTGGTAATATTGGTGTAAAAGGTGTAAAACGTGTAGATATTGGTATACAACTGTACGCAGAATAAAAGGGCGGTGCCTACAAGATATGCTCGTTGTTTGACATCCGCATCTTGAAACCCAGTGACCAATCCACCAATGGCGTGTTGTTTGAGTACCTGCTTCAAAATATCGAGATACGTCGACCACGAAAGTTCAATGCTTTTCATACGAAGAATGACAAATGGGATAATGACCATAATCAAGGGAGTCAACAAGAAGAGAATCGGAGAGGTAATGAAATAAATACTAATAAAGGTTAGAAAAGAGGAGGATTGGTTCAACATACTCAATCGTTCGGATTCGATATACTGATAACTGATTTTGAACTCTTTATTGTCCTGGATTCGATTCCAATGTTGTACAAAGGCATCAATGGGAATGGGTTTCGGTGCGTTTTGGAATAAGACGGCCGATTCCGTCAAGAAATCCGTATTCGTGGTATAGTATTTCGCCCATTGATGTGCAGTTTGTTTGGACTCGTTTGTCGTGGGTTTGAAGAGCTTGTCATAGACCGGAATTTCCTCGGACTGTACAAGTTCTAAATCCTTTAGTATATGGGGGTTCACTTCTTTGTGTGAAACATATTGAATAGGCAGCTTGAAGATTTCCATATGGAAAGTAGGTACTAAAAAACACGACTTTATACTTATAATACTGTATGAGAACGCCCAGAAACAACACTCTTAATGATATACCTTAGAAATAGAGGGTTGTAATACAAATGATATATGTTGATTCCGCTACACCGTATTGAAGATGACCCGAATGAGGAAAATATGAAATACCAGAATAATCTAATGTCGACTATTTCATCAATATTGTTTTGTATTTTGTTCCAATGAATTGTTTTAAACTTGATCTAACAAGAGCACTCGAAAAAATAAATGCAATTACGTTTTTTTTGCATTCAAGAGCATTCAAGACACGTTTTGCACTTCGCTTCATCAAAGTTGTCGTAGGGTACGTCAACGTTGATGCCGCACCATGTGCACGGAACACAAACCCTGCAACGAAAGCCCGCAGAAAGAGGACTTTCACAGTCGTAGCAAATTCTGGGGGACAATTCAAAATCATAATCGGGATCATAGGGTAGTCCGGCCTTTTCGGCTTCGAATTTTTTGAGGAATAATGCATATGTGAACTTACATTTCTTGCATGTAGGGGAAGGATCTTTCTTGGGGTCGTAGTCTTCTACTGTTTCTCCACAACTGCAATTTCTACAGATTGAGCATCCAGCATCTGTCACTAGTCCGCCGCAGTTGCGGCAATCACCTTCAAACATGTTGTTGTATAGCGTTTCAATTTTATGCCCGTTTTAATCTGGGAAATTGAGTATTTTCAAACTATTTCAGAAATTCATTTTGAATATACTTTTGAAAAAAGATCAAATACCCTATTGCATTTTTATAACTGAAGTTCGAGATTATACACGAGTATGAAATTATCATTAGGATCAAATTCATTTGGTAAAATGAAACAGCCTTGTCTGGACAATATAGAAGTGAAAAAATATGTAAGTAATAGATATAAACGATTATAAGGTTATTTATGAAATGAAGATGCATTTATCTATGATGCTTCGTCTCACCACCATGCAACAGAAATACGTGTCTATCCTACAAAATCCGGCACATTCTCTTGTGGTCTGTACCGGACCGGCTGGGTCGGGTAAGACGGCATTCGCGTGCAAGACGGCAATATCCCAACTTGCAGACAAGCAAGTCCATCAAATTGTGATTACCAAACCACTTGTTTCAGTGGAAGGAGAAGACCTTGGGTTTTTGCCAGGGAATATGCGGTCAAAGATGTCTCCGTGGATCGAATCGTATCTGGATATTTTCAAAGAACATTATTCCATGAAACAATTGGAGGAGATGATGAAAAAGGAGGTTATTAAATTGGCACCGTTAGCTTATTGTCGTGGAAACACGTACACCAATTCATTTGTCATTTGCGATGAATCTCAGAACACCACACCTAAACAATTGAAGATGTTGATGACACGTTTGGGTCAAAACAGTAAAATGGTGGTGATTGGCGATTTGGAGCAACAAGATAGCCACGGTGCATCTGGTCTAGAGGATTTCTTGCAACGATATCCAGGCGGAAACGATGAAATTGCATTGGTTCGTCTGACAGAATCGGACGTGTGTAGAAGCTCGTTGGTGAAGTACATTCTCACCTTGTATAACAAAAATTGAATCTAATTTAGTTGTGTTCATTTTCTAAAAATGGCACAAACACTAGTGAGAACATGTCGCCCAGAGAAACCCAAAGTTGGTTTGACGCGTCAATCCTGTTGTCCAGAAATAACACGGGCCTATCAAAAGGAAGCCGAACTCAATCGCGATCTTCATTGGTTCAATTGGCAGTTACGGACAACCACTTTTCACGTCAAGAATTATCGCAACCACCGAAACCAATGGAAACGTATTATCCGGCAATTGTGGACTAAGTATCATCTTCATTATCATGTGACCACCTGTATCATTCTCTCTTATTTACCGTCTTATGAATTACCTTGTATTCCTAGGTTTATGCGTTACGAACCATTGGATTATACATCGATAGATATGTCGCGCGTGTGTCGAATCATGACAGAAAAGCTTGTATCGATTGGCTATCCTAGGATTGAATGGGTCGAACCAAGCGAAATGGAAGTGTATCTTTCCTATTACAGTTCAACGATTTACTTCCCGATGGATATGGATTTCTTTCGTCACCTCTATTGTATGCTCCAAGCCAAACAGATAGAACATAAATGGCGGATCATTTATTCTCATATGATGAAGAAAGGATTGTCCTCTTCATGTTACAATTATAAAGAAGGTTATTTGAATACGTTCTACAGTAGTGAGAGAGCAGAACACTACTTTAAACTTTGTCTAGAAAATAAACTTGACGGGGAGCCATTGGCATTGGTGAAATCCTGGTTTTCACGAATGAAACATCCATCCCTCCGGCTGTAATTGGATCATCTTTTTTATGATACAGTATATTGAATTTTATAAAATATTAGTACAGACTATGTATATTCGTGTGTATTTAGCCATTCTATTGATTGTCCTATGGTTCCAACTCGATGTGACGGAAGGCATGATTGGCTTTCACTCGATGTCTGGAGCTCACTCTTTTGATCCGATGATAGTAATTTCTGTCATTTTATTAATTGTTATATTCTTATTTTTAATGGTTGGTATACCAATAATTAAAGGATATCACCAGTTCGATTACGATGACGATTAATCTAAGACGTTCATAATCTTCGTCTGGTCTGCAATGCCGATTCTTTTGAACACTGTTCCATCTTATTTTCAAAGGGAAGTAATGTGGGTATTTGTTCAAGCGCATCGGTTGAAAACCATTCTCCACATAAAGCGTGTGCATTCAATAATTTATGAACACGCTTTTCATCTTTTGGTTTCAAGTCGGGGAACCAATAGAGTAAATCGACATCATCCACGCTAACACGATCTCGAATGTCCGATGGACAAATACACGAATAAAATCCGCGATGCGCAATTCGACTCCACGCATTTTGTTTTGCATAATGACCAATTTTGATGGCATTCATATGTTTGGAACGATACACATAAACACCCATTCTATATCATCCAACACATCTGTTTATATCGTCAACGAAGCTTGTACATTATCGCCTTTCAAGAAATTAAATTGTATTTTGTATTGGTTGAAAAAACTACTAAACATATTTCCACCCGGTCCAGATTTATAGATATTCCACGCTTCCTGTGGATTAACGGTATCACTCCAATAATTGAATCTAGAGGTGTATCCGGAAAACCCCCCTTTGGGTGTTAAATTTAAATCGGTTGTCGGGTCCAGTTTCGGCATACCAGGCAATACACTCGTTCGCACCAACTTCCCATTGACATAAATGTCCAAGGTTCGAGTATTCAAGGATACAATCAAATTGGTCCATTTTTGAATGGGAATGTTTGGAACCACGGTATCAAACGGTTGGTCATCGGTAACCGCCATAGTCACGTGAAGGTCGTTCTCGGTCGGAGCCAACGACAGTGCCAACAAACCGGCAGCGGACCCTCTTGAAAAAATGATTTTTTCTTGTCCATATCGATAGGTCCAATCGTCCACATAAATCCAAATGCTATAAGTGAAGTTGACGGTTGTACCAGACGGGAGAGAGGTAGGTGGAACCACCAACTCCGTTGTCGCACTCGCAAAATTACTCAAAGTTTTCTTACCATTGAATACATAGGACAAAATATAGACGACCACTAAAAATCCTACAATGGTGAGTAATAGACTTGATATGTTCATAGGATACGCCTATATTTTTCTACAACGAGATAAAGAAATTCACATCTTTTTCTACTTTCGTATTCACAAGTTCACCCAGGTTATGATGAATTTGAATACCGTCGCATTGTTGTTTAGACAGAATGAGTTCATCCGTGACGTGTTCCGCCTTTTTCACTTCCATGCCTTGAAGTTTATCCAAGTCCAACAACAGTCCAAAGGAGGCCGTTCCATAGTATCCTTCTTGACCAGTCATTACATTTGCAGACACGCCCCGCATATTGTCCAATTCACCGTGAATGGCTGCTCGAAAGAACATTTCGGGCGTTTCTTCAAAAGAGGCTTTTGCGATGGGCCCAATATTGTCCTTGTTTACACCGTGACGACATACAGACATCATTGGATGCACGCTGGTCATTCTGTCGCATAACAAGGACTTATGGTGGTCGTTAATATAACCACCGTCATATTCAATCACGTCGGTCAATTCTGTATAAATGCTGTCTCTTGCAGCTTCAATCCCCAATACGTCATTGGTTTCTCGAATATCATTGCTTATCGTACGGGATGCATCGATAAAGTCCATACCCAACACGTCCAGTAAATTGGTACCTACCGTATCCAATACCCATACCTCTTGGGTTTCATAGTTTCCATTTATCTTTTTTACGTTATTCTTTACGGTACGAATGTTCACCTTGCGAATGTTCTTTACGCCACGTAATACCAAATTGAGTAGTTTGGTTCGAATATCCTTTAAGGTGTACACATAATCCATGTCATAGAGGGACCGACCCTTTTGTTTTTTCTTATTGTCGGTAGGATAGATACGGAAGACAAGTTTGTCGGCATTGTAGTCTGAATAAATACAACTGGTTGACTTGAACTCTGCACTCTGATTGATGGTGAAACTAATGTCATCCATCGTAATGTTTCGATTCAACATTTCTTCTGGATTCAACTCCAGACGAATCACCCAAGGGGACTCGTTCGTTTCTTCTACGGGTTCTGTGCAATCGACCAACAAATCATTAAAGTCTTTGAACTGTCGCACAAAGGCTCGGTCTTCTTCCGCAACATCCGTTTCAAAGTGAATGTCGGCTTTCGTGACCACGTCAGCGATTTTGGTGTGTTCGAGTGCAGTCATGAAGAATTTCGCTCGTTCTTTACTGGTTTCATCAAACTCTTTCAGTCGGACCGTAATCGACGGATTTTTCGTGTTCTCCGACAAGGATAGAATCTCTTCAATGCGGGGTACACCACGGGTTACATTGGATTTACTGGCTACACCTGCAAAGTGGAACGTGTTCAGCGTCAATTGGGTAGTGGGTTCACCAATGGACTGAGCCGCAATGATTCCGACCATTTCGCCCGGTTGAATTAAGGCACGTTTGTAATGCATCACGATTTGTTCGAGTAACATGACGATGGCTGATTTGGTAAAATGTTTTACCAACAATAATTCTCGTGGTGACAAACAATAGTAATACACGATTTTAAAGAGTGTGCTTGGCTTGTAGGCACCCAGTGCATCCAATTTATCATAATAGACATCCAATAGTTCATACACCTCCAGAGGCGTCATATCCAAGACAGTCTGTGGAGATAAATGGAACTGTTTACTTAGATTTGAAATGAGGAAAGGAATGCCTACGGGTACGTAAACCTTGTAGTCATTTTTATAGTCAAATACGTAACGGACCAATTGTTCTCGAGAGGTAAGCATAAAGTCAATCCAAAACTTGGATCGAGTCGTGCATTCCGTATGTTGTGAAGTATAACGTTTTCCGGCATCTGGTGATAAGGTGGCCAAATCTTCTGGATTCATATTGTAATGATTGTAAATCTGCTCCATTTTCATTTCACACAAGTGCATTTGATACACTTCGACCTTGCCTGGGTCAATATTGTCCTCTCCATATCGAAATTGCACGATACGACCTTTATGGTTTCTTACGGTACCATCGTACATACCGATACAATCTTCCATCGATTTAATCAATCGGCGTTGAATATATCCCGTAGTGGACGTTTTCACAGCCGTATCAATCAGACCAATGCGGCCTCCTTGTGCATGGAAGAACAACTCAAACGGGTTCAGTCCGTGAATAAAGGACGAATCTACAAATCCACGTGCAGAAGAGGAATCATCGTACTTGGTAAAATGGGGTAGTGTTCGGTCGCTAAATCCATAAGGGCACCGCTTTCCTTCGACCTCTTGTGGTCCAAGACAAGAGACCATCTGTGAAATGTTAATATCAGACCCTTTGGAACCTGATTGAACCATGATGGCAAATCGGTTATCCGGACTCAATCCACCCTTCCCAAGGTTACCCGCCTCTTTATTGGCTGCTGCTAAAATGTCCTTGATCTGTGATTCAAGTTCATCCACATTCGAACGTCCCGTTTCATTTTTGAAGGCGTTCAAGTGTGTATCCAAGATGAGTCGGTCCACTTTTTCCTTTTTGCTGCGAATGGCTTCCTTGATATTGTCTTGGACTTCTTTGGACGTGACCAAATCGCTAATGCCTACACTGAACGAACTTACCTTCATATACTCGTTTACAATGTACTGAATATTGTCAATGAAATCCGCAGAAGCAAAGTTTCCATAATCGTTGAAAATACGATGAATCAGACCCTTGGAGGTAGCACTCAATGCACCCTTATCTAACCGACCACGCTTGTAGAGTCCATCTATAATCTGTATGACATTATTGGACGTATTCACATCCTCCGTGTCTTTGAACAATTTATTCTTCTGGAAACTGGTCATCGGAGGTAGAATCAGAGACAGAATATCGAAATTGGAAATCGACTCTGTTTGAAACACCGATACGTCTACGTGTTGTAAATTCACCACCAGATTCATCGCCGCAAGTGCATCGAATCGAATGGATGGACGAGTAAATTGGAAAGATCCCAACAAGGAATCTTGGAAAATACCGATAATGGACGAATTGGATGCAGGACTGATGATTTGATAAGGAACCGCGGCTAAATGTCGAAGTTCTGTTTCTGCTTCCAACGATTGGGGCATATGAAGATTCATTTCATCGCCATCGAAATCCGCGTTATAGGGCTTTGTATCGCCGACATTCATTCGAAACGTGTCTCCCTTGAACATGACGCGTACAATATGACCCATCATACTCATTCGATGGAGAGAGGGTTGACGATTGAAGAGGATGGCATCTCCATCCATCATATGACGATGGACAATGTCGCCTTCCGACAACTGAATCGATTCTCGGTCGGCGTATTTCAAAGAGATGTGAACCGTACGGCTATTGACCTTTCGTTCCAATAATTTCGCGCCGGGGTATACGTCTGGTCCATTTCTGACCAATGTTGTTAAACTATGGATATTGCGGCTATTCACGGTCACTGGTTTGGTGATTGACTTTGCGATTTTAAGGGGAACACCTAGTTCGCGGATGGATAGGTTGGGGTCTGGTGTAATGACGGAACGTGCACTAAAGTCGACACGTTTTCCCATTAAATTGCCACGTACTCGTCCCGTTTTTCCATTGAGTCGGTCCTTAATCGATTTGAAGGCACGCCCCGACCGTTGCGCGGCAGGTTTTGCGTTTGGAATCTTATTGTCAATCAACGTCGCCACAAAGAATTGCAAATAACTGTGATAGTCATCGATACTATTTGGAGCTGCTTCCGCTGCAATCTTTTCCTTCAAGGTTTTGTTTGCTTTGATAATTTGCAGTAAGATATAGGTAAGGTCGTCCTCGCTACGCTGGGAAGAATCATATTTCACCGAGGGACGCACCGAAGGAGGTGGAACGGCAAGGACTTGACAGATCATCCATTCTGGACGAGACCATACTGGACTAAATCCCATAAAGGCAATATCTTCATCTGAAATTCGCCTGAATATCTTAATAAACATTTCGGGGGTAATTTTCAAGGAAAGGGGTTCGTCTGCTTTCCATTCGGCGACAATCGTTGCAAATCCATCTTGTTTGTATTTGGAGGGTTGGAGACAACCACACCCCGTTACACTGGATTCACCACACCGGGAAATTTTCGTGCAAAGGGTTTGAACCTGTCCCCATCGTTTATCGGCGGAAAGTAACAAGAGGGATCTGTATTTGGTCTTATCAATCAATAACTTACTGCACTTGATGCAGATACATTTCGCAATACGTTCAATGGTTCCTAAATATTGAATGTAAAATACCGGTTTGGCGAGTTCAATGTGCCCAAAGTAACCAGGACATTGGATATAATCGAGACCGTCAGTAGGACAGATGATTCCAGGGTCAAGTGTACCCATCCTCGTATCAAATAAACCCCCAACTACTGCTTTGTTGTTGACATAGGTTTCTTTACTAGTGATTTCTGCCACAGAGCTCTTGCGAATCTCCTCTGGCGAGAAAAGCCCAAATTGGATGCCTAGAATGGTTGATTCTTGAATCATTTCTTACTATAGTTCGGTATTATTTGTTAAATCGATTTTATTCATTAATATGAAATACAAACGGTGCTTTTGGACGCAATCCACCACGTGTTACCGTAGCAGTGTGTCCAATCCCACCCACTTGATTGATGGTGAAAATCATATCCCGATTCACGCCGTACGCTTTGATTTTGATAACTCGATGATTCATAATTGGTTCGCTTAGACTATAGGGTAGTCCTTGTTTTTTTGTCCCGCCCGCAGTGTTTAAATTGACGTTGCAATGATAAATGGTACTTCCAGCGCACCCGGCTCCAATGATTCTGGATTTGCTCATACCTATTGGTATATTAATTTATTTCAAATTCATATAACAAGAATCACGTATATAAAAAAATATAAAATGGCCTGATCAACATCTATACACGTACTAAATTACACGGACTTGACCGTCTATTGAATTCTCTTCGACGTATTTCTCTCTTGTTAAACTCCGTCCACCCGATGAGTAGGGAGGACCGGTCCTTGGTCATTTTGTATGCATCAAGTGGTAGTGTATACGCATATGTATTGATTTCTGACCACACGACGTGTAAAGAGTTCTTGGATAGTTTAAATGCAAAGGTATTGCCATCCCTGCTCATTGTGAAGGATGGGAGTTTAGATTGGTATAATTTGCGTTCAAGAATGTTCCACTCCGTAGTGAACAATGGACTAGAAAATCGTAGTTCATCGAAATCGTATAGTGTGGGTCCACATTGACGACAGTATGGACACTTCATTGTGTTTTTATATCCTTGTAAGATGAAGTGACTGACACGCGTCATCTTATATCCGTTTACGTGGTACTTTACTGTATAACCTCCGCTAAACGACACTGGAGGCATCGTAATACGCATACAAGTAGACTGTATCTTGTCCGAACATTCCACACAAATCGAATGTGAACAACCCAACGTATTCATGTTCCAAATCGTCATTTTCTCGTAACAAACAATGCATTCTGAATCCATATTGTGTTTTCTATGATTGTTGCTCGTTTATTTCGATTTTATTAAAAAAATTGATATGAACAGAATACGAGAATAGATGTATCCATCGAATGCCTCATTCGTACAATCTCCGCGACAAAAAATTCAAGACGCTTCTGAATGATATCTTCCCATCCAAGTATATGGCGAAAAGGGTCGCCGAAGCATCTGATTCGGATTCAGGTTCAGAGGAATATGAAACAGATGATTCAGATTATGAGACTGAATCGGAGTCAACCGAATCAGAATCGACCGAATCGGCAGAAGAAACCGTCAATGTGAACATTACCTTTACCGTAGATTCGGATGCTGAATCCGAAGAAAGTTTGGAAGTGATTGACCATGAAAAGAACGATGCATTCTTGGCCAAACTCCAGACACTTGCAGAAGGATTAGGCGAAGAATACAAAGAACTCCCCATTTACAAAACTTATTTAAAAACCCAAGAAACGATGAAGCATAAACTTGAAAAGAAAAAAAAAGAGGTCCTTGCCAAAGAACGAGCCGCCAACGAATCCAAATTCAGTAAACTGTTAACCAATAAACCAGCAAGTGACTGCAAATATTTTGCGGCGATGGAAGTGGAGTCCCAACGTACCATCTTACAGACGCTCACAACGCTCAGGGACCTTAACAAACAACAAAAACCCAACCGCATTCAACTCTTGGAATCTTCGATACCATCCGAATATAAGATCCTTGCGTTACAAAAACTCGCACAAATCAATCAAGGAACGGATGGTGAAGCAGGGAAAAACAAAGCGTGGATGGATGGATTTATGCGGATTCCCTTTGGCGTGTATCATAATCTGCCCGTATCCATTGCAGATGGTACCGAAAAATGTCACGACTTCATGGAGCACGCCAAACGATGTCTAGATGAATGTACCTATGGACTAAACGATGCCAAGATGCAGATTTTGCAGTACATTGGTCAGCTTATATCGAATCCAAATGGAGCGGGTACCGTCATCGCCATTGAAGGGCCTATGGGGACCGGAAAAACCACCTTGGTAAAAGAAGGCATCAGTAAAATCCTACAGCGTCCATTTGCATTTGTGTCACTTGGTGGAGCTCAAGATAGTAGTTTGCTGGATGGCCATCTGATTACATACGAAGGAAGTGTGTGGGGACAAATCGCAGACATCTTGATGCGAAGCAAGTGTATGAATCCGGTCATTTATTTCGATGAATTGGACAAGGTCAGTGATACGCCTAAAGGGGAAGAAATTATCGGCATCTTGACCCATTTGACTGACTCAACCCAAAACAAGCATTTCAGGGACAATTACTTCTCTGGTATTGATTTGGACTTGAGTCGAGCGACACTTGTATTTAGTTACAACCATCGCGAGAAAGTCAACCCCATCCTTGGTGACCGAATGAATATTATCAAGACGACGGGATATACCACTGCACAGAAGAATGTGATTGCAACGCGTTATTTGAGCAGACACATTCGAGATAACATTTCCTTCAAGGAAGAAGACCTTGTGATTCCTGATGCAACCTTGAATTATATCATTGAAACGTATACAGGCCAAGAGAAAGGGGTTCGTAATTTGAAACGATGTCTGGAAACCATTTACTCGAAACTGAATCTCTTCCGGTTGATGAAACCAGGTACGAATTTATTCGGGGAAGATTTAGCGATCCAAGTCGAATTCCCCTTTACATTGACCATTGAGATTGTTCGAAAGTTGTTGAAACTAGACCAACAAAAATCAGAACTGATGATGTATATGTAATTATTATGTTGAGAAAACATATGAGACTTTTTTTGAATTGTAAGAACAGAACACAATATTTATATGATTTATTTACGGGTAAATCCAGAAAATGTACTAGGAAAAAGTGTCGAACACGTAAACGTTAAGGTTTCGGGTGACGGGTTTGGCGCATACGACGAGTTTTGGTACGGACAAACCCGAATTTACCCTTTTCGGTAAAATAACCAGCCTTTTCTAGGCGCTTTTCCTTTTTAGCGCTCTTGTGTTTGCTTAATGATTTCCAACAACCATCTTTGGTTTGAATGAGGTCTTTTTTAGTCAATCCACCGGAAGTTTTATACGCAGTCTCATGACCCACCTGTTGTCTGCTACCTATCAAAAACTTGTAGGATTTACCATTTACGTGATAGAGACCATCTTCACCTTTTAGAATCCGAGTCATAATCTAACCGGATAAAAAAATCCCTAAACATTTATAATCTCCTTGTATACTAATGAAAATTCTGTTATGGGTATTTCTTCTGTGTATTCTATTGTTTTTTAGTTTAGGAAATAAAATTCCATTGATATGGATGCCGTCACACATTGTTTCTAAATATAAATCGCCTCCTGATTATTATTCCGATACCATGGCAATACAGGGCGTTTTTTACAAAACAATCGAACCCATGTCGAATGCCCCTAAAATGGATGGTTCTAAATTATCCAATAAAACTACCCTAAGTACGAATAGGGGGCGTTCGGCAGATTTAACTCAACTCAAAACAAATCAACCCATGTCCAAAATTCAAGGACGTAATCCACAACCCGTACAGCTTCGTTCCGTTCAGTCTACTTCAGCCACGACCGCGAGTACCTATCCCGGAACACGTGACTGGAATGTACCCGGCTCTAGCTGTACCAGTAGCCAATACGGTTGCTGTGACGATGGGGTTACGGCAAAGAACGCAGATGGAACAAGCTGTCCTGTCCCAGCGAGTGCTAGCTGTACCAGTAGCCAATACGGTTGCTGTGACGATGGGGTGACGGCAAAGAACGCAGATGGAACAAGCTGTCCAGTTCCCGCGAGTGCTAGCTGTACCAGTAGCCAATACGGTTGCTGTGACGATGGGATCACGGCAAAGAACGCAGATGGAACAAGCTGTCCAGTTCCCGCGAGTGCTAGCTGTACCAGTAGCCAATACGGTTGCTGTGACGATGGAGTGACGGCAAAGAATGCAAATGGAAGTAATTGTGCAGAGTATTCTCCAAATAAACCATCGGTGTATGTTTTACCCAAACCACCAACTTACCCTCAAAATACACACTTGACTCAACCCCATGACCCGTATACGCATTCAGAAGAAACGGTCTACTTGTCTCCTCCAATGGGTAAACCAGCTGTACCTACTTGTCCATCACCACAACCTTGTCCTCCTTGTGGCCGATGTCCTGAACCTTCTTTTGAATGTAAAAAGGTTCCCAATTATTCCAGTACTTCCAACGTATTACCCGTACCTGTATTAACCGACTTTTCACAATTTGGTATGTAAATGGATTAAAGATAATCCTATAGATTTATCAAGATGATTACCTTGACACTTGGATGTATGTATGCCGGAAAAACCAGTGCATTGGTGAAAAACATACCTGAACGAGATTACATTGTACTCGATTATGCCAGGTGTGTTTCTCCTTATGTATCCACATTATCCACCCACGATAACATTCAAGTATCGTGCACAAAGACCCAGTCGCTTCTTTCCGTGGACATGTCTACGTATCACACCATTTTAATCAATGAGGCCCAGTTTTTCGACGATTTGATTCCATTTGTAGAACAGATGAAATCAAAACACATCCACCTCTATGGATTAGATGGGGACTTTAAACAAGAACGATTCGGAGATATTCTTTCCCTCATTCCGATATGTGATTCGTATGTAAAATTATATGCCACGTGCAAATGTGGCGAGTTGGCACCCTTCTCGAAACGGTTGTCGAATAATCAGGAACAATTTTCAATCGATGATCTATATCGTCCTTCGTGTCGTCAATGTCTTACTTCCGACGAGTAGTTCGCTCACCACCGGTCTTCTTCTTTAGGGTACGTTTTTTGGCCGGTTTAAGTGGGGCCTTGGCCTTCATTTTTTCCAAATCTTTCTTTTCCTCGATTTGGGCCAATAATTGTTGAACTTCAACAGGCAATGTATTCTGCTGGAATACGCCTAACGGGGGGTCAATTTGTACAAGTAAACTGAAATGTCCCATATCTTCGTAATCGGAGATGATAAATTTGGTGTTCTCATCTAACGTTTTCTCTTGGTAAGTGGTAAATTTGGCAAACTCGAAATCTTGAACACCCACACGACCACGGTCATAGTTGAGTTTTTCGTGTTTCACAAAGAGCATCTTTGTATTCGTCATTTCTTGATAATTGGTGACAATGAACTCGTTTGCATAGATACCCGGCGTGTTCATCTGTTCCAAAAAGATGGCCTTGATTTCGTCGTCTTTCAAGTCCTTTCTTCCTTGGAAGTAATCGTTAAATTCGGTTTGAAACACTTCGTCCAAATAATCCGGTACTTCATCATAGGGTTCATACCCTTCAAAATCCTCCATATTCAATCTTTTCTCGTCGATTCCTTCTTTTTCGCGTTCGTTTTCCATTTCCTTTTCAATATCCTCTCTATCCCAACCTTCCTCGTCCCTGTACCTGTAATATTTTCCATACAACCAATCATCCTTCATTAGTCCAGGAACATAATTGTTGTACCTGGCAACCAAATCGGGTAACTTATCGACACTTGTAATGTATTCTCCCAACTGTTTGCGTAGTGCAGCAACCTTCTCTTCGGAGGTTTTATAATCGGGTGGTTCAGATAATGCACACGTGACGGTTTCGTAAAAGCAATTACCTACCTTTGTACTCAACGTTTTTATGTTTTTAAAATTGGCATTGGGTTCCACAGGTTCTGCAACATCTTCTTCAGCTTCTGCAATCTCATCTTTTTCGATCTCAGCATCTTTTGCAGTCTCTTTCTTTTCTACCTTTTCTTTATCCATCTGTTTGGATTTACCTATATCTGTCCATATGGGTTCACCGAACCGCGCCACATCAAAGTCAACTCCTTGAGAATCTGTGACCGGCGTATCTTGGTCCACTTGGTAGTATCCTATAGTCCCACCTACTGCACCATTGACCACCGGATATACATTATAGCGGTCGTGTCCCTTTTCCACATACTTTTGGCCGATACAAATTTGTTTCGTTCCAATGGTTTTCGATGTAATACTAAACACTCGTGTGTGATATCCTCTATCTGATTCGCGAATGGCCATAGTATTCTTGTATTTTTTATTTTTATATTCTTTAGTCAAACTTCTGTAAAAAATGAAGGAGTGTAATATATGGCAGGCACCCGAAACAAACAAACCCAACTCAATTTTAATACCTATCAATTCGAACTTCAGAAGCAAACCGAATGGAATTCGCCTTACATCCTCCAATCACCTGCTTATCCTTGTTCAGGTGTGAATGTACAGAGAATCCCTGCGAAGTATTTAGCCACGAACGCAGTCGATATTGAGACCTACTTGTATGGGATTGGTGCAAATAATTATGTATTTCCAACCATCTCTCCCCCCTTGGATACAAAAACGCTACCCGCGATATCCTTTACGCCTACACCGAATCTATATATACCTATACTTCCTCCGTTGTTACAAAACCAGCGGCCTTAACTGAAATAGCGCACGAATATCCATAATAGAAGCATTGCAATCGGGATGATAAAATACCATTGTTGTTTCGATTCGGTTGGATCATATCCAAATTCAGTATAGACATTTAAGCTTAAGGGAAGACTTGCAAATCCTTTAAGAATGTAGGAAATCCCAAAAACACTGAGGAACAATACAAACAAGAATCCTGCTATCATGGGGTCTTCTAGTTTTTCTCGTAGTGTATATACGGAATAGACAATATAGGATAAAATAAACAGATTGCACGTGATGATACGAGTATGTAAGGTAGTCTGAACTTGTTCCATAAAATAGGTTTTACGGTAATTTGTTTCCACTTCAGACATTCGAATTTTGTCCAACAAGGTTCGGATATGATTCAATACAACGGTTTGAACGTCGGAAATGTTACGAAGATAGGTACGAACAGACTCGTAATAGGATAACGATTGATTCACCTCATCCATTTGCGATTTATGGCGACTTAACATACGGTCACGTAGACCGCGACCCTCTTTTGAATAGAGTTGTAACAAATGGTCTTGATAACCATCTGGACCGTCTCGTACCTTATAATATTTTTGTTCCGCAGCAGTTACACGAAAGGGTGCGTTTTTTGCCGTGGATTTTGCATCCAGTACATCTTCGTATAATTTGGACAAGTGTTTCGAATGGTGTTGCGAAGGGGACATCTCTAACAATGATTGTTGTTGTTCTTGAATGGCGTCTAATTTTGCTTGAAGATCCATTTACAATATACCCAGAAAACATTATCGCCTTGTTGTTACAGAGGTATCTACAATACAACCCGAAGAGTCTGTCCATACGGTCCCTTCACTACAACACGAAGATGCTGCACATACAAAGGGTACTTCAATCCCACTAATGTCAAATAGAGGACCTGTGCTATTCGCCGTAAGTAGCTGTGTATCGTTGGTAGGCGCCATTGGCCAAATGAATTCATCGTAATTGTCTCTACGTCGTAGTAGCATTTGGAGAATACGCTTACAAATAAAAAAACCGCCCACAACCATGATAAGAATCACAAGGGGTTTGGATAAGACGCCTAACGGTTCATAAATGGTTTCTAACATGGTGGCGATTAAAATACACAACCCAACAATGGCAATCATTTTCATCAACCTACGATGGGCATCGTATTGTTTACTATAATACGTTGTAATCTCGATCATTTTCAATTGATTCGCTTTTTCATCATGCATTGCAGCCACCTTCTTCTTGGATTTATTTAATTCTTGTTCTAAGAGTTGTAGTGTTTTGGTTTGCTGTTCAAGTGCCTCATTGGCATTGCTTTCGTTAGAAGCCTGGCTCTTGTAGGTTTCCGATAAAGTATTGTATAAATTAACACGTGAGGCAGACAATGAATTGATTTGTGCGGTGATGTCTTGAATCTCCGTATCGGAAAAGGCTGGTTTCCCTAAAGCCACATTTTCAGCGTTTTGTGTGAGGGCTTTGTAGAGTTGTTTTTCCGTTCCCTGCAATTGTTTGATTTTATCGAGCGTATCTTGTAACTCCATAGACTTTGTGAATATTTTATATCACAAAATTGATTTGAAGAATACACCATTAGAATAGTATACAATGGACGCTCCATTCTTCTCGTTAAACGGCACGTCTACTTCAGCCACGATTGTCAAGGTGTACGATGGGGATACCGTTCACGCCGTCTTTGACTTTATGGGGAAACCCTTCAAATGGAAATGTCGCATCGCGCACGTAGATACGCCAGAATTGCGAACGAAAAACGAAGAAGAGAAAAAGAAAGGATATGCCGTTCGGGATCAATTGTCGGAATTGATTTTGAACAAGGTCGTCCAATTGGATTGCCAAGAATTCGATAAATATGGCCGATTGTTGGTGGAAATCACCCTTCCCGAAACAAAAGTGCGTGTACACGAATGGCTCATTGCCAATGGACATGCCAAGGCGTATGAAGGCGGTACAAAAGAGGCGTGGTAATTATCTATGGATAATATATGAATTGTTCAGACTTCTATAAAACAGAACGGGTACAAGATTTACAAACAAAAGCAATGCGTAGATTCTTGGATATGTTGATTAAGGAATATGGCGGATTACCTGCAAATGCTGCTGCGGATTTCCAAACGGGTTACAGAAAGGGTTTTATGGCAGAGTGTAAAAAGAAAAAAAAAGAAGATAAACAAAAAAACAGTAAACCAAAATCAAAAACGAGAAGACGATAGTTTTTTATATCATGACGTGTTTTTCAAAATAGGGTTTGGTCACGGGTTTTCGATGATGCAACAGTGTATATTCTAAATAAAAGGCATACATATCATCCATATTTTCCGAATAGTCATGGTGTTTATAGACCTCCATGGCAGTCTCGATTTCAAACTCTTTATCCCACAGTACACATTTGATATTGGGAATCTGGTCCGTCATTTGAGGATACTCTACACTTAAAAAGGCTTTCATCGTACTCACTTGAATAGGTACTCTTTCATATTGATTGTACAAATCCACTATTTCTTGAATGTCATAGGAGGCATCTTCATCAAATACCATATATTTCTCCCAAAAATGTTTAATGTTCAATAAGGGAATTTGCGTCAAGGTGAGATTCATACACAAGGGTTTTCCTTGTGTGACCGTTTTGAACTTGTGTTGAGTGACTACGTACGGTAGATAATTCTCACGTAAAAATGTTTTCCATAGAAAATACAAGTCCTTGTAAGAAATAGGAGGACCGGTTGGAGTTGTATACATTGACAAAAAGGATTCAATCAACGAATCTGGTGTATGTCGTTGTAGCATGAACACACTGTCATGAATGTCACTATTCCTCACATATGCATCCGACGAACCATATTTCGTAGATAAATTAATGGCTGCAACTACGACTCGAAGTGGATCGGGCATTTCGTGGACAGTACACGTACACGAGAACACACGACAGAGTTCGTATTGATGTTCGTGGTATTTATGTTTAAATACATCCCCGACAGATTTATGAAGTAATAAACAGATGGAACGGTTTAATTGTTTTAAAAATGGTTTGTACGATACGTCAAGATAATAGATAACATCATTTCGTTTGTTCAACAAGATGTCCCCTAAAATCGTAAGAAAGTATGTGGCATAGGATTTTGAAAAAGGTAAGGACTGTATGACCAACTTTAACATATACGCATCCATGGGAGCTTTATAAATGTTTTTTTCTTTGTACGACTTTAAAATGTTCTGGGTGATTTTAAATTTGGACCCCATCAACGATTTTTCCATATTTGTGCCAATCCGATGGAGAATATGATCTTCGGGGACAACGGTGAATCGATCATGATCCAAATATAACTCCGTTTGTGGAATATAATAATAAGGGTGAGACTGTGTAAAACTCGAGACAAATGCCTCTCGGGCATTTCGAATCTCCGTGCGTTTAACCTCTCTTTCTTGTTGGGTCTCCTCAATCGTTTTCATGAGAACAGGTAAATGATTGAGGTACTGTTCGAGTTTTCGGCTCATATACTCATCTGTTGCATACTTGTTTCGCAAAGATGAAATGATGTCCATTAGATATTATCTATTGATTTATTTAAATCTATTATGAAATACGTTTTGTAGGTATACTTGCACACACACAGTACAGCGAGTTCTCGGTCATCACAATATATTCCGTGTCTACCTTGAACACTTTGGAAATTGGACTGGTATATTCTTCCTCATTTTTCACCAGTAATTTTTCACCTCCTTCTCTTACACCGATGACTACTTCCTTGGAGATGGATTTTGCCCAATAATCCAATACGATGGGTTTATCGTGCTCCAACGCCAATTTTACCAAATGTTTCATGACTAAATCACCCGGAATACGTTCGGTCATATATAACTACGTAATACACTGCTTTAAATCGTTTATTAAAATATTCCGCTTTATTTTTCGACAATGAGGTTCTTTCTTGCTGTGCACACAATTATGGTCCACTACGTTCGAGTATTCATCCGATAATATGGTCGTCAAATAATCGTAAATGTCATGAATGACTTCTTGGGTGCATTTACCTACAATCAAAATGCTTCCCGTACGAAATATCATAAAGGATACCGTAATTTGTTCGACCGTCGTCTTGACTCCATCCTTGTAATAGATTTTGCATTGAATGCCTGGATAAGAGCACGGATCATAGACCGCTGAAATATGATACTTGTATTTCAACAATTGATAGAGTTCGGCTCGATTAATAAAGTATCCACAATTGAAATTTGAATTGATCAGTACCGTTTCTTCACACGACTTGTTGTAAAGTAGATTGGGGTGATACTTACGCAATACGGACAAGAGTAACTCGATAATGTAGGTAAGATGGTCGTAACATTGTATTCCCGGTATCTCGATTTTCCCCGTATTGAAGATTTTCACGTGAAATTCTTTATAGAGACCCTCAATTTGAACACGAAGAATCATCACAAAGCAATTGTAAAATGCTCCCTTGGGTTTGATACGGTAAGAGATAATGTCTTTTTTTGAAATGCCAATGGTCACCTTACGCACGTCTTTGTATTTGATGATGCCTTTGGGATTGTCAATGTGCTGAATAATATTACAATGTCCATAGTCATAGGTAGATACATTCGAATCTATCTCGGATACTTCCTCCGGAGTAAGACTGTTGAATTTCATTTGTTTTTTAATCACCCCAATGGAAGGGGAGTTATAAGGTATGACGGGTATTTGCCAAAAGACCGTTTTTAAATCAATCGGTTGATTTAAAAACGAAATGACCGTATTCGTAGACACATACAGTGGCGAGGACACAGGTATTCCATCCGACAGTACTGCCGTTTTAGTCTGGTCCACTTGCCCCATGTCTTTTAGGAACATTTCCCATTCATCGTTTAAATCCATCTTGCTACTATTCCTCTAAGTGACTATTTAAATCAATTTAAAGTTAATAATACGTGTCGGAGCATATGTTCTGGGTTAATATTACTGTGATGAAATGCATTGTCTAATTGGGTGATGGGAATGGTTGGTTTGTAATGCACCCATACGTGATAGACAAAATCCTTTAGGATATGTTTGATATCCATGTTGTATTTACGACTGATATCATACATTTCTGCAGACAGTCGGTCGATGTTTTCACCGGACCGTAACATTTGATAAAGATTATCCCATACTTGCGTATGAATAATGTCCATGGCATGATTATCTTGGTTCAACTGTAAACAGTTTATCATACTGCGTATATCCGATTCATACAAGATTTGAATGTATTCCAATTGTTGGCGAGTGTAGGTTAACTTTTCCGAACGCACGATGGTTTCCAATACATTAAGAATCATTTCTTTGGGCAATTTGTTGAATTTGATTTTAATGAACATGGTTTGAAGAGAATCGTCGATTTTACTAATGTAGTTGCAGATTAAACAAAAACAGACATTGAGTTTTGAATGTAGCATATAACTCAAGGCCTGTTGTGCATTTTTGGTCATGGAATCCACTTCATCCAATACGACAAATTTGGTGCCCGTTTTGAAAAGGGATTTCGAATGGACAAACGAGGAGATTTGAGAACGAATCGTATCCACACCTCGTTCATCCGAGGCATTCAAATGAATGAGAAATCCATTGTTGGTTTCTCCGTGCTTTTCTTGATAGACACGTATCAAATTCAAAATAGTCGTGGTTTTACCTGTACCCGGCGGACCATAAAAAATCATATTGGGAATATAATCCGATTCCATAATTTTCGAAAAAAACAACCGATTGCAATCATCCAATACGATATCTTGGAATTGTTTCGGACGGTATTGTTCAACCCAGGGAGAACCCATTGGATAACTAGAGAGGACTACTATTAAATCTTAATTTAATTCATATACTAAAATTGAAACAAAAATAGTTATAGATACGTACAAAAGATTTCCGAAATGGAAGAACTCACCTACGAAGATGCGTGCACTAATTGTTATAAGTGTAGCGACCGTCTTGATGATTCGATCGAACGTTACTTCAAATCGAAGAAACCAGATGAGATGTTAAGACTGTACTCTGAATACAACAGGGCGCTGGATATCGTCCACAAGGTTGGTCGGTTTATGAATCGTATGAATCGAAATTGTCTGTTACCGTATTATACCTATGATCGTGATCACCTTCTGGACGAAGTTGTCCTTATTCACGAACGCCTCGAAGCAGCGCGTTACTATGGATTATACAATCTCTTCCACTCAATGTGTGTCCCTCCGACATCTGATTCATTCGAAGTACACAGTGCTGAAATGGATGCAGTGGATGCGAAACTGATTTACTTGTTCACCTGCGAGTGAACATATCCCTTTTTTTAAATTGTATGCGACATTAAAATTGAATTATTTCATACAATTGACGCGAGTATGACGCAATGGAACTGTTCACCGTTGAATTCCCTGATGTGTTACGAGAAAGGACAGAGTACAAGAATAAATTTGCGGGTGGTCCTGATTATGGGCAGAAATGTTTCATGATAACGGTTGACGGTCTATATTTACGTGATAGAGGAGCACGGATATTGTATGTATTTCCAACATTCATCATCATTTGTTACAAAGATGGGTCAGCTCTATCCGTTCGAGAACATCGTCTTGGTAACATTGGACTTAGATGTCTAAAACTTGCAGATTTTAATCATTGTTCTATCGATACTATTATCTCAGTTCACCATTTTGAACATGACCTTGAACGTTACCGAACAGTATTCGAAGAACTCAATGTCCATGACCGACAAGCATTCGAAGAAGAAAAGGTGGCTCAAGAACTCAAAGTGGTCCGACAAGCTTTTGAACTCGAAGAGGGTAGACAAGCATTGGAACGTGACCGTGAAGCCTTTGAACGTGAACGTCAAGATCTTGAACGGGAATTGGCGAAATACAAAGGTATTGTCGGAAATTGTCTGAAAGAAATCTCAACCTATTTGGAGTGAGTTGTCCAGTTTTTTATTGTACAATAAAAATTGATTCTTTCATTCAATTGTCTATCTCTATAAGAAATGACAAACAAAGGCACCGGAGCAGGTGGATCCAAGACGAATATTCACGGGAAGGCGTTTGAAGCAAAAACCGAACACCTAGACGGATTCACTAAAAAATGTATTGGGTACGAAAAGGACAACATTGTCTATTTGAGACAAACTGAACTCAAAAAGTATTTCCGAACGATGTTCAAAAAAGAAGTGATACGTTATCCAGACGAGGCCTACCTGATTCGAAATGGTGACAAATATACGTTGAAAATCATAGAGAAAAAGTCCCAGAAGGTGGAAGGAAGTGTCATAGAGAAGTTGAATCTAGGACCCTTTTACAAAGAAGAATACGAATGGTGCCTAGGACCCCAGTTCAAGGTTGAGTATGCATATTGTTTGTCGTCCTTTCTCAAGAAAAAATATTTATCGGATACCCTCAAGTCCAAATTCCTGAGAGAAATGAATAGACGAAATGAAATCATAGTCTTGTTTGGAGACGACGAGGATTATCAGGAGAGGTTGAATGAGTTTATTTATAACGAATCAACACTTCATTCGTCCGTGTCTCCGGATTCTTGGAGTGAATCGCTCGTCGACAAGAAATCACCGACGTTGGATATCCTATAAATGCATCGCGCACCAATGGAACATCCGCATTACTCATCAGAAAGTTATATTTTTTACAGAGTTGGAACAAGGCTTGATGGTCCACAAACCCAGATGCCTGATAGCCCACAAACGATGTTGCATTTAAAGGCACGTACGGTGGATCCAGATACACAAAACCATCCACCTTTTGAAGAGAGGTCTGGAAAGGCTCTGCCGTAAACACCACGTCTTGAATCAGTCGAGACACCCGACGCAGATGGTCGGCATCCAGATGAACCGTTTTGTAATTCCCATAAGGGACATTAAATCCATTGGGTCCTTCACGATACACTCCACGAAAACACGTCCTGTTGAGAAAGAGGAACATGGCTGACGCTTCGACTGTGGTTCGTTCCACCGCATTAAATCGCCTGCGAATCGAGAAATAATATGTTTCTTTCGAGGGGTTCGGTGTCATTTCTTTTCGATTCACATTCGTTCCGGTACACGTATCCAACTCATCCAACAATGCTTGAGTCACCGTCAAGACCTCTTCGACCTTGTCTTGAATATTCCGGTACAGTCCAATAAGTCCGATATTCACGTCACTTGCAAATATGGACCCAACTCGGATTACTCCTTTCTCCCGTAACGAAAGAAGTCCTAGCAACACACTGCCTCCCCCAAGAAAGGGTTCGTGATATTGTTCCATCTCCCTAGGGAATTGTTCCAATACCTGGTCCAGAATCTGTGTTTTTCCTCCGACCCACTTGAGAAATGGTTTTTCCATGGTGTACTAGACGTTAGGATTGTGTCTTCATTCAATTTTATTCTAAATGAACTTGCGAATAAGATGTAAAATTTAACTATCTTTTATGATACTTGCCTATCATAAAAAATGCAATTCCCAGATGATATCCTAGGAATCATTCGCGCCTATTCTCGCCCACGGATGCAATTTGTGAAAGAGTATTGTATAGGTGTACGCAAGACACACTATGACATGCACGGGATTCACCCCCTGAAACAAGATGTCAAGCGAATGCTCTTTACATAAGATGCATCCACCTTGATTCTTGCGTGGACAACCTTTACGGATGCGATTGAGTTCACCGACCAAATCAGATATACTCCTATGTTTGACAAGTCAGAACAGATTGATAGGGCTCGTTGTCAAGAGTTGAAAGAGAGGAAGGAGATACAGAATAACACAGAACAAGACTTGCGACGAATAGTCAATGGCGAAAAGCGATGGCGTTAAAATTGAATTCATTTTTCCTTGAACCATACTTTCAAAATGACTATGCGGTGTGAAGTCTGTGCCAAAAAGGTCGTGATTGTATTCACGTGTGCTTGCAATAAGCAGACGTGTATCAAACATCGTTTGCCAGAGACACATCAATGTGTGTATAAGCCCGAGTTGTTTCAGCTCGAAAAGGTGGTAAAAAAAACGAAACTAACGACCATTTAAGTTGAGCGAAGGATTTAATGAATTAATCATTCATTTTTTTGTACGTAAAATGTATGGTTACGAAACGTAAATCCAAATTAAAAGGAGGAGTGTTAGTCGCATCGGATATACCGGATAAATTTATAGTCACAGACAGTACCCTATCTCCTATACTGGAAAAATATTTGCAAGGCGATTCGTCTATACCCAATATAAATGAATGGGATGTGAGTGGCGTAACAAATATGGACAGATTATTTTATAGACGAAAGGATTTCAACGAGGACATTCGTAATTGGAACGTATATAATGTAACTAGTTTAGACCATATATTTGCAGAGGATTGTCTAATACAATATGAATATTTACCAGTTAGATTTCGGCCACTTAAAGCTACCGATGAAACCATCCGTTCCTTGGTACGTGATTATTATAATGGTAAACAAAGATACATCTCGTTAGATCTATGGAATGTTAGTCGTGTAACGAATATGTCGTTGTTATTCGAAAACAGGAGCGTCAACGAAGATATTAGCGGATGGGACGTGTCCAATGTAACCAATATGAATGGTATGTTTGCTTTATGTCTACATTTTAACCAGGATATTAGCAGATGGGACGTGTCCAAGGTAACCGATATGAATGGTATGTTTGCTGGATGTCAGAAATTAAAAGTGGATCTAAGCAATTGGAACACTAGAAATGTAACCAATATGAATAGTATGTTTGCTGGATGTCAGAAATTAAAAGTGGATCTAAGCGATTGGGATACTACAAATGTGGTTACGATGGAACGAATGTTTTATTTTACGGATATGCCAGGTCATTTCAAACCTCATTTGAAAAGTCGAACCCATTCAGATGATTTTGACGTTGTTATACTTGTATTGATGCACGGTAATACAACTACCTCTTGTCCTACAAACCATGAGCCTAATTTTGCAAATGCAACTCTGTTGGAAGCAACACCTTGTGGTGTAATTAATTTTTGTATGGGACATTCAGAACCTGGCGCTATTGTTAAATACGTTCGTAAAAATATAAAGAATCCTGCTTTTGTATCCGATTTACAAGAATATCTTCGTACTGTAAAAAAAAAAAATATAGAGAATGCTTATATAGACGAAAAGTCCAAGTCAGATTATCAATGGTATATAAGAGAAAGGGGGTGGCAAATCCTCACCAATGGATATATGGATAGAGAATATTCACCTGATAGTGATAAAACTAGTGTCATTCAACATATACTTGTATGCTATGCAAAAAACCAGATCGGCGCCTTTATGGAGAACGAGGGCTTAACCCAAAGCTATAAGATCAGTTCCCGTACAGATTTGATGCATTTACTGAAGGATTCGGGCTATGGTAAGCCCTTGATCATAGATTTGTCGTGTGGGGGATTTTTAGAGGAAAAGGAAGATACGGAACTACAACGATTGATTGATTTAGGGAGAAGAATCAAAGTCGCTGGAACGCGACGACGCAAAATGAAAAGAAGACGTACGAAATAGTGGAGTTTAAAATATCTGATAAGTATATGTCTAGCCGTTCAAGAATGATGGGAGCCGGTTTTGCATGTTCAACCATTTTTTTAGTTACCCCCAATATGAATACGGCGGGAGGAGATAAGAAACAAGGACTCGTTTCACGTGTTGGACTGAATCCATGGTCAGATCGTACAATCCAGATCAATGCCAATGGATCGGTTCGTGGAAGAAATATGATCTTTGTCGTGAATCAATTAGGAGGCGTAGGTAGAGGTAAGAGTCAATTCAATGTGCCCGGAAGCTATACTACCAAAGACGGTGTACGAAACCAGTCTTACGAATTTGGTACAAAATAAAAATGTATAAACACCATATGGCCTTTGTAGTAGGCAATACATTGACTAGAGGTCCACGTGGATTTACTGGATGTACAGGAACAACCGGGATAACTGGTTCTACTGGTCCAACAGGATGTACTGGTCCAACTGGATACACCGATAACTGGACCTACCGGATTTACGGGTCTTACTGGACGTACCGGAAGCACTGGTTTAACTGGACCCACAGGACCCTCTGCAAATATCGGTTTAGTGAAAATTAAAAATGTCGAAGTTGTGATTACAGGTTCTGCAATCGCTCAAACTATTTCTTTTCCTGATTTATTTAACAGTAGTTACAAAAATTATCGTATCTGTTTAGAACCCACTACTCAAGTAAACTTTCAAGCGTTTCCATCCTATTCACTTCAAGCGTTTACAGGAACAAGTGTCCCGACGATGGCTTCTTTGTACGGATATGACATAACGAGTAGTGCGATAACTCCCGTCTATACTGCATCGGCGACTATAGCAACTAACCCTCTCCTCTTGGCGGCATCTTGTGCAACGAACAATCAAATTATTATCGAAGTATTGAATGTGGGATTTGTGAGTACCACAACTCAATCCCAAATTATTCAGTTCAATTGTAAATCGTTGCATTCTTCTATCGTAACAACCGGGGTAAGTGATAAAACGATTACTGCGGAGTTAACAACAATCGGAGCAAGCATTACTGGGTTGACTTTACGACAAAGTTCTATTGGGTTTGGAAATAATTTCACACTCAAAGTAACCGTCTATGGATATGTCTTGAACCGCTTGACATAGTCCATAAGGTTTTATTGGCGGTCTGTGCTGTGGGGAACCGAATGAACTGTTGTCCTCCCGCACCATTCGCTTCGGGTTCTATCCAGTTTTCAGGAATATAGAACGGTATACGAGGGTCAATCGGTAATCCGTCTGTTGCCATTATACTATAGGGTCATTTTGATGAGGAAAATTGACTTAGAAAGAAAACTACAGATTTCTATAGAATGCCTAACTACGCAAACAGCAAGGTCTATAAAATTACAAGTGGAGACCTTACTTACATAGGTTCTACAACGGTCGCCACATTGGCGATACGATTGACACAGCACCGAAGTAGTTATAAGAATTGGAAAGAAGGGAAGGCAAAACTTACATCTTTTCAAGTCATTGAGAAAGGAGACTATGAGATTACTCTTTTAGAGTTATGTCCTTGTCAAAGTAGAGATGAATTGAATGCTCGTGAGCGATATTGGATTGAGAATACGGTGTGTGTGAATAAAAATTTAACTGGACGAACTGACCTTGAGTATCGTGAGGCAAACCGAGACAAGATAAACGCCAGAGGCAAAGAGTGGCGTGAGGCAAACCGTGACAAGAACTTGGAACGGCACTCCAAGTTTTATGAGGAACACAAAGAAGATTGGAAGACCTATTATCAGGCGAATAGAGAAAGAATATTATCACAAAGGAAGACCTATCGTGAGGCGAACAAGGAAGAGATTAATGCCCGACGACGAAAATCTACTCTTACTACAGTATAAACTTGTTTCATATAGACATGAAGACTATAGGTTAAATCTGCACTTAAAAAGAGGGTGTACGGAATACATCCTATTCGTTTCAAATGTCATAAAATTGAATTATTGTTTTTCTACATAGTGTGATAAAATGTTTATCCCACTATGGTTTCTCTGCTTCAATGCGCTTTTCATGTTCATTGCACTTTTCATGTTCTTATGGAGCGAGAATAGACGTCTCGAAGCACAGCGGATGGACTATTTGGTTTAAAAAGCCGGTGTTTCCGTAAACACTTCGGTCACCTTCGGCGTGACCTTCCCAAATTGTTCCATAGCGTAGAGTCCTGCTACACTGGACAGAAAGACGATGAAACTATCCTTGAGATTTGGGGTAGGCGCCTCTTTGTAATGAATGGCCATTTTGACAACCGTGAAAATGACACTAATGACTACCGCTAACACAAGATTCATAAACATCATGATTACATTTTTTGGGAGGATCTAACTTATTTCAACACTTCAATATCCAATTCGATCGGTAGTTCAATTTCTACAGGGGTAATTGTGGCAGGTTGTATAATATCGTCGATCTCAATCGTGACATTATCATCCAATATTTTTAGTTTTTCGTTGTCTTCTTCTTCAGCCGCCTTTCTTTCTAAATTGCGAACCTGGGCAATTTTTTCCAGGGTGGGAATGTCCTTCGGTGCATCAATCACAACGGGTTCATTGTTTACGGTCATGGCATTGTCCTTGTCCGAGAAACTAATACCCTTTTTCTCTTCGGGTTTTTCTTTTTCCTTAATCAAATCCGTCGTTTCATCTAGATAGGCTCGAAGCAATTTTTCAATGGGAATACTTTCTCGGATGACATTCAAAATGGCATTCAGAATGATTTCATTCACCTTACTGCGATTTTTCTGAAAGACCAACGGAGGAATTCCCTTTTCAAATAAATAGACCGATGCATATAAATCACGAGATACAGAGATGTAAACCTTATGGACAAACGACGAGAGTTTTGGAATATCAATTTCGACCTTCTTTTGCGCTTTACCTGTTCGGATCGACGACAATATTTTCAATTGGGCAATATGTACACACGTAAGTAAATCCTCTAAATAACTACATCCACTTCGTTCGACAATGCGTGCCGATTCCTTTTTGACGATTTCTTCGTTCCATTTTGGAATCCGTGACAATAGATTCTGAAACGTCATCAGGTATTTTTCATCTTCTTCGGAATGTTTGCAAATCGTCACTGCTTCTTGAAACATTCCCTGAATGCCTTCATAAATCAAGGGTTGTACGATTCGAGTTAACCGGATAGCCCATTCATGTTGGGAATCGTGTAATGTAGGTACATTATTGTCGTCCATACACTCTTTATGAATTTATAACCGTATCCTTTACGAATTTAAATGAAAAAATGGACTTGGGAATTGGAACGATGTACGAATAAAGACAATAGAATATACAACAACAAGGATTCTTCTCTGCATTCTGCTCTAATTTTGGAGGATTGCATGAGCCAAGCATATTTCTCTTTTGCGTCTAGGTCACTTTCTTCCACGTAACGTTCCAAATCCATCGCAGAATGCCCGCCTTGATACAATGCATCTGCAAGCTCTGCTATATTTTCCGCGTTTAAACGTTTCATGTATTGTTGAAATCGTTCGTATTGTTCGGTTTCATACGTTTGAAATGGATAGACTTTATTGATTTGTTGAAGATGATAATTCACGGGTGAAGAGACATACAATTCTGAAAAACGGGAGAGAATGGGTTTGATTAATTTGTATTTATCGGAAGTCACCATAAAAAAACGGGTGTTGTGGCTGAATTGTTCAATACATCGACGCAACGCGAATTGTGCGTCTGAAGTTAATTTTTCCGCGTTTAACAATACGACGGATTTAAAGGTACAATGCGTATTCATTCTCGAAAAATATTTAATGTCTTCGCGTATGAATTTAATGCCTTTCCCAAAGGCACAGTTCACGCGCATCACTTGTTCCTCTAACACTCTTTTGTCGATGTAAATCTTATGCAAGAATTGATTCAATAGTGTCTTTTTCCCACTACCAGCAGAACCGTGAAAAATAAGGTTGGGGATTTTGTTTTGGGATAAATAATAGTCTAATTTTTCCATTACCTTAGTTTAGGTATGAACTCTTTATCTCTTAATGGACAATATTTCCAAGAGTGATGCATTCTAACATTCCATTGATTGTGCACCGGTTCACCGTGATGAACACAAGAATCGTTCAATTGCCAAACCATCTAGAAATTTTGACGATTTCTAAAACGGGAAATCTATAGTGAAGTTGTGATTACCATAAGCAGGTACGATGTAATCAATCCATAATAATTGTTTCACTAAGGCAAGTGAAGCTGGGGTATTGATAATGTATAGTCCACTATGAATCAGTTTCATATCCTATATTTACTTAAACACAAATGTTCGGTATAGTCTAAATGGCACACATTGAACATATGTTGTCTATGGCAACGCAGTACGCCATTAAATCTACCATGAGGGGGCGGCACGGTTGTGTCATTACTTTTCACGGAAAAGTAGTGGCCAGTGGGTACAACAGTTTGCGAACTCAATCCAACGATGGACTCTTGAAAAACTGTTGTTCGTGTCACGCAGAAATCGATGCGATTCGAAACAGTGTCAAGCGCAAAGTAGTTCTCCGATAAACGAAAGCTTACGTTGTATGTAGTGCGACTGAATTGTTTAAATGAATGGAGTGAATCCAGACCATGTACCCATTGTTACCATCATTTGTATCAGTATGGCATCAAAAAAGTGATTTATACTACCGATACGGGTTGGGAAGTGATGCGATTGACGGGTCAACAACCCACCAAGGTCTCTTCCGGACACGCCTTTGTCAAACGACTGTTGACCAATTGAAGTTTCAAGTTGTAAATCATTTCGTTGGTGGCCATTTGAGTTCGTAACGTTTCCAATCTCTCACGTTCGAGCAATTTCTCCGTTCTTTCTCGATCCAGTAAGTAGTCCTTTTCGGTAAGTTTCCTTTCTGTTTGTTCTCGTTCAAGGTCTCTTTCATGCTCCATTTCTTTGATCCGATCTTTCAAGATCAATACTTCTTTCTGGAGTTCGGAAGTGGCTCCCGCGTATTCGCTTCCGATTTTGCTATAATATTTTTTCACCATTTCGTGTTCGGACTGGTCTAATACAATCAACTCATTGTGTCCATCGGTTTTCAGGCTCTTCTTGAAAGATTTACAAAGGAACCGAATTTCATTTTCTGCGTCGAATGTGTATTTCGTATCCACCATATGAAAGACCGACAACTTCAAATCTACATTCGGCAATTTGTTATATTTATAACCGAGTTGGACACAACGGTCCCCTAAATCGCCCGTACATCCAAACTTGTATACAGTGTGTTCGTCTGGCACCGTAGGGTCGATTCCAAACGTGTCACGCAAGAGATCTACTTTTCCAAGACTAAACAGGTAAATGGATGGGAATTTGACGGCACAAGAATCAAACACAGACTTGTAGGTTTTGATATTGATATTGAGAATCTCCGTCCCCAATTTCATCTTGTCTTCCTTTGCACCCATTTGAATGGTAAACAGCTTGTCTTCTGCCCATGACTGGAAGTGATGAACTTTCTTGTTTCGAGTCACGAATAAAACGCGCAACATTCCGTGATAGGTGAGATATAGTCCCTTTTTAATCGTGGGTGACCCTACATTGTCGGGTGTAGTGGCAATAAAAAATGTATCATAATCAACTCCCCGTTCATAACTAGTATGATTTACATATAATGTATCATCTAATTTTGGAATATCAAATGCCTTCATCACATCTTGTACCTTGAAATAAATCCCGTTTCGCGTTTTTTCACCACACGTCTCAATCTCCAAAATCTCTCCATTCGCATCTTTGAATTTTTCAGCGTCTTCCAAATGCACAAGAGACAGTGTTTTGATATCGGATTCGACGACTTCTGGCGAGGATTCAACGGCTTCGGTGGATTGGACGGGCACAGGTTTGAAATAGTGGATGTCTACCCACGACTTGGCAATCAACAATTGTGCCTTTTTGCATTCTTCGGTAGACAGATTCCATTCGTTTGCCTTTAGGTTGGCGTAAATGTAATCGATCGGAGGAATGTTTTTCTTTTGGATAATGATGCGAGGTTTGGTCTTGCATCCGTAATAAAACTCGGGGTTGTAAGCAAACAAATCCTTCGAGTTGTAATACTGTTTCGCTTCAATGGTGATTGGCTTTGGTGTTGCCATTCTGATATAAGTATTACAGAAGGATTCTTTATATTAATATATATTAATATATAATCACTTCCGTTTCATTCGCCTCCGTTTTGTACGCTTTCCCCCAAGGAGTTTTTCGGGACTTGTGGTGTTAAAATCTCCCATATAAAGGGTGTTATCTGGTGTGTTTGCTAGGATATTTTGCATTTCTTTTCGTTGGAGACTTTTACCCGTAATTGGATAGAGCACAATGGATTTTAAATGAATGTTTGCGAGGTTGAATGTTTTATCTTTATACGTGACGGTAACGACCGTACATTTCTTACCTTTCTTATCAGGCCTTTCAATATACCGGACGTTACTATGCTTTACAACAGGTGGAATGGCAATACAGCCAGTATATCCATCGGTAATGAAAGTATAGCCTGGAAGTAATCGTTTCATTCGGTCTTCAGCATTCTCGTCATTCACTTCATCTTGCAAAAAGATTTCTTGAAACAAAAAAATCACTGGTTTGTCAAACAACGATTGAAGATATTTTATGTTTTCTTTGACAGCCGTCTCTCGTTTTGACCGAGTACACATTCCTTCGATATTCCACGAGACAACGATTAATCCATACACTTCGATCGAAATGGGATTGTGATCGGTCGTTTGCATATCGTGCACGTGTGATTTACCAATCTCGTTATCCGGAATGCCTTGTGTATATGCGTAATCTAAAATTTTAGGGGTTCCCACATAACTCGCCATGGAGTGCATCATAGATTCACAACCGTACATTCTTGAAGGAAATTGAGTGTTTGTAGAACAACAACGTTTCGTAAGCATACTCATTCTTTTATATAAAAATTGATTTAAATAATAGTAGGCTTTTTTTGTTAAAATGGACATCCAAGAAATGAGTTTCGCAAGAATGAATGTTGAAGAATTTATCCAATATATGATAACATTTGAGAGTGTTGACCATATTTTGGATACTTGTAAAAATCAATCTGAGAAAGGTTCTATATATGAACGCCTATGGGATGTGTGTATTAAATTTGGGTTTTGCAATCATTTTCAAAAACCGGATTTTACGCATATGATGGGCAACATGAATCATGGAATTCTGAAACCACTTACTACCTTTACACATTATTTAACTGAAAAAATTGTAAGCGGTAATTCAAGTGGATGTTCGGATATATCCTTATTTAATAATGCCGACGATACCTTTACGTTTATCAGTTCTAAATATCCTAAAAGTCAAGATGATATTACTAAACAAAAATCAGTTTCTTACTACGATGTTCAAAATATAATTTCGGTGTGTGATGCGAATAAACATATTTATCGTAATTTTAAAATTTGCTTACTTGTCCCAGATAAGAAGTCCGTGTTGGAAAAGGTTAAACGTGCAAACAAATCGAGTCATTATATTACGAAGTATATGACAGAACAAAATATTTTGGATAAGAATGATTTGAATAAGTGTTTCCTACGCTTTAAGTCGGATATGCTTAAACACCAAACTGGTAAAATGAATTATGATGAAATCTATTTATCACCTAAATGTAATTTAAGTTTGAGATTTCATCAAGAACTTATTACACAAAAAACATCCATTCTTATTGAAGAAGGAAATAAATCCTTTCTATGGGGATGTAAGTGTAGAAGTGGTAAAACTTATATGTTTGGTGGTTTAATTATCAAGCAGTTTGAAATCAAGCAAAAATTAAATGTGTTGATTATTACACCTGCACCAACAGAAACCGCACCACAATTTACGGATGACTTATTTAACAAATTTAAAGAGTTTGAATCATTCGATATACACCATATTGAGGGTTCTAAAAATATTGAGGGTTTGGTATTGGGTGAGAGTAATATATTTGTTATGTCTAAACAACTATTACAAAAATATATTGATGATAAAACTATTATGAAAATTAAGAATCTGAAATTGGATATCATTGGTTTTGATGAAAATCATTTTAGTGGAACGACTGATTTATCCAAATCTATTTTAGATTCTTACTCATCCAAGAATACGATTAAAGTATATCTAACCGCAACTTATAATAAACCTTTGCGTGAATGGAATATATCCGAAGAATGTCAAATGTATTGGGATAATGAAGACGAACAAATCTGTAAAAGCATCTTGGTAGATGAGACAAATGTTGATAAATTAAAAGAAAAACACGGCGATACAAGTATTACCTCGACCATTCAGTATTTTATCGATAAGGGTTTATCTCTTACTGATATGTTTAAACCCTATGAAAATATGCCCGATTTGTATTTGATTACAACGATGTTTGATAGTCAAAGATACGATATCATTAAAGATAAAATTATGGGTAGTAAGTACGGGTTTTGTTTTGATGTATTGTTTGCACTGAATAAACAAAAGACAAGGTTTCAATTTGAAAATGAGGTGAAAACTATGTTACGCTTTATATCGGGTTCAAACAAAGAAGTAGATTTCAAAAATGGTGATAAATCTATGTTTTCACGGATTTTGAAAATATGTTCTGATGAAGAATCCCGCACCCCTTTTACACAAATTTGGTTTCTACCGAGTGATAATATTCATGAAATTTCAAAATGTTTAGAACAACTCATGAAGGAAGATAATGTCCTCAAAAAGTATGATGTGTTATGTATTAATCGCAAGAATAAAGGTTTAGCAAAAGATATTAAGGAAGATATTACAAACCAAGAAAAAATAGCAAAAGCAGAAGGCAAAGAAGGGTTGATTTTATTGGCGGGTAATATGCTGACCTTAGGCATTACATTACATATGTGTGATGTGGTCGCATTAATGAATAATACCCTTTCATCTGATAAGGTTTTCCAACAAATGTATAGATGCATGACCGAAGGTTCTCAGAAAAAAATCGGGTTTGTGGTAGATTTAAATATAAGTAGGGTTCTTAATACTTGTGTGAATTACACAATATATAAGAATGATAAAAGCACCGAAGATAAAATCAAGTATCTGATTGAAAACCATTTAATGAATATTGATGTGGATATGATGGAACAAAAGAAATTAAATAGTGATGCTATTGTATCTAAACTCATGGAAATTTGGAAATCCGATCCAATTCATAGTTTCAAATCTCTATTGCGAAACTTAGATAATGACTATGTAGAGTTTGATACATCCACTCAGAAGATGATAAACAAATCCTTTACAAGTTCATTAAAAGACGATAAGGTGAATACTACAATTGAAATCAAAGACGAAGATGGTGAATTACAAGAACTACCCTCAGGCAAAGAAAAAGTTAAGGATGATAGCGATAAATCCGAAAAATCGGAGAGTGACAAAGAAACCCCTGAAAAAGAGGAGATTACAATATCATTTACCAAAGATGTACTGCCTTATGTGATACCCTTAACTTGTATCTTAACGATTAAGAATGCAAATAAAGATTTCGTTAAGATGTTAAACGACATACAGGAAAATCCTGAACTATTGGATATGTTTGATGAAATGTGTTTGATCTGGTGGAATAAGAAAGATTTAATCAATATTATAAAAAATATAACTTCAAACTATTTTGATAAAAACTCTAATACATATAATATATCTATTCACTTTAAAATGTCGTTGCAAAGTTTAATCGACAACCCAAAAGAATTATTAGAATTAATTAATGATTGCTTGAAACCTAAAGAGATTGAAAAAAAGAAATTCGGTGAAGTTTTTACCCCGATGAGTTTCATTAACAATGATATGTTAGGCGATTTAGACACATACTACAAAGAAAAATATAAGAAAAATATATTTGAAGATGAAACTTTGAAATGGGGGGATACAACCACCGGAATGGGAAATTTTCCAATTGCGATTTATTACAAGTTAATGGATGGTTTGAAGAAGAAAATACCAAACGAGAAAGACCGCAAGCAACACATCTTAGAAAAGATGTTGTTTATGGCGGAATACAACAAGAAGAATTGTTTCATCGTTAAACAAATCTTTAATATGAATAATGAGTTTAAACTCAATTTGTATGAAGGTGATTCTTTACAATTAGATATTCAAAAAGAGTTTGGTATTTCAAAGTTTGATATTGTAATTGGAAATCCACCCTATAATGAAGAATTAACCACAAAAAAAGGTTCAGCACCTGCATTGTACAACCGGTTTGTAGAGTATTATATTGAAAAATGTGATTTACTATGTTTTGTAATGCCATCTAGATGGTTTTCAGGCGGTAAAGGTTTAGATTCATTTCGTAAAAAAATGTTAGAACGTACTGATATTGTTTATATCAAACACTTTGACGATGCAAGTAAAATATTTGGGAATTTAGTTGAAATAAAAGGAGGAGTCAATTACTTTCTCAAAGATACAAATCATACGGATGATTGTATTTTCAACGGTTCCATGACTAAATTAAATCATTATGATGTATTTGTGGATAGTAAATATTATACTCTGATTGATAAAATAGTAAAATTTAATAGTATTGATACATTATTTATCGGTCAATCGTATTCTGGTGTAAATTCAAATGATAAACGATTAAAAGATACTGCAACAGAAACAACATTCAAATGTTATGTATCTAAACAAAAAGGGTTTGAACAATACATTGAACAAAAGGACATAAATAAGGTAAGAGATTTCAATAAATGGAAAGTAATAACTACACGATCTGCATTTGGTGCAAATAGTTGTTTTGGAAATATGTTTATTGGAAAACCAAATGAAATTTGTAATCAAAGTTATATATTATTTGAAGTAGTAAATGAAGAAGAAGCAATCTCCTTATTATCTTACATGAAATGTCGATTACCTAATATTATGTTATCATTGCGTAAAGCATCTCAAGATATTTGTGAATCCACTTGTAAATGGATACCCTTGCCACCCTTAAATAAAGAATGGACAGATGAAGAAGTCTATAAACATTTCAAATTATCCGAAGACGACATCAAATTAATTAACGACACAAATATTGTTGGTTATAAAAATAGTGTTAAACAAACCGGCAGAAGTCTTGAAACACCTGAACCCAAACTGAAACGGGTTAGTAAAAAAATACAGGTACAAGAACCCGTTGTAGATGCGATAGTAGAACCGATTGAACCAAAGACTAAACCCAAACGTGTTTTGAAAATGGCAACTAAGGTTGAAAAAGTTGCCAACTCTAAAACGGGAATACCTAAACCGAACAAGTGGCATGCCCACGTCAATGAATACGTAAAAAAGCACGGTTGTTCTTATGCGACCGCAGTTAAGGAAGCAAAAGCAACGTACAAAAAGTAACCTCGATTTCTACGGTTGAATAGTAAGACAATTTGATTGGTTAAAATACTTAAAGACCTTTTTTACTATAAAGTATGCTTCTTTAGCTCAGTTGGTTAGAGCGAACGGCTGTTAACCGTTAGGTCGTAGGTTCGATCCCTACAAGAAGCGTTGTAAATAATCATATGATATATGATTATTCTTCTCGTATACTATGCCATACACGTTACGAAAATTACAAAATCAAAATAAATGGAAAGTATTCAATTCAAAAACAAAGCGAGTACACGCTCGTGCAACCAGTCATACCAAGGCACTTCGACAAATCAGACTATTAAATGCCATTGACCATGGTTTCAAACCATAAAAAAGTTTTTTCTGTCTAATCTCGTGTAATCATTCGTGGAATCACATTCATTGTGATCAATTCTTGAAACAACAATTTGCACGCATAGGGAATGCGTAACTTGTGAAATCCAGTACGATTCTCGCACAATCGACACAAATGAACGGGTGCAACATCGTTGTGGGAAACGATGGTTCCGCATTTTTTGCACGTGTAGACCACAAACGCGTCCGAATCATCGTACATACGACCCTTGGTGAATGCGGCCGCACCGTGTGAGACCATACAATCTCGTTCCATTTCACCAAAACGTAATCCTCCGTCTCTCGAGCGTCCTTCAGCAGGTTGACGAGTCAAGTTGACCATGGGACCTTTGGCGCGACTGTGTTGTTTGTCTACCACCATATGCTTCAACCGTTGATAGAAGACTGGACCAATAAAGGTACTAATCTCCATTTGTTCACCGGATAAGGCATTGTACAAGAGTTCATTGCCGTTGGATTCATACCCCACTTTCAATAATTCTTTTGAAATGGTCTCTATCGACAACTCTGTAAATGCCGTACCATCCCCGAACATTCCCAGCTCCAACAGCACTTTCCCCAACAACGTTTCTTTCAATTGTCCAATGGTCATGCGTGAAGGAATGGCGTGAGGATTGATAATGATGTCGGGTTTTAATCCTTCGGCGGTAAATGGCATATCCACCTCGGGAATGATGTTCCCCACGGTACCTTTTTGTCCATGCCGAGAGCTAAATTTATCTCCAATTTGAGGAATTCGGTCGGAACGAATACGACCTTTCCAAGTGGTGTACCCATCACCATTTACCCCCACATAATTCTTGTCCATATAACAGACTTCATCGGTGCGATGGTATTTACTCGAATCTTCAAACTTGATTTTGACAGTAGGATCATTGCGTGCCGATTTAATGGGGGTGACCTTCCCCATGACAATGTCCATATTTTCAATCAACGTATTCTTGGGCATCAGTCCATCTTCGCCAATTTTATCGTAGTTACTAAATTTCATCCCTTTGGTACGTTGTTCGTCGGGTTTGCACCGCACTTCATCTTCTCCGTGCGTTTTTTTATCCTCATCCTTTTTCGTCTCAAATGCAGTGGTTCGAAAGAGTCCCCTATCTAGAGATCCTTGATTGAACATCACACTGTCTTCTTGATTGTATCCCGTATGGGTCATAATCGCGACAATAATGGGTGTACCCGAAGGCAACTCGTGCAATTTCAGCATATGCATAATTCGAGTGTCTACGAGGGGTCTATGTGGATAATTTAAAATCCAGGCCGTTTTATCCATTCTCGTATCGTAATTGGTGACGTACACCCCTACCGCTTGTTTACCCATTGCACATTGGTACGTGTTACGAGGGGACTGGTTATGGTCTGGAAAGGGAATACACGAGGCAAGAACGCCGAATATCGTGCTTGGATTCAATTCGCAGTGTGTATATCGTGAATGTTCCATCGTGGTGGACAAGGAAATGAAAGATGCATTTTGTTCACACGGGTCAATGTATTCAATGACGGAGGATTCGCCTGCAATCAATTCATCCCACATCAAGGTTCCACGCTTCAATCGTTCGGTCATTTCTTGAGTGTACAACAATTGGCCTTCTTTGACTTTAAACACGGGTCGGACCAAACGTCCTGAATCGTTACAGATATGAATCTCGTTGTATGTGTAATCAAATACAACCGAAGTAAAGACGTTGATGATAGAAGCCGCCTTCTTTGCCTTCATCGATAGGAATAATGCTTGTGGATTATCCGAACATCCAACCCACGCTCCATTGACAAACACTTTGGTTTTCATATCCAATGATATCGGTATCAAGAAGGGTTCGACATGTTTGTAAAGAGAACTGCATTCCGACCGAACCGTAATGTGTGTCATATAACTCATATTTTTGACGACACCGACCGATTGGCCTTCAGGTGTCTCTGCTGGACACAGAAATCCCCACGTGGTCGCAGACAATTTACGAGGGGCAACCAATTTACCATTTTGTCCAGATGGATTGTTGATTCTGCGCAAATGACTTAGACTGGCTGCATACGTGAGACGATTCAATACTTGAGCAACACCCACCTTTGCAATGGTTTGTTTTGTACCGAAATCGCCGGTCGATAATGCCCGCTTCAATCCATTTTCAATCGTAGTAGACTTTATGATTTTGTAGACATTGGTGGTTGTAATGATTTGAGCATAATCCTCTTTCGATTTCCAGGACCCCGTATTGATTTCACGAATCACCTGTTTTTGCATATCCTTCACCAACTTGTTGAAATAATTGCGATATAAATCGTTCAGTAAACTACCTGTAAGACTGATCCGTTTGTTCAAATACGAATCGCGGTCATCAAAGGGACGACGTTTCAACGCGCAAAGTAATAATTTATTCGCCATATATCCCAACAAATGAACTTGTTGTTCTCGTGTTTTACATTGAGAGAATAAATCATCGCGTAGTACATCCACTACAAATTCTTGCTTACGCTGCGAAGGTTTGTCCGAGTGAATGGGTGTATACATTGCGTGTACTGCTATGTAGGTGAGGGCCTCGTCTTGCGTCAAACACGTGGAGGATTCCATGATGGAGCCGCGAATTAACTCGGCAAATTCCTTGTCCATGGCGTCCATCGTCATATAACGACAAATGTCCTTATCCGATAGAACGTTCATCGCTCGAAAGACAATGCCAATGGGTATATGTTTACGGATACGAGGAATGTTTACGTGAATGACATATTCCCCATTTTGTTTGGATAAATACAAGTTGACTTGTTTGGGTGAAATTCGTTTGGAATCAGGAGAACATTTCATCTCTGCCTGGAACAAATACTTGTGTGAAGTCGCTGGGAAACAGTAAATCTTGTTCTCCGCCGTCCTCTCTTGCCCAAGTACGGTTTTTTCCGAACCATTGATGATAAAATAACCGCCAGGATCATAACGGCATTCACCCGTCACTTCGTGACTTAGATGAGAATATTGAGTCAATACGCAAGAAGAGGATTTTAGCATAATCGGAAGCTTTCCGATGTGTATTTGTTTGAGGACATTGTTGAAACACTGTATTTCTTCCAAGTCAGGTCCACTTCGAACAATGTATTGAACGTTAATATCGACGGTGGTCGTGGCTGCATAAGTGAAGTTTCGAAGACGTGCTTCTTGGGGAAACATGACTTTGGTGGAACCATTATTTTCGTGTATTTGCGGACGACTGATTTGAAAATTGGTAAATCGGACCATAATCTCCAGACTGTATAGTTTCAACTCCTTGTTGTAATTTTGGTCAGAATGTATCACCACCGGATTGAACTGTTCAATCGTCTGTCGAATCTGATGCATCGTGAATTCATTGTAGGATTCGATTTGGTGTTGAACCAAACGCTGAAGATGGGAATCCTTGAAATAGGCATTGATCGCACACCATGGATCCATTTGTAATACATATGCATCCATACGTGGTTATCATCAATTTTATCTTTAAATCCTATGGAGAAATACGTAGAATTAAACCAATCTTAATTGTTCGGGTACAATATGAACAAATCGATTGTGGTGGATCCTCTATTACTTGGAGGGAAACGACCCAAAACACAAAAACAAAAGAAACCGTCTGGAAGTGAATTAAAAAAGGCATTGTTGGAATCGTTATCCTCTCCTGATTTATCGGAAATGATTGAACCTAAACCCCCTGAACCGGAAGTAAATACAGAAGTGTCGAAATCAACTTATGGATGTTTAAAAAATGGTTCTTTGCCTACCTTTCGACAATTAAAACGTTCTTCCAATACCATCAAACAATACGCTTCCTTTGGTAAAAATAAAGGTACGGTACGTGTGTTGATCAAAGACCGTGAAATGTATGCCAAAATCGAACGCGACAAGAAGAAAATAGACAAGCGTTCCATGTCCGACATTCGGGACTATTTACGTAAAAGAGGATTGTATAAAATTGGTTCCACCGCACCCGACGACATTCTTCGCGAGATTTATAAAAATGCAATACTTACAGGTGAAGTAGAGAATCATAATTCGTCTACGTTAATGCATAATTTCTTAAATGAACCATAAAATGATTTAAACTGACGCCATTCTTTCACGTTATGGGTGCATCGCAATCTGGGGAATCAATAACTGAATCTATATCTAACCCGGAACCAACTCCAACTATGGAACCAACTCCAACTATGGAACCAACGATGAGTGAAAAACCCTATGAACACCATGATCCGATGGATTGGTTTTGGCCTGTTATTTAAAATAGAGCATTGAACTATGTGGTATATTGTCATCCTACTCTTTCTTTTTTTTAGATTCATCATGGCAAAACTACAAAATCCATTATGTCCTTCGGGGGAGAAATCGTGGAATGAACGATTGAACAACTTAATTTAAAATACTTGAGAAAGTATGTCAGAGGTTGATTTATATGCACTCGAAGCAAAATTCAACGAGACCAAGGCCGAATATATCGAATTGATGGATACGATTCAAACCTCTTGTTTGGGGGACCAAACCTCTGCCCAATGTCAAAAGGCTGCTGAGTTGAACTCTTCCATGCAAAATTTACTTCTTCAAATGTCCAATCAAATGAAGAAAACCCCCACTTCTTTACCGAAACAACAAGAAATGTTGAATCTGTCCGGACAACTGGAACTCGACCGCGACCAGTTGGTGACCGAATTGGCGCAGAACGACGACTTGAGTATACTTGCGGATATGAATCACGGATATTGGCTTGTATGGGGCTTAAGTGCAGTGACCATCTTTTTTTTGATTATGAATACCAAATAAAATAATATACCCCACTACTAATGGAATATCTTGAAACCATCAACAAATACGTATCAGGGAAACAATACGCATCATCCAACGTGAGTTCCTCGGATGGTACTCTTGCCTATATGACATCGACGGGGATATCCAAACGTTATCCATCCCAGAATATCTATGATGCCACGGCGGGAAAAAACAACTGTAAATCTGATTTTATTCAATTAACCCCCAAATGGAATGAATTAGGATTTCCCGTAGGTTCATTGATGAAATCGGGACAATCTTGTGGAAATGAAAATACGTATGTTCAGGCAACACCCCCGGAGAACAATTTTGATTGGAATTATTACATCCAAAACAACTCGGATGTTCGTGATGCCGGTATCACAACCGAGTCGGCTGCACTCGACCATTGGAACACGATTGGAAAACGGGAAGGACGTTTACCGAATGCAACCATTCTTTCTTCGATGGCCACTCTTGGAAAAGTAGGGTACATTGATGTAGATACCACCATGCATTACGTTCCCCCCACATACAAGGGAACGTTTTCTTCCTATGCGGGTAAATCCAACGTCACGGGTACGCATATGGTGGACTGTTCGCGACCTATACCTGCAGTCAATTATGGGGAACAAGTGATTCTGGTCAATGGCAATCGCAGCGGATTTATGAATAACTCGTCTCAATTAGAATTTGGGAATTCTTCAACCAATTTGTTCTTACGACCTCCTGTAGGAAACGACAACCAAGGTAAACCAGTGAATTGCGGGGATGAAGTCTCCATCACTACATCCGCCTCTTCTTATACCACGGATTGTGGATGGTGGGGATGTAAAGTGGGAAAAGTGAACCCAGACACGAAACGTTTCGAGTTCGGACCAGGAGGCGAAGTCGCCTCAACGTTTCAATTGGTGAATTCAACGGGGTCAGGTGTACCTCTGAAATACGGCGACCCTTTTATGATCACGTGTCCACTTACGTTGAACAAATCGGACTTGATTCAGGACTCTGCATTACTTCCGGGAGAAAGCATCAAGAGTTTGAATGGAAAATATATGTTGATTTATCAAACCGATGGGAATGTATGTTTATACAATTCTGGTGGAGGGGGCATATGGTGTTCCACAGCATTACACACCCCAGGTAAATTAGTGATGCAATCCGATGGAAATTTGGTGGCATACGATAGTGGAGGTATTCCACAATGGGCCACCAATACCAATGGGCAAGGCATAGCTCCTTACACGCTTACCTTAAGAAATGACCGTATTGCTGCCGTCATCGATGCAAATCATACGGTTTTATGGAGTACACAAACACACGAAGATAACAAAGACTTATACTCAAACGCCTATACTGAACTACAAGGAAATGATAGCGCAGGATACGACATTCCAGGTGCAATGTATGCAAACGCATCTATTGAAGAGTGTAAAACAACCTGTAACAACAACACCGACTGTGCCGGATTTGCTTTTTCTCAAAATGTGTGTTATCCCAAAACGTCCTCGATGTATCCCATTGGTGCAAAACAACCCAATCCAGGTGTAGACCTCTATGTGAGAGGCATCACGTCCAACCAATCCGCCATGGGAGTTGTCTATGTACAAGGTTCAGAGGTGAGGATTGGAACATTCGAAGAAGCTTCCAAGTCATCTTATATTTTCTCATTCAAATCACAATCTCCAGTATCCGATACGTGTGACGTGGATAAACTAAAACAAATCTGTAATGAGTCGGATTGTAGTGGGTTCGTTCATTCCCCGTCGACCAATTCGTGGCAAATGATTACTCCTGCCTCTACCGCATCGGATTATACCATTACGAGCAATCGTCAAGACGTGTATCTAAAAGATTCCACAGTAGACTTGCAAGACAAGTCTTGTCGAAAAGGAGTGCCTCAGTTTATCGACCCCACCTTGTTCGCCCATTACAATCAAGGAGAAGAATATGTACAAGGTGGATTGGGTCAATGTGACCTAGCCATTCAACCCCCTCTGGAACCAGATGCGTATAAAAAAAAACAAAAGAAAATCATCCAGCAAGGGCAAAAATACGTGGAAAAATACAATGCCTTGTCGGTTGAAAATGTTCAGCAACAAAATGTACAAGTCACACAAGATATGAAGACCAAAACAGACGAATACACCCAGGTATTGGGACAAATCAAGACCTTGAAGCCCTCGATTACCTTGGAACAACAACAAACGGATATGACACTGTTTGATAAACAAAATCAATCCAGAGCGATTATATGGGGTATCGTTGCTACCGCCATCCTTGCAATGATTTTATTACGACCTAAATAAAATTGAGTCACTTTATCCATAGCCTATTCATCACTCATGAATATGCTCGGACCTCGTTCTACCCAGCACATTTGCTACTTTATGAATCGAGCGAGTGGTCTATGTGGATGGTTAACGCCTGAACAAGTCATTGAAACCATGGAGTGTGCATTAGATTACGACACGGTAACGGTAGAGAGTATATCGGATATGGAACAAGATGGAGAAGTATGGTATGGATTCCGATTATGTGTCACGACCGAAGAAGCTCCAGAAGAACACATTCTTTGGAACGGACAGGCGCGAACCCTTGCAAAACGTTACTTTCAACAAGAAGACCATAACTATTACTTTAACCATAAGGAAACACGAGATGTCGTACGGAACTATGTGAAATAAAAAATGTACTTTTTAATCGTCATGGATACGTTCTTCGTAATCTTGGAATTTATTGGGCCTCCATATGACCAGGAGAATAAATAATGTCATCATCGTGTCGGTAATCATGGTCAATAGAAATACGAACATGGTTTGTAGAAACAAATAACACCGGAATGGATCCATTTTTTCATTAAGAAAAAAAAGGGCCGAAGCCCAAGTTAATCATTAATCAAAATAACTTCCTCACAACCCCATTTAGACATGTTGGTTCAGCGGGTTGTTTCTTCTTTTTCGGCGCCTGTACGGGTTGTACGAGGGACGCGATGGGAGTAACAGGGGCTTGCATTGTGGTCTCGATGGATGGGGACATTTTGTTGTTGCATTACATTCCATTCCCCTTTCGTTTCAATTTTATACAAAAAGGTTTTGAATATCTTTAAGTATCCATTTCGTCTTCATCGTCAACTTCGTCCGCATCGTCTTGGTATTCAACTTCATCTTGGCATTCGTCTTCATCATCGTCAACTTCGTCCGCATCTCCATCGTCTTCATCATCGTTTTCATCGTCCTGATATTCAGATTGGTCATCCTCGTTATAGGATGGTTCATTCGCTTGGGGGCTTTCGCACAACCGGTTCATGATGATGAAAATACACGAAGTACTCATGATCGTCATCATCGTCATGATTGTCGTCATCACCAGTATTACTGAAATCATATCGGAAATCTCAGCCATTCGAATTATGCATATCCACTTTATGCCGGAATCCTTCAATTTTATTTGTTATTCTATATTGAAAGCATCTGAACCAGAATCTTCCAGGTAAACCAAACATATAGTTTCCATTTTAATGTTTATTCAGGATAAGATAGACATTGGGTATCACTATACAAATGACACCAATTAGTTTATACCTTGTTATTTTTTCTTGGTTGAACCACCACCCATAGACAAAGGACATGACAATTCCCACATACGACAACAATGCATACAAGAGAGGGCTCAATTTTCCCATCGAGTAAAATCGTAACCAGTACCCTGCCGTTCCAATGATTCCATTCAACAACAGGGATATGGACAACGTCTTTTCGAAATGTAGGTCCTTCCAATAATAGCCCGTCAAAAATACAGCTCCCCAAATATACGAAATAAAAATATGATGCCAATTGGACGCGCGAATTTCACGAACCACAAAATAAATCATGGCTTCGGTCAATCCGGCCAACAGTATCATACTTAGACCAAACCCACTACTTACCTGGAATGTCTCTGCGAGTAAAAAAACACCCATCATAGCAACCAACATTACGGGGTGGAATTCGCCTGAAAAGAGAGCAATCCATAAAGGATATAGATAAAACAAGGAATACGCGGTTCCACTCTCCAAGAGCAAGAATCCTTGATACGAGGTATAGATGTGTATCATCGTAATCAAAGAAAGCAAGAGACCCATTTTTGAAAAAACTTGTTTCCATAGAGAAGTGTACTTGATGAACAAGAGTGAAATAGCAACATAGGTGAAACATCGACTCCATAGTTGGATGGACAAGGGTAGACCGATATTTTTGACAAAGACGGGATATAAACTCGTCAAGGATTCTGCCACGATTTTACCGGCAATCTCCATACTATATAAGTTAAAAAAATGTGCATCAAATGTGTCCATTAAAAAAGGGTGTTTAAAACACCGTAAGATGTGGTCAATGACATTATTTAATTCTCTTCGCATTCAAGTAATCGTCGAAGTTTAAGAAACTTTTGTTTGAGTCAGGGGTCGGGTCACCAGGACCACGAACAGTGTGTTGCCGTTTTAAGACCGGTGATTCCGTCGGCATGAAAGGGGGGGTCAATGGTTCAATCTCATGATCAATCGCGGGTTCCGCCACCGAACGCATTAACGTCGAACGAGGGAACATTGCTGTTTATCTGTAATTTTTGCATATAGACTATACGGTTTCAATTTTATTCAACAATATATAAAGCAAGTTAAAACTTAAACAAGTAATATGAATATGTTGACGCTCGAACAGATTGTCTCGATCCATGAGAAGGACCAGATTCTTCCGTGGAATAAACTAAACAAGTCCTTGAAATTAAAAAGGATGATGGATTTTGCGGAAGAACTACGAATCAAGGATGAACTGGACGAGGAGCGAACGGAACAATTAAAAGTATTGTTGCGTACACGTTTGGACCGAAAGTGTCTACAACGCGTGAAGGATGTGGTCTACAATGCGGAAGAAGGCAAGATTGTGTCCATTCCATCCCTCATTCGGGTTCAGTCGAAATATACACTTCGGTCTGAATCCGCGTCACCCCTATCCTCTCTTGGACCTAAAAACAAGACCTTGCGTGCAAAATAAAATTGAAATTAAATATAATTTACAACGTACAAAAAGCTTATAATGTCCAGATTTCCTCCTCTGAATCCAAAACCGCCCGTCTATAAGAATGGGTCGGTGGATGAATATTTAGCGAGGAAAAGGTGTCGTGAGATAGACGACGAACGCGCAGCGTTTGCGATGGGTCTTCTCATAGAAGACTATCCAGACCTTGTTCCCGAAGATTTCAAAAACGTCATGCCTGAATTACTTGAGTTTGAACAATGCTATGCCGAGCTGGTATGTTCGCCATTGGTATTGAACGTCCCTAATCCCATTGTGCATTCAAAATATGGATTGGCCAAACTCAAGGTTCTGCAATCTCTTAATAAATAAGCGCAATTCTTTTTTACTTAAACCACTTAACAAGGTATTGAGTAATATAAGGAATGGAACAGGTCGAAACTGCGCTCATTCTCATGACCGAATACGTTCATGCGAATATCGAATTCCTTGCCGACGAAGATTTTACAACCGAAATGATGCGGAACGTCATTCCAGTAATGGAGGTCCAATTCGATTCCGTGATGGAAGAAGTGTACGTTCACGCATTGAGACTCTTCACGCAAGGTCGCACTACCTATACGCGTATCGTGGTAGAAGACGTGGGTGCAAAAATCGATGCATTACGCAAAAAGCACCAACCCGTTCAGCGTACACCCGAATGGTACGAGTACCGTCATAAACTCATCACGGCAAGTTCTGCGTATAAAGCTCTCGGTACAGAAGCTAAAATACGTGAATTGGTCAAAAGCAAACAGGGCCCAGTCGTCATTCATACCGGAACCAATATAGAAGGTCCAATGCATTGGGGAGTGAAATATGAACCCATATCCATCCAGTATTATACTCACGTCCATAAGACCCAAGTCGAAGAATTTGGATGTATTCCACACGACACCTATACTTTTTTAGGTGCATCGCCTGATGGAATTAATGTACTGGAATCTTCACCTTTGTACGGTCGAATGGTGGAAGTCAAAAATCCATTTACCCGTGAAATCACTGGAAATCCCAAAAAAGAATACTGGATCCAATGTCAAATGCAATTGGAAGTGTGTAATTTAGAAGAGTGCGACTTTCTAGAAACCAGTTTCAAAGAATATGAATCCGAAGAAGCATTTCACGCCGATGGTACGTTTCAGAAAACCGCATCCGGACAATACAAAGGCATTATTCTACAATTTTTTACCGATAAAGTGTTGTACGAATATGCCCCCTTCCAATGTACCCAAGATGAATATACGGAATGGGAGCGAACCCAATTGGACGATCGTTCATGGGTGCGTACAATTTACTGGAGACTCGAAGAAGTCTCGTGCGTTTTGATTCGTCGAAATCGTGAATGGTTTCAACGAATGGTTCCTCAATTCGAAACAGTGAGCAAACTTATTTAAACCTTTTCCAAGAGAAGAGACTAATGCTGTGCTTGAATATGATTGTGAAGAATGAATCAAAAATCATTCGTCGGATGTTGGAGACGGTCGTTCCTCTGATTGATTGTTATTGCATTTGTGATACGGGATCGACCGACGATACACGAGAACGGATTACCGCTTTTTTCAAAGAAAAGAATATTCCTGGAAAAATCATCGACGAACCTTTTGTGAATTTCTCTCACAATCGAAATGTGGCGCTTCGGGCGTGTGAGGGGATGTCCGACTACATTTTACTAATGGATGCAGATATGAAACTCGAAATCGGAACGTTTCAAAAAGATTCGTTGAAGAATGCGGCAGTATTTCAAGGTCATGAAGGATTTTATTATAAAAACACTCGCATCGTGAAAAACGACGGGAAGTCTTTGTATCGGGGCGTCACTCACGAATACTTGGATACGCCTAACGTTGAAACCTTGGACAAGACCCAATTGTTTATTCGAGATGTGGGAGATGGGGGGTGTAAAGCCGATAAATTTGAACGAGACGTTGCCTTGCTGAGTCAGGGGATTGTAGATGAACCCCACAATGCACGCTATCATTTTTATTTGGCCAATTCGTTGTATCACCTAGGTAAATTCACCGAAGCCATCGAATTGTATACCAAACGCATTGCCATGAATGGATGGCATCAAGAAATTTGGTATTCGCATTATCAGATAGGGCATTGTTACAAGAATCAGAATCGAATGGCCGATGCCATACACTCGTGGTTGAATGCGTTTGAAGTGATGCCCGAACGCATCGAAAATCTGTACGAAATAGTTCGTCATTATCGTATCCTTGGGAAACAGAAGTTGGCCAAAATGTTTTATGATTTGGCGATAACTCAAAGACAAGAGGATTTTCTATTCTTGCACAACGATGTCTATACCTATAAATTGGCGTACGAGTATACCATTTTGGCCGCGTATGTGAATATTCCACAAGCGAATGATGCCTTTGTTACCGTGTTGAACCATTCGGAAGAGTTGACCAAATCTTGTTTGTCCAATATGAAATTTTACCAGAACAGACTCAAGTTCGTGTCAGAAGTGGATAGGACATTTTCTATCAAGCATACGTTTGCGGGTAAAGAACGTACCTTTTACTCGTCTTCCGCCTCTATCCTTCCCTATGGAGACGGTTATCTGATGAATGTTCGATTGGTGAATTATTACATCAACGAACGGGGAGAATACTTGTATTGTGAGGATTATATCATTACGATGAATCAGCGAATGGAGTTGACCCGTGATTTTGAAATCAAAAGTAGCATCTTGATGGAGCCAGTGTTTGTCGACGAGCGTTATATCGGGATTGAAGACATGAAATTGTTTGACGATGGAACACAAATCGTCTATTTAGGGACTGGATTATCCAGTGGGAAACTGGGAATGATTACTGGAGTATACGGAGAAACGGCACAAGCATTGACGTGTGGGTTCAAACAAATGTATTGTGAGAAGAACTGGGTGTTTGTGATGTGCGATACACCCCACATTGTCTATCAATGGCATCCACTTCAATTGTGTAAGGTAGAAGATACGACGCTGGAGTTGGTGAGGACGATACCAACACCACGATTGTTTAAACATGTTCGTGGGTCCACTTGTGCTTCCCAATACAAGGAAGAACAATGGTTTGTGCTGCATATGGTCTCCTATGAAACCCCGAGACACTACTATCATTTGATTGCGGTATTTGATATGGGGATGAAGCTGATGCGGTATTCCGCTCCGTTTACCTTTGAAGGGTTATGCATCGAGTATTGTGTGGGATTGGTGGTGGAAGAACATCGAGTGTTGATCGCGCACAGTGGATGGGACCGAACGACCAAACTTCGAGTGTATGACCGGTCATACCTGGAAACATTGTTGAAATTCTAGGGTAACGGGCCTAAAAAGATCAATACTAACTGGGATAAAGATACAGATATAGAAAGTGCACTAAAAATAGTATTGAATATTACAATACTTGGTATATTAGTTCCATCGTTCACAAATATATTTGTAATTCCCTCGTTCTTAATAGTAGTAGTTGATGTGGTTTCGTTAAGAGCGACTACATCATAATGATTAGTATAAGACGGATTCATTCCCGTATAGGTAAAACTATATTGGTAAAACAATCCGGTTCCGGCTGTTTCGAATGTTAACTCGGTATGAAATTGTAGCATATAAACCCCTCGTGGAAGATACCTTAGGTCGGTGGTTAATGCTGCACCCGTTCCACCGGCAGCAATAGTTAAGGCTGGAAGATAAGTAGAATCTATGTTGTAAATCGAAGGTGATGTTCCAACTGGTCCTGTATAACCAGTCGCCCCTTGGTCTCCGGTCGGTCCTTGGACTCCTGTCGGTCCTTGCGTTCCTTGGTCTCCTGTCGGTCCTTGCGTTCCTTGGTCTCCTGTCGGTCCTTGCGTTCCTTGGTCTCCTTTCGGTCCTTGCGTTCCTTGGTCTCCTTTCGGTCCTTGCGTTCCTTGGTCTCCAGTTGCGCCAGTATTTGTACTGATTCCATTTTGCCCGGTCGGCCCCATCTCTCCTGTCGGTCCTTGGTCTCCAGCTGGTCCCATCTCTCCAGGTGGCCCCGTATCTCCTTGCGTTTCCACAACTTTGATGGGTTGACATCTTCCTTGTTGAATGATTTGGGATTGGCGTACGGCACGACTTTGGTTCGCGGTATTGGGAGCCAACACATTTTTCGGGAAAATGACGGGTTTTGGACAACTCATTATGATTTACTCCAATTTTTTTTTAATCCGTTTTGTCCAATACGTTTATTAAATCGGCCAGATTCTTTTTGAACAACGCCAAATCGTTAAACTGTCGAACTGCATCGGAACTGTCGTCTACTCCAATTTTACCCTGTGCAAGAAGATTCAACATACTGTTGTCCGCCCATGTTTCCAATTTTGTTATCATTTCTTCGTACGACGTTCGATACGTGGAAATGTTTAACGTATCTAACAATTCGTTGTTGGTACTCTCCAGTTTGACCGAGAGGTCTTTCGGGGTTTTACCAGAAGTGAATCCTTCTCGAGTCGAGTATCGCATCCACAACACGCACGTCAATAAAAAAGCAAGTATGCCTACATAGAATGCGTTCATTAGAATTGCTATAGATTAAAATTGAAACATCTTGTTTGAATTTTAATCTAAACAAAAAATGTCCGAAGCGTATCACGTACACGGAGCGTCATACAGTTGGGATGGGGTTGCCCCACTGGACGGTATGAGCTATCAATGGGGACATTACATCTATCAGGGAAGGAGTGGAGAAGGCTACTACATCTCCTTCCGAGAGAAAGCCCGGCGAGACCAAGAAAAGGAAGCACAAGTTACTTATGTAGCGGATGACGAGATGACACGATTTATCTCTACCTATGGTTAACCTTGTTTCCTGGAGGAGGCACCCCCTCGGACCCATCCATCCATGGCAACCCCTTCCACCAAATAAGCCGGATTTGTCACCGTCTCTTGAATCGATGGGATCAAGGGGTAATTGGTCATTGGAATGTAACTAATCTCCGATAGAGTGTTGACACTTTTTTTGTTGTTGGAAAAGGAATCGGTTTGTTGCAATTGAGATTCAGCGGTTGGGTCGAATGGACCTTTTCCTAGATAAGGGACAGTGGCAAAGGGGCGGTGGAACAGAGAAATGCGACTTTTGGGGTGGGTTTGCAACGACCCCAACAACAAATGAGAATTCTCGTCAATGTTGCACCCTCCAACCCCACACTGATTACCCATCCCTCCAGCGGCACAGAAATTCACATTCACCTGACTCGTCGCAAACTCAATCGTCTTTCGCATAGCACAATCCGTATCAAAAGGTTGAAGCATATATTGGTTTTGTGCACGGTCTTGTATATCCATTTGGGTCATACTGACTTCATCCACGCCAATACGTGATTGGTTAAAAAAGTTCATATATGTATCCTATATTTTATTCTAGGTTCGTTTCTACAAAAGGAGAGGATCGTCTTGCTTCAAAAGCTTCGTCTTACTTCCATCTTTTGCGGAAACCATATTCCCATAACAGAATTCTCCAAACCCTTCTTGATCATTGGGTACGGTCGTATTTGCCGTGGTATAAAAATTTCGCATCGAATAATCCAACGTCATTTCATTGTTCAATCCCTTGTAAATGGCCGGATCGGGTATACCCGATTTCACCTTTTCGTTAATGGCCTTTTCGGTTTCAGGTTCATACGATTTAAGAGCGGATTTTCGTTTCGGATTTCCGTTGAGTTCTGGAAGCAACACATTCATCAATGGATTCTGTTTTGTGGGAACCGTGTGATTGGCGAGGGTTTGAGCCGTAAAATTTTCTACTGGTTTCATCGATTTCTGGTATACGACCAAAAGGAGTATCGTGATGACACCAATCCATATAAATTTAAAGGTTTGCGTGAGGACTGCTCCTAAGATAGACAACACAATGACAAACCGTGTAATGGCATTTAATTTTTCATCCATGGTCATGGTTTCGGTAGGCCAAAATTGCATTTGGTCTTTCTGGAACAAGATCGTATAATTCTGTATCCAAAACGTCATGCTTATCCTTTTTATTATTTTTTATCCTTTTTTGCTTTTAATTTATTCTGCAAGCGTTCCTTCGTCTTGGCCTTGGACATGGTTTCCTTCATTTTAGACTGTGTAGCACCATTCATCTTACCAAACATGGATTCGAACTGTTTCATACCTGGCATACCCTTCATTTTCTCGAGTAGTTCCGATGCTTCTGAAATGAGTTCACTCTCTTTCAAATCACCCGCTTTGATTTTCTTGTCCAGTTTATCCCCTACCGTATGCATCAACGAAAACAATTTGGAGGGGTCTTTCATCATCGTTTGAAACTCTTCCACTTCCCCCACTTCGCCTAGTGTTTCTTGAGCAATCTCTTTGGCAAGACTACCCAATTTTCCATCCATCAATCCTTCAAATTGGTCGACCGGTTCTGGATCCGTTTTCATATCCTCCATCGTCTTCTGCATATCGAATCCTTGTAGCAAAGAAAACCCGTCGTGGTTGATATGACCCAGAATGGAAAACAGGAGAAGCTTCAGGTATTTCCATAGAATGGTTTTTGTTTTCTCTGTAATGTTTTCATTCCACAAGGGTTTGAAATCTACCCCCGGTAAAAAGACACAAGAGGATTCAAACAGACTCTCCTTTTCAGAAAGAATGTCAAGCATATGTTGAGGGAATACGGAGACGGTATGGTCAAACACTTGTTGATAGACGTCTTCACCTGAATCAATGGCAGAGATGATTGCATTTTCTTTCAATTCTGGAAAGGTGCCAACTAAATCGGTGACGAAATCCTTGAGGATTTTTAAAAAATTGGGCGGAATCATATGCATTTCTATACTGTTACTATTTAAATGATTTCAATAAACATAAAGTTTACTAAGCTTGCATAAATTTTGAATGTATTTGAGTGAGATGGCCTTATTTTCTTCACTCATACGCCTCACGGTTGCTCTTAATTCCTGAATGACACTATCCACCGACGGAGTATAATGTCCAGCGTCTTCGGTATAATCCTTGGCCAAGAAATACTCAATGTCACCTGCTTCAATCTGGTCGGCGTACTTATCCGTGACCATGGTTTTCCAAGTCGTGATAATCATTCGTGGGTTTGATTTTTTGATACCTTCTAAATAAAGTCTACCGCGTTCGAATCGATTGTCTACCGAATAGGTCTTGGAGATATCGTCTAAATACTCATCAATTTGGCTGATGAAGGTAGATAAAATCAAACTATTGTTCATCCGTAAAATACAAGACTAGTTTTAAATCGGTTTTCAAACACGTTTAATCGCAGGAGCCAACATACTGTCCCGTTCATTTTTGTATTCTTCAAACGTTTTTCCATTTTTACCTATTTTATCAGGTACGTAATCCTCTGTCGGTGTATGAATCGTAAAAGAATCTTCTAATGGCACAAAGTTATGCATTTGTCTCATTCCACCTCCTCCTTTGGTCGTTAATTCATCTGGACTCTGATCCCAAAAACTATAGGCGTCCGACATTCTGGACATTTGAGACAGCGAATAACATTCCGGTTCTCCATTTCCATTGGTTTCTGCCATGGTGATGCTCACTTCTTGGGGCATTAAGAATTCATAAATGGCTTGTTCAAACAACACTTGTTTGGTTTCAATCATAAACAAGGCAGGAACTTTGGTGACTTGAGGGGGTAAAATCACACGGTCATTCTCTAAAAGAATAATAATGTTTCCTTTAGAATCTCGGTCCCGTTTGTCAATACAAATAAAATGAAGTTCGTGTTTTAATTTGGTTTTGGCAATACGTTGAAGCAACTTCTTCGAAGGGTCGCAGAAATTGCTATAATAACAAATCGACATACGTTAATCCATGTATAATATTTAAACTTAAAATTGATTAAATAAATATAGCGTTGAAGTATTAAAATGGATTCCAAAACAGTCAAACGATTTCGTATTGCCGGTGTGGACAAAAGTGTCGTGAATGCACTTCGACGTACCCTGGTAGGTAATATTCCGATACTGGTCATGAAGCCGCAAGACTGCGTGATTACGGAAAATACCACACGCTTCACGAATGAAATTATTAAGGGTCGATTGGCCTCTATACCGATTCACCATTCAGAATTTGAAAAATTTACCATCTCGGTAGACCATACCAATCAAACTCAACAAACGATGTATCTCACCACCGAAATGTTTACCGTTGAAAAAGCTGGAAAAAAACACGAAACCTTGTTTCCACCTTACGTCAATAAGGGATTGGATGGCAAAAAACATTTCTGTTACATCGACTTTATCCGTCTCCGTCCAGGAGAGAAATTGACTTTGAAGTGTGAGACATCCATCGGTACGGTAAACGAATCGGGAATGTACAATTCAGTGGGAACGTGTGCGTATGGATGTACCCAAGATATAGACGCCTCGAACAAAGCTTACAAAGAATCCGGTGGGAGCAAGGAAGACTGGGATTTGTTGAATGCAAAAAGATACGTCGTGCCCGATTCATTCGATTTCATCCTAGAATCTCTGGGGGTATACACCAACGAAGAATTGCTGAAATATGCGTTGGTTGTATTGAATGCACAATTTGAACATTGCAAGACATTGACGACTGAAAGTGTAGAAGAATCGTTGACTACCATTCAGCATTGCTTTGATGTGAAACTTACGGGTGATTATCATCTAAAAGAACTGTTTGTTCATGTAGAGGGTGATTATACCACTGGGAAAATGTTAGAAGCTCAAATTTTCAAGCGTTTTCAAGATGCAACACGGCCCATCACATACGTGGCCTTCTTCAAAAAACATCCTCACGATAAGTTTGGAATCTTGCGCGTGGCATTTGAGGGTGCTACCCCGAAACTGATTGTAGAGTTGGTCCAAGAAGCATGTGGTGAGTGTATGGATGTATTACAATCCTTAAATCTTTAACTTCAATAAAGTCGCCAATCTAGCCGGAGGCAGTGCATCTACGTATTCAATGACTCGTTTTTTATGTAACCCTCTAGGTTTCAGTTCATTCATGTAAATCCCGTGTAAGTCGTACAGATAGGTCTTGGTAGTTAAATCACGATGGGCAATACGTTTATGAATGAAACACGCCTTGTAATCTTCTAGCAATCGAAGCACGCATTCAGAAATTTTTTGCTCAATCTGTATGGAACGTTCCCTATCTTTTGGGAAATAGGTAAAATGAAGTTCCGCTTCTTCTTTTTTCCGAATCCCAAGATACTTGTACTCAAATGGGGTATTTCCTTTGATTTGAGACATTGTATTGTAGGATTCGTTTCGAATCTTGGCACGAACTCCGCTGCATTTCAACATACAACCTTTGCAAACAATATTCTGAATGGTATGGTGGGCTTCTTCATAGGAGGAGAATGAAAACCGAGGAGGTGCCAAGAACGGTATTTCCTGTTCATAGACGGCATCTGCCAATATCTTGTAAACTGCAACTAGAAACAATTTGGGTTCTTCTACTTGGATGACAATGCTATTTTTAGGATGTTGCATCACAAAACTGTAACAACACGAAGGGTCTAGGTGATGGAAGGATAGTTGTTCTCGACGAAGACATTCCTCAAACAGTTCAGCAAATGTCGTTTCGGATTCAAACGTACACTTTGCATCCAGGACCGATTTGGTCGAAATCTTCCATTGGTCTTCCTCGTCGAAGAAGACATTGATCATCGTGCCATCGATGAAAGATTCTACTACCACTTGTTCAATGGGAAATTGGGTCTTGAATGTCTCCAAGAGAATCGATTTAGGTGGAGAAAAACAACACACCTTGTTGTTTTTATAAATCACAGACCGGAAAAAATGATATTCCGGGTTGTGTTTCTTTTCGGGTGGATATTTCACCAATTGATAGCCCGCACTGTTCACACGAATGCAATCGGACGGAGGTGAACTAGGATAATAATGCATTAAATACACCTACATTATTATCTTTATATTATATTAACATATGACTGAGATTAAACGACGCGATATCATCAAACTATACTACGAAAATGGCGAAACCTCATATGCTTTAGTCGATGAAATCAGTGATACAAACATCCAACTTCGCGAACCCCCTGATAAAACCATTGTTCTCGATATCAAGGATGGAGTAATGGAAGGCGTAATGTCCATTGAACTGGTCTATTCCTCGCCCGTCACAGGCATTGCTGTTGCAAGAAACTTTGTGGAGGGTCAGTCCATTGTGCTCGTCTACAAATCCAATCCCGAGGAAGAAAAAGTGGGTCTGGTTACTCGCCTTGAAGAAGATATGATTGACGTGAACATTGATGGTGAAATGGTCTATATCGACTTTGGTTATCTGGGTGTACCTGAAGAGTTTCAGTCCATTACGTTGCACGGAGGCTTCATTTTTGAAATGGAAGATGATTATTATATACCGGAAAGCCAGCATCGATACACATTGGAACGCCAATTGACAGACCTTATGGATAAATTACTTGCAGTACCCAAACAAACGTCCCGCACCATTCGGAATGCAAACCGAGTGGTTCAACGTTTCCGTGAATTGCGTCAGCTTTACTCGAATGACCAAATGGACCCTCAGCGTGCCTTGTTCAAGGTGGATCCCTTTCACGTCAAGTGGATTTTACCTGTATTGGATAGTCTGGGACGGGGGCATGTTCGTCGAGCTTTGTTTAAAACAGACGAGGATTCCATCGCCTCCTTTCAACAAATGTCGAAAATTCAACTTGGACAGAATAGTTCTACCAGTAGGTCCTTTCGTTCCATTTACACCAAACTCTTGAATGAAATGGCTCCTTTTATCAGTGATTTGAATGGAACCACCATACATTCCATGATTGAAGTATTGCTTCCAAATACAACGCTATTGAAATCGATTTCTCCCAAATTGCCATTTAAAGAAATCAAAGGGGGTTTTTTTCCACAAGTATTGGTGAAACCCTATGCGGACCCTTATGACCAGATACATACTACACCTGAGATTGCGGAGTTTGCTTCCTATTACGTACTTCCCGTGGACTATACACGAGCTTTTGTTCCTGGAAATACACTCTTGTCTCGAACCCATTATTCAAAATTGGACCTCTTTACGCATCGGGTTCCAACGGGAGAATCGATGGCCTTATCGGAATGTGTCCCTTCACACGAACAAATGGTAGATACTCGCTATCCTTTTTATTCAGTCCAAGGATGTGTACGACAATTATCACCCTACTTGGTTCATCAAAACAATATGACTTTCTTAGACTCTATCCTTTCCAAATTAAAAGAGTTCATTGAGTCCTATACCAAAATCGACTTACCCGAATACGTATCCAATCCACACCTTGAGTACGACCATCAATCTGCATCCGAATATCAAGTGTCGTTATTGCACACGGACAATGGGAGTTTATATGCCATCCTTCAATGCAAACAAATGAACTTGGATTATAGCAACCGATTAGATAAACACATTGAAAAAAGGTTAGAACATTCTCAAATTGCTCCACCCGTTGTGAAGGTGTATGACAACCTAAAACAACTTACATCGGATAATAACAAAGAAACTTTTTATGACCCAGCATTCGACAAAACCGATTACGCGGAATATCAAGGTATGGATTTAGAAAGTTTGATTGAACATTTGGTTCGCGTCGAATATATGCCGCCACCAGAGGCCTATCTCTATGCACCCCACTTTTTAAAGAACCAGCGACCGGTCTTGAACGGCGATTACGCGCAATTGACCACTCTAAACGGAAATGTCTATTACAAACGTATCAATCAAGAATGGAAATTAGACGCCACTTGTTCAGGACCATACCCTTGTACTTCAGACGAACCGGAATGTACCGTCGAGGAGACCTCTTGCGTGGATGTGTCGTTTCGGTTGAAACAAAATTTGATTCAATCCATTCTAGTGGATTACCAACTGGAGATGTATAAGAGTAAGGTCGTGTTTGATAAATTTATCCAGGATCGAGAAAAGATACTCACCTATCTCATTGACGCAAAAAAACACTTGTCCGAACAATCCGTATTGAAATACAACAAACGAATGCTTGCCATGGGGAAATCCATTGTCGTTATCCAACAATCGCCAAAAGCTCCCTTGTTAAACCTCATTTTGGAGAAACCTTTTGAAGAACGATATACAGAACTCATCTACTTTATTCGCGATTATACACGCGTCGCGCATTCTACCGAAGACGAACATTGGTTATACTGTGTTACTGGAATCAAATTATTGCCGCGAGTATTCCAATTACTCATCAAAGGGTTTGAAGAAGAACGATACAAGGAAGTATTGGTTCAACTCTTGACAGAAGGTTCTCTTGTCAAAGAGGATGGTGTCATTTTCACAAGACACGGTGGTTTCATGGTCGATCAGATTGATTTTGAACATACATTTGATGAGATGGTGCATTCAACTGAATTTGAAGACGATCCCATTTATAAGTTAAAACGCGAAGATAATCCACTCACCCCTTTCTTAGTGGAATTATTGAATACGACTAGTATAGCCATTGGTGTCAATGTAACGAAGTATTATAATTTTATGATTCATAAACTATTGTCTTCTCCCAATCGTTTGGTTCACTCGATTGCACTTGTATTGCGATTTGCAGAGATTGAATATTCGATTGCGTTACCGGAAGAAATCGCGAAACTGGTCAAAAAAAAATCGTCCTATCAAACCCTCTTCAACAAATTCAAACAACCCATGGAAGATTTATCCGCAGAAATCATTGAGAAAGAAATCAAAAGGGTTTCCACCTATTATGAAGTGAAACAACTGGTTCAACGAAAACCGGCAAGGGTTGGATTGCAGAAAACATCGTCTACCACGTGGGAGACCTTTTTACCTCCTTCTAACATACGCGTCACGAGTTCCCGAACAGAACATAATATGATAATGACGATTTTACAGATGATTCAAACTCAATCCCGTAAAAAGCCACTGCGCGAGGGTCAATATCGTGTAAATACCATACTTCCACCGATAGTTCCTATGGATGCAATTCCCTTGATGCGATATTTTGAGGCGCCCCTACTATACTCTACCACCTCTAAATTATTTATTCCTGCAAAACTACCGTTACCCTATGACAAAGAGATTGTACAAACCATCTTGCCTAAACTGGCTCGTGGAGATAAAGGGGTAATACAAGATGAGGAATCCTTTGACCAATTGATCCCGCCGCTTCGGGACGAATTAATACAATTTGGGTTCACACCCTCTTTGAAGACCCAGGATGTACCGGTGGTCTATTTACAGTCTTTTATTCAAAACATTGGACGACTCTACCCTTCTTTCTTATTGAATAAACCTGAATATTATGAACAGAATGCGTACCCCGCTCGATTCGACAAGATTCTGTTACCCAAACATCTTCAACAACTCGAAGAAATTAGCCATCATTCTATTTTTGGTAAATTAGAAAAATGTTCAACTCAACACCTTGGATTACAAGGTATACTCGAGGATACTACCATCGACGATATGATTGGACAATTCAGTTTGACGAGAACAAATGTCTCTCGTGAACAATGCATCTACTACATCTACTCAATTTTTCATAAATATATTACCCGATGCCCAATGGACCATCATAGAGTCTTGTTTAGTATTTTGGATATTTACTGTGACTTTTTTACCCTAGACGTGAAAAAGGTATTTGTCACCATGGAAGCTATTGATTCGTACATCTTAAAACAAAAAACCATTGAAGCCAATGACCGTCAATTACAAAGAGACCAAATGAATTCCGATGATAAATTTCTTTTCAACTTTAGACAATCGATGAATCTTTCAAAGGAAGCTCAATTAGCACGAAGTCGTGTCTATAACGCGGAACAGCACGAATTGGAATCTGCCTTATTTGGAAACGATTTTGGGGTTGCAGAAGACACTGACCTCGGTGGCGATGGAAACGAGGGCGATGAGAATGATTAAAATAAAATCGCATCACCTACTATATGAATCGATTAACGGTAGCGATTGCCCTGTTTGTTCTCTTGTTTATTTTGGTAAATGTTATGAAACCCGTACTCTTGTACAATCCAGACGGATCGTTACGTCCTTTTGGGATTGGTTATCGAAAACGTACGGTTGTACCTCTATGGCTGGTGGTGATTCTACTCGCAATATTAACCTTTTCAATATCCTTGTACGTTACTCCGTGACCGTGTACAGTGGCAATGGCGTGGGTTCTGTCGTGTCTGCCATGGCGACTTGGTGCGATAGTACATAATCATCCACTGTTTTCGTACACTCCCCATTCATCAACATGGTATACGATGTACTAATGACCACAGACGCAGTCAACAAATACCAAATCCACTCGGACACAAGATCTTTCAACCGAACGATTTTGAAAAAGGCTTGTTTGGATTCTTCGGTATACTCCATATCTGTACTGAATGATGCAAGAACGGTATCAAAATTACTTGTCGTAAATTGATTGAGGAGAAGGGAAGGATCGTTGTATACATAATGTAACTTTACTTCGGAACCAGGTTTTAATAAGGAGAGTAACGTTTGAGTTCCACCCGCCAATCGCGCCACCATATATCCTACGGTATTGGAGAAGGGATTTTTCCATTGTGGGAAATACTGAAGAGCCATCATCATGGGGCCGAACATCAATAGCCACGGAAGTAAAGTAGCCTGAAACACCGACCCGCTTGCACCACATTTGGTCTGCATAATGCCCACGTTGATAAAGTACATGAACATCATCACCAGGATTAAAAAGAAGATACCCAAATACTCGGGAATGGACGCAGAGTACTTTAGATAAAAATAAACGGCAGATATCCAAAAAAACGAACTAAACGATAAGCTCATCATACAGTTAAATGCCTATTTTTTTTGTAATGCCTGAACGTATGGACCATTTGATTGAACCAGGCATTCGTGATTATTTCAATGGGTCTTTCCAGCAATGTAAAGAATACAAAATGACGTATTATACTTGGATTGTCAATACGGTCTTATTTGTATTGTTTGTTCTTACCGTTACCCTGATCTTGTATTTTAAACGTAAGAAAAAGCTGACGCCTGAACAACTTCGTAAGCGAAATGAAGAGGACCGAATGTATATCATCAACAAAATTCGTTCTCTACAGATACGTTAAAGGGTACGTATTTCTAAATCATAGACTGGTGTTGGAACCGTCTCATTGTAGATTCTCGTGTACTCGATTTTATGCAATTCATTCAGGACGTGATTGAGTTGTGTGTGTATTTCAGGACTATCGCTTGTTTTGAGTTTCGAAATGAGTTCATCCCGATCTTTCTTGAGTTGGGGGTGATTGGGGTCCGATTTCTCCCATTGAATGTACAGATTATCATAGACCTCCTTTTGTCCCAAATAATGGTCCCGCAATTGTTCTAGATTACTGGAGGACTGATAATCAAACAGTCGGTCAAACTTGGCGCGGAGTATTGCCTCTATCGATTTCTCATAGTCTTGCTTGCTTTGTCGAGCGTATTCATCATAGGTGATATAGGTATCTTCGAGTATACGCATATTGCTTGTACATGAAGGAGTACACGTTGCGGTAAGAATTCGGTCGACTACCTTAAAGACCATTTTTGTTTTTTTACAGTTTGGACATTTACCCGTTTCCTCGTATTTTTGTTTGATTCCGTAATAATCCGAGTACGTAGGAATGGGAATCGTGACCATATCCTCTTTTTCAACGTTCATGAATTACAGACATATTTTAAGATGGACCAAGTGAACAAATCTGTGTATAAAGTATGGCATGGCAACCATTTCATGAACTTATGATTCCATTGTCAGGAGTTGTCAAAATGTCTCTTTTGCAAAGAGACGATAAAAAAATATTTCTTATCGGTGAAAATCATACCCATAAGTTTTGTCGCGACAAAGGATTCACGCCCCTTTGTTCTATCCTTGAAGAGTATCTTCGAACACGAACAAAGGACGAACCCGTAGATTTTATGCTAGAATGGGACAATGAACCACAATATCTACCTCATTTAGAGGAAACAAGGACGAGTTGTAGCAAACAGGTGAATCCTTCTACCAATCCTATCATTGGATTAGTTTGTGCGGTGGTAGACCAATACATACCACCCGTAAGGTCACCTGTACTCCAATCTGAAATACTTCCGCAGAAAACGGTTGTATTGCCCCACGCTCGCGTGCATTGGCTAGAACCTAGATTCACGCACGCCGAAGGAAGAGGAAATAGCTTACTCAATATGATGGGGTTATATACGGATATTTGGATGGAAATGAAGTATTATGATGTAAATTGGGTAACCACCGGATTATATACTACTCGAACCATTATTAATCATTTATTGGAGATTGGGCCAGAGGATATACCTTGGGTGCTACACGAACCGCGTGTCATCGATATGTTCCATAAAGATCCAAACGAATTAAATACCCTTGTGTTTGACACAATACCAGATAGAGAGTTGTTTTTACAATCAAGTGAATCTTCAAAAATAGCATTTTTCAAAAAAGTGTATGAAACGCTTGCTGACTCTAAATATTTCAAAAAATGTTACAGTGGTGGCCGATTCATTGAATGGAACATACTTCGAGATGCATTTATTGAATATTGGAGAGATACGATCGATTACAAAGACAATAATACCATTGAAAATTTTTATTTTTGCGTGCAACGTTTTTTGATGGACTTTTTTACGTGCTGTCGCATCTTGAAAGAAGAGGGTCGCTGGTACAAAAACATTGTCATTTACGCTGGGTTTGTCCATACTAGAAACATTGAACGTATGTTACTTTCATTAGACTTTAAACCTATTCCTTTACCACCCATTCACTATGACCCAGAATGTTCAGGCAAATCCAGACAACGTAAAAAACGTAAAACTCGGCGTACTATAAAAAGACAATAGAATTCATATCTTCCAATGTTCCGGTAGAGAGTTGCGGAATTTGGATATATCCACTCTTTTTCAACAAGGTTCGCATCGACTGAAGCAGTTCACGCCATGTTATATTTATGTTTAACGTGTTTAACAAAGACCACGTCATTGCACCTTGCGCCTGTTTGTTAATCATGGCGTCTGCACTGGTTTGTCTATCCATACAACCACTTATCATATACACTTTACCCGCCGTTTCCAGATTCTTCGGATTAACCTTATCGACCCCATCGTATTGATACTTGAGGTCTAATATCGTGCCGCTATGACAACAATCCATCAATACAAATAAGGTGACCCCTTTTTTCAAGTGATTGACCAATAAGGTTTTCAGTTCGTCATCCAAAATCCTTTTATCTAGACAAACCATGGCTTCATCGTATCCATCTACTTCGTCACGATTGGTATCTCGCACATAAGTACCGTGTCCGCTATACTGAAAGACTAACACGTCTCCCGCAACGGCATTGACAAGAAGTTGTGTCAAGGCATGGAGTATGGTGTCCCGGGTCGGTTTCAATACCGTATAGTCCGTAATGAGTTGACAAGTAAATCCTTTGGAACCTAAATAAGCATTTACATTGTTTACATCGTTGATGCATCCAGCCAATGCATTCGATGTGCCTAGATAATTAATTCCCACCAGAAGCGCTTTCTTCGTGGTTCGTGTGTTTAACGCTTTCAACCGTTCGTCATTTAAACGTGCCGCATTCAATCGTGCGGCATTTAAACGTGCCGTAATTAATCGTGCGGCATTTAAACGTGCATAATGCAACCGTAATTGGATTGCCTTGTCTTTGAAAGACACAACCCTTCCTTGTATTTGTCTTTTCTGGTACAAGCTCATAGTATATTTGTTTATTTAAAACTCGAAAAATTATCTGGTATAGTATGTCAGATCCATTGAAACCGTTTCGTGAACTTATGGTTCCATTGTCGGGAGTTGTCCAAACGTCTCTTTTACAAAGGGGTGATAAAAAAATATTTATTATCGGTGAAACACATACCCAGAAGTTTTGTCGCCACAAAGGATTCACACCCCTTTGTTCTATCCTTGAGGAGTATCTTCGAACACGAACAAAGGACGAACCCGTAGATTTTATGCTAGAAAAGAGCAGTGAACTCAGTCTGCTAGCTCAGGCGAGGCGGGCTGAAGCGAGGGTCCATGGATTCAATCCACTTTCGTTAGATGAAACAAGGGCGATTTGTAGCCAACGTCTGAACACGGATGGTGAATCGAACCTTGGATTAGTTCATAATATGGTAGACCAATACATACCGGTAAAGTCACGTGTACAAAAAATACCATCTACAAGGTCGCGTGTACTCCAATACATACAATCACGTGTACTCCAATACAAACCTAAAAGTAACCCGAAAACGGATGTACAATTGCCCAACGCTCGTGTGCATTGGCTAGATCCTGTACCCACTCTAGTATCCACTCTACCCAGAACAAAAGGAGATAGGTTACTCTTTTATATGAGGGCATATATAGATGTTTACTTCGATAGTGGTGGTCGTGAATCAAGCACGTTATATAGTATACGAAACATTATTAATGATTTTTTGGAGATTGTTCCAGAGGATGGTATACCTTGGGCGCGTCCGCGTGTCATCGATATGTGGCTAAACAACCCTTTCGACTTGCATACTGATGTGGGTGACCCAACAGACAGAGAGTTGTTTTTACAATCGAGTGAATCTTCAAAAATAGCGTTTTTCGAAAAAGTGTATCATAAGCTTCGTGATTCCAAACATTTCAAAAAATGTTATAGTGGTAATCGAACCATGGAATGGAAAATACTTCGAGAGGCATTTATAGAAAGGTGGAGAGATTACTCCAAAATAGATCATACCATTGAATTTTTTTATGGTATAGTACAACGTTTTTTGATGGACTTTTTTACGTGCTGTCGCATCTTAAAAGAAGAGGGGCGTTGGTACAAAAACATTGTTATTTACGCTGGCTCGTTTCATACTGAAAACATTGAACGAATGTTACTTTTATTGGACTTTAAACCTATTCTTTTACCACCCATTCAATATGACCCAGAATGTTCCGGTACGAGAAAACAACGTAAAAAACGCAAAACTCGGCGTTTGGTCAAATGAACGATAAATAGGTTTTCAAGTCTAGGTTAAACTGTCTAGAGAGTCGCATTAAACGGTCCGGCTGAAAAATATAACTCATTAGTTCTTCTCGAAAGTCTTGTTTGGTTTCTCTCTGAGTATAATCCAATTTGAACAACAGATGATTCGCCTTTGGATTTGCAGACAATTGATTCCAGTTTATTTTATTGGGATGTTTCTCCAGTAAATGTAGTGCGCCTGGATTGCAGGAGAGTTGTTCCCATAAGATATGTTCGGGGTATTTCTCTAATAAAGGGAGTGCGTTGGGATGACTGGATAACCAATCCCAACATTTGGGACATAAGTACTCGATGTGTTTTTCGAGAAAGGGAATAAACTCTGGGTATGCATACGTACATACCGTGTCCCATTGGACCTCGCGTATATTTTTTTCCAACAAAGGTACAATACCTGGATTGGAAGAGGCAAAGGACCATTTGATACGATGGGGGTATTTTTCTAAGAGAGGCAAGGCGTTTGGATTTGCAGATAACCAAATCCATTCGAGCTCATCCAAATCTCCCGTGAGAGCGACTCGTGATTCTAAAAGAGGTATTGCGTTTGGATTTTTACATAAGATACCCCAATGAATAT